AAGGTCTTGAATACCTTCGTGAGCACCGTACGGTACATGGAAGTGTACTGTAATATGATCATCAATTACCCTACCGAAGCCGTTAGAATAACGCGCCGGCTTCAACGTTACTGAATAATCAGCATACGGAGCCAACAGGTCTAAGCGGGTTTCTTCGTTGGTAAACATCCGTTCCATAAGTTCTTGGTGAGTCTTACGGAAGTCGAAGAACATACGTTGTTCGCGTTCTTTATCCAGCAATTCAGCGCCAAGGTGAGTACGCGGAGCCCAGTGCTGTTTATATTCTGTATGGATCGGGTTGAAGTACGTGCTGACAGCCTCGCGCTGTTCATCCGGATAACCACCATTTACAGCAATACGAACAGATCCTTCTTGGAATGTCAGACGGTCAATCAAACAGTCAGACGGAGAAATCATGTAGTCAATACCACGGAACAAGATACCGCATTTGCAGTTCTTAGGAAGCGGATCGGCGATAATGGACTGATCTCCTGCTACGGCACCCAAACGTTTCCAGTTACGTCCACGATAAGATTCGGGAGCTTTAGATACGAAGAAGTCTTTGAAAATTTTATCGCATTCGTCGCAAACCATGTTAGTAACGACCGTTGTTTTGAATTTGTGTTGACATCCACCAGGTGTACCGTAATCTTCGATTGTCAGATACGGGAATGCTGCCTGTAATTCTTCTTTAGCACTGTTACCACATTCATCATCCGGCAACGTGATTTCATAAGCTTCTTTCGAAATCTTACAAGAACCACATGCTTCCCAGCTAACGGTAGTAACAGTAGGATTGCTACACATATCTGCTGTTTTAGCAACGAACGTTACTGTGGCAGTCGGATTGGTTTCTACAAATGCATCGATATCAGCCTTCGTCAGTTTCTTGCTTACGGCCACAGTGTACATACCTACGCCGCCATCTTGGGCTGCTGTTTTCTCGGCAGTGCTACTAACGGCATTTTTAATGCTTTCTACTACAGTAGACTGATCAACGCCATCATCCTCTAACGTTACGGCATAAATCAAACCGCCGTCTACCTTAGTATATCCTTCAGGACACTCTTCGCAGCCTTTCATTATAGAAGACAGCTTTTGAGTATAATCAGCAGGCTTACCACCTTCTTTCATCACCTGATATTTGGAAGTAGAAAGATGACGTCCAACTCTCTTAATATCCAAACCAGGATAAGCAGCCTTAAGCTGAGCCAGGGCATAAGCATCACCGGTATCACACATTTCCATACAATAGAAATTCATGTCGGTTTCCACCGGAGTTTTTTCCAACTCGTCACAAGAATGGATAGGATGGATTTCTACAAAATCACCTACCTTTCCACCACCTGCAATCGGCTGATTCTTGATACGTTCGATTGTTTTCAAGATAGCAGCCAAAATATCAACATCTTCGCAAGGATCACATTCTGAACACATATCCTCACGACCAGGACAGTTTTCGAAAATGATGTAATCATCGATATTCACCTCACCCATCGGATAACCACGAAGCTCGAACAAACGTCCTGTCAGCTTAATATGAATAGGGATACGATCGCCTTTTCTTGCTGTAATAGCGGTATTGTCGTCAATTCCGTTGTAACCGAAAATAACTTCATCTACTTTAATTTCTTTGCTCTTCGGAGCAGAAGCATACACTTCTATAATTTCATCAATAGCAAACGTAGGTGTAGAGAATGATTTATCATCAGATACACGGTCGTTCACCATCTCATTACGTCCGATTCTGATCTGGAAACGTTGTTCGTCCTTACGATATCCTTTCAAGTCTTTCAACGCTTTCAAACCATCTTTAGTCTGCTCACCATCCAAATCATAGATAGCGATCTGACCTTCTTGAAGCAACAAAGAATCTACGTCCGCCAACTTAGCGTGCGGAGGACAGATAATGTGTCTGTCATACGGTTTATGGATAGCCATAGCCTTATAATATTTTAAAAATTAATATTCTGTTATCTGTCTCAAAAATAGCGATAGTCATATAAGCAACAAAAAGCATTAGGAATTAATTAATTCTTAATGCTTTTTGATAGTCTTTAATTTAGGACACGTCTTTATTCTGCTATAAAGGAGATTGGACGTTGTTTGAGTCTATTTGATAACGTCCATATTCGCTTTCATTCAAAGCAAATTGCTTTTCAATCATGTTAAGGATAATACCAATTAATTTATCATCTAATTCAGGATCTATATCGGTTGAATTAGAACCATCGGATTTAACATATCCTTCGATGTCAACTTCCTTAGGATAGCGGTAATACGTAAGGTAAACGGTGTCTACTTCAAAACCAGACTTGTACACCCTTACCGAATCTTCGCCTATAGTGTAGAACGTTTCCCTAAAATCAAAATCAGGTTTGTTAAAAAAGTCGGCAAGAAGCTCATGCGGGTTTTCGTTCTTAGCCTCCCACATGGTAAAATCAGTGACCGTGCATTCACCTTTGGTAAATACGCCTGATATGTTTGAAAAAGAAAAGAAATCAGAAGGCAATGAAAACAAAGTGCTTTCCGGATTATCTTTATCTCCTTTCTCGTCAAGTTCTTTTGAATACACAACTAACTTTTGGATATAACGTATATCCTCTTCGTTTTTCTTATCAAGGATATAACGAACAAGGCGGTTTTGTTCGTCATTAAAAAGCTGAACAAAACGTGCCTTGTCAAGTTTTATACCACCGTTGGTCATGTTTTCTTCAGCCTTCTGTAAGGCCCGAAGATAACAATCAACAATCTTCATAAATTATTCTTTTTTATCAGCGTATTGATCAATATCAAAACCTTTTTCGTCTTCCTTTTTCTTCTTGTCAGACTTAGCTCCTTCTATTTTTTTATGCTTGTTCTTTAAAGCATTATACGCTTCCAGAACACGTGACTTGGTTTCTAACATCGACTTATTGGAAGCAAGAGCCATAGACGCAGAGATAGCGTCGGCGCCCAGGAGCTCGCCATTCAGATACAGTCCGTCGGTGTTGACGGTGACAGCCAGTCCCTCGATCATTTCCCTAATCATACGATGGAATTTGATCACCTGCATTCCCTCAGAAGATTCATCATCAGACAAGAACCTTGAGCTTGCTTCTTTATACATGTCAACGTTCGTATTCTTAGCATCAATCCAATTAGTGAATATGTATTGAACCATGCTCTGATCAAGCTCTACGCTATATATGATGTCAAGATACAAAAGCAGATCGTAGATGCTTTTCCTTTCAGCCTCGGATCCTTTCAGTTTGTTCATGAACTCGTATAAAATATCAGCCTTGTCAATCTGACGTTGTTTCCTGATATCTACGGCCGTAGTCTTGTCTTCTACACAATAATAAGATTCAACGTACATCGGATTACCGTCTTCCTCTTTAGGAGTAAGAGACTTGGATAAAATAGCTATATACAGCTCAAATAAATCACGAACGTCATTAGTGTAGAACAAACGACCATCATATAAGTCAATTCTGTAAGAATCCCAGAAATCGAAGTTCTTTTGGTCCAGGTCCTCATTGACAGTTTCTTCAAACGGATACCGAATATTCTTAATACGCATATCCATTTCATTCTTCTTGTCTTCAAGTGAGTAACCTTTATAACATGCTGAATTGATGAAGAAACCGGTATCATACACCCTAAGATCCTTATCCCATCCACAACAAGATACTGTCTTGTTCCCAGGGAAAGGAGTCTTGGAAATACCTCTTTCCTGATATCCGGAAGGAGCTTCTTCATCCATCTTACCTGTTATAACATAAATAGAGTCGGAATATATCTTCATTCCTCCTACGGTAGCCAGCAGTTTCTTAGACTCATGGCTTTCTTCAAAAATCTTTTTTCCCATTTTTTTATATACCCTACGTCTTTTCATATATGAAAAGACTATGTTAGAAACAAAATTTGCGGCCGGTTTTAAAGCCGACCGCAAGTTAATATTAAAAGTTATGATTACAAAGAGCTTGGTAACAATTCAATTGTTACGAACCGGCTGGTATCTTTTACCCAACAAGCCGATACAGAATGGCACCAGAATTGTTCTGACATACGAGGATGGCTGGATACAATTTCTTGAGCCGATACTCTGGATGACCATCTACCTTGTTCGTAACCCCACCACATAGAACCGATATCAGGCTTAACGTAGAATACGTTGCTGTTGATATTACCAATACGAGCTTCGGCTGAAGCAGGGATGCCGGCGAATGCATTGGAATATTCAGGAGCGGTCAAGTCTTCCATAATACATGAATATGATGTGATAGGAGTCATACCGTCTACCAACTGGCTTCTATCTACCATATCAACGTAATCCAAAGAAGGTTCGTGTTCTACAATAACCTTACCAATACCCGGAATAGTAACACCCTTGATCTTTACAGTTCCTAATTCAAGAGCATCGTTTGATCCTGTTACCGGATTATTGATAATACGTTCTGTACCCATAAGCGGAGCCAAGGCACCCAATTGAGAGAAGAACTCATCACGGAAGATTTCAACGATGTTCTTGTAAGCCATAGCACCTACCTTGAATTTCATTACACGATTTTCAATCGGCATATCGCTACGACCACGGAAAATATAGTCAGCAGCAGCCAGGAAGTGTTCGCGCTTGATACCGCCCGGACGTGCATATGAGATAACGAAACCACGGCGAAGTTGATGGTACAAACCTTCGTTTTTCATCAAAACACCATTATGACCCTTGACTCTACCTCCACGCATGAACATAAGTTCGTATGCTTCCATCTTAGCCAACTCAGCCAAACAAAACAAAGATACTGTATTGGCTACACGAGCTGTACGCATATCAATGCTTCCATCACCAAGACGAGAACCGATGATAGCATAACTTGCATCACCTCCTCTGATTTCAGAAAGCTGACGAACTTTCTGGTAAGCCTTGTCGATGAAATTCTGTGTACGTTCGTCTGCATAAGCCAAAGACTTAATACCAGCGTACATAGTCGTTTCACCTTCAACACCACGGTGTCCACCAAGCGTAAATTCACAAGTCATAGAACCAGCCTTAGAAGCACCTCCTACACCAGAGAACTGAGTAGAGAACTCACCAAGAACGTTTGTTACCTTCCAGTATTTAATACCGGCACGAAGCATGTCTTTCGGGAAGTATTTAGCACGAGAACGACCCCACAGCTTACACCAATATCTCCAGTTTTCACCTTCTTGTTTCGGAGGGCGCTCTGTAGAGATAAGAGCCTGGCAACCGTTAATCACATCGTAAGTAATAACATCTCCTTGTTTGAATTGTGCATTCAACACAATTTCGAAGAAGCTTTCATCAATACCAGGTTTTGCATATTTCAAAGACGTGTCTTCTACTGTAACCACCTCATACGTTTCTGATACCGGAAGATCATAACGGAATGAACCATTGATACCATTTACGGTAATAGTAGCATCCTGTTTGATCATACCCATATACATAGGCAGAGGATAGTTTGTAATATTAGAAAACAACTCAAGCATACCCAGATGGTTCTTATCCGGATCTTCGTAGTACCAATCTTCTAAAGAGCTAAGATCGTGTTCTACGATACTTTGCTTAACGACTTTAGCGTCGGTATATCCAATCACCGTGTCACCATTCATGGTGGCCGGGAAATTTTTTGTTAAAAGTACATTAGCCATGAACGAAAAAATGTTTTAATTTTTAATCTATACTGATTTCATCGAACTTCACACCTTGAACTTGATCACCTTTATCATCTACCGGAGCTACCCTCTTGTCTTTATTTGTGTGGCTGATGAGCTTATAAATTTTCTTCTTCTCATCAACTACAGCTTGATTCGACTTCTGTTTTATAAACTCTCCTGGGTTCATAAGAAACATAATCAAATCTGGCGCTTCTTCTGGATTCATCATCATCTCCCTTACCCTATTAAATGCTTTGGTAATTCCGGGATTCGATTCAGAAGGTTTTAGAGCAAAATCAAGAGCTTTAGATACCATAGTGTCATTTAGCTGATACTTTGCCTGGATAGAAGACTTAAGGTCTTTCTTATACCTTCTAAAATCTTCTGCATCCTTCGCCTTCTTGTCGGCAGCCTCTTTAGTACGTTGCTGGATAATATCATCCATTCTCTTATCAAGCTCAGCCTTATACTTTATAGCCTTTGCTTCAACATACTCTTCTCCTTTATTGATAATGCCTTTGAAAAACTCATCAGCTTCATCTTTGGGCAACCCAAGAAGATCAACATAATGGCGAACGATCTTTATCTGATCTGCTTTGTTTTCAATGTCAAGCTTTTCTATCGGAGCGACATTCGTATCATATTGCTTAAGAATATCAACGATATTAGCTCCGGCCTTATCAGCCTGAATAAGCTTCTTAGTAATATCAGAAACAGAAGTAACATCTATCTTATCCTTAACAATATCCTCTTTCTGGCTTTCAAGGACTGTAGATAGTATGTCGCACAACGAATCTTCTTTACTAAAATCAAGATCATTAATAGTAATCTCTTCGCCGTTTTCACCGCTAAATACCACATCTTTCAAATCGGGAATGATCCCTCTTGAAGAAAGGGCATCCAATACTTTTCTGTAATTGACAACCGGGGTCTCTACCGGATCCTGTTTAACGTCAACCACATTCTCTTCTCCTTTTTTATCCTCTTTAGGATCAGGAGTAGGATCGACAACCGGCTCTTCTTTAATTTGAGAACCTTCTTCTACAGGCTTCTCATCTTTTTTAGCCGGTTCATTACCATTAATAGGCAGAATATCTTCTTCCCTATTATAAACATCATCAATCGGACCGATACTAAAAATATCGTCCAATTCTACTATTCCATTTTTTTCTAATTTTCCCATACTGCAAAAATATTTAAATACCTATATTTCAGACAAAAAACTTATAAGTGTTTAATCTTCACTAAAAATTAAACATCCCCAAATTTTATTAGAGATTTTCTAATGAAATTTGGGGATGTTTAATCCTTAATTCTTATTGATTCCGGCTACATACCTTTTGGTGGCATCTTCCCTCGCTCGTTGAGCAAGCTCTTTAGATTTTAATTTTAACTCTTCCATTTTCATTCTCATTTCATCATCATGAAGTTTGGAATCGTTTTCAATTTTCTTATCCTCTATCCTTTCCTTGCTTTCTATATCAGCTTGCCTTACGGTCTGATCTGAAACAGAGGCCAGGAAGTTGAGGGAAGTGGCGTCGCTCTTGGCGTCTGCCGCCCTGCCTGCCGCCTGGATCTTCTCTTGAAGTATCCTGTATTGACCTTTCTTGTCTTCCAAAGCAAGTTCATGCTGACGTTGCTTATCCTTCTCAGTAGCTTCAGCTTGTATCTGTTGCTGGTTAAGCTGCATCTGATTCTGTTGTTGCTGCTGCATCTGACGCTCGTTGTATGCGCGAGTATTCCTTGCATTCTGTATAAGTTCCACCATAGAATCTGATGTGAAGATAGATGCAAGATCGTAAATATCGCCTCCGGCTGTATTTAACTGCAACATAAAGGTCTTGAACTTTTCAAGTTCATCCCTCTTCTTTGAGTTGGATAAAGCCTGAACACCAAGATGCCTTAGGCTAAGACCGTCGGTTCCTATAGATAAAAACGCTCTGGTAAGATCACTTTTTGTGTACATTACAGAAATATCCTTTCCTTCTTCCTGACATTGTTGAGCAACAGCCAGATGAAGATCGAGAGCGCGTTTCTTGAAGTAACCGAAGTTATCAAAGTATATCTGTGTTTGTAACATAGATGCCGTAACGCCCTGCTGGACCCCGGTGGCGGTCTCATACCTGTTGGGACCGTTAATTACTTGAGGCGTGATACCAACCATTTCAAAGCACTTCATCCTCGACCATTCAGCAAGCTCCATTCTTGTTTTAAGCTGCTCTGTCTGGGACAAATCATAGACAGCAAACTGGTTGAAAGGAACACCACCTTTCGTGTTTTGAGATGAGGTATCTAATGTAAGAGCACCTACAGACTTAGCTACATCAAGAAGGTTTGCCCATATATCAGCCACATCTTCACCCAAATCCTTATATTCACTTGGAACCAAATTAATATCCCCTAAGAAGAATTTACCGATCTCCTTTTCAAGAATATTGTTGATCTGGTTTATGGAGAAATTATAGAATATTTGATATGGCTGAATCCTGTTAGCCATAGAAGTACCGATATATCCGGCAACAGGTAGAACAAAGTCATAGATATTGCTATCTCCTTTTATCTGGTGATCGATAGGTTCTCCGTCCAGATACAGGTTGTCCTGAGCGAGAGCCCCGCCACTGATTTTAACCCCGTACCTTACCTGTGGAACGTAATCTACGAAATAGGTATTAATCTCCGGGTTCTCCATTCCCTTACTCATGGTCCTGGTAATTTTCTTAATACCATTTTCCTGTAAAAAGTCTTGAAGAAGCTCGTCGGTTACCATTTCAGTAGTTACTAATCCGGTTTCAGTTTGGTAGGTAATTACATATACCTGAGCCGGGGATACCCAATATGATTCAGTTACCTGATACAAATCACTACGAACATGCTCGTCGCTCAAACTCTGGGCACGGTTATAATAATTACCATGCTCTAAATTTGGCATGAATCTGGTTCTGTGATATTCGTTACCATTACTATCGTATCCGGTATATGTGCCGGCTGGAATACCGTAATAATCCTCATAAGCTTTTATAGAAGCATAATCATTATATCCTTTCCAAGGTATTACCTTATTCTGATATAACATCCCTACACTCGCCGATTTGGATAAACTTACATAGCTTCCATTATCACCATTATGATAAGTGCCATTGAAATTATCAGCACCTCCTATAAGCTTTTGCTTGTCTTTTGCCGTAAGAAGATGCCCCCACCTTACTATAATATCATTGGCAGTATAATAATGAACACGACCAATATAATCCCCATATTGAGGATACTTGCTATCTAATGTCTTAGAATAAAACGTATTCAACGGAGACCATCTTTCCGGCTTATAATAGTCGTATCCTACATGATAATTTCTAAAGCAACGACCGGTAAGAAGATAGTCGATGAAATTCTCAGTGTCTATCTCATCCATGTAAAAACGCCCCCTGTCCGCCTCAAGCGTATGAGAACCCCATATAACCTCGGCAGTCTTCCATTTTGTATTCATGAAGTTCTCTATCTCAGGAGGGGTCATAGATGCTTTCACCTCTTGTATCTGCTGAGCATAAGCCTGCTTTTCTTCTTCGCTGGCAAAATTATTATAATCCGGATCCAATCCCCTATTTAATAACTCTTGCCTAACCCTTCTGTCCAATTCCTCTCTAATGTAATTATAAAGAAGATTTTCCTTCGTGGCAGAATACTGATTCACTTCAGATTCATCCAATCCAACTACATTATATTTGTCAGAAAGGTTGCCCAACCATCCTACAAAAGCGTTTACGATCGTACCTATTATATCATAATGACGTAAGAATGATGGAATGTTTACGTTGTCCCTTATAGACTGAACATCCTTAAGATAAGGAATTACATCTTTCAGCTCCATAAATGACAGCTTCCCTTCCATCATCCTGTAAAAATCTTTGAACTTTTGGTTCTCATCAAGCTGCTTCAAACCAATCAATTCAAGAGAATCCATAGTGGCTTTAAACCACTCCTTGGTTTTTCTCTTGGTAGGTATAGCCTGCACCGGCAACCCTGAAAATACTCCTCTGGCCGGAAAAGCCTGATCTCTGTTAAAATACTCCATGAGCTATATGTTTTTTCACAAAGATAGGTAAATTGTTCTACCTATCTCATTTTGTAAGGGTTATGTCTTCTTACCGTAAATCCTTTGACCTGTTCTATCTTCTTGCGCTCTCTCTTCTTTTGATTCTCCTTCTGAGTCGTACTTTCAGGCATGTAACCCATATCATCATAATACTTAGCCAGAAGAAGAGCATGGCCGAAGGCTATGATACGGTCGGTGTTGGCCCCAGGGCCGAAGGCTATGATCTCATCAAGAAGTTCTATATCAGGGATACGGTAAATACCTTTCTGTGTTATTTCATTACCATCATCATCATACCCAACAACAACATCCTCCCAGCAATATTGAATAACGGTATTGAAAAGCATGCGCTGATTGGGAACCGTAGGAGCCAAACCGAGCTTGTTGTTCTGACGGGCGCCGGCACGGATAATCTTACCGGCAAGACGTTCGCCATCTTCCAGCAACATAAGCTGCTTATTTCGTCTCGTAAGATAAAATTCATACATTCGGTCGGCATTCTCCATAAGACACTTGGCCCCATACGCTTCTTGAAGTATTTCACAATTCCTACAAAAATCATCAGAAGATGGAGGACGTGATGCGTATGATGCTACTATACAATAAGCAAATGGATCATTGATTTTTACATATCTTTTAAGTACATAAAACGAACCAACAGAATCAGTATCAGCCTTGTCTGATTTATAGGGGTCGAGAGATGAGACATAAGTGTAATCAAAAACACCTCCTTCTTCTGGTGGATCCTCATATATAACAACAGGAGAATCTATGTTACCACCTTGAAACGGATAATCAGCAAGCTGTTTATCACTAAAATGATAGCCCATTTTCATTCCATCAGTCTGATATATGTCTACTGTTTTCCCTGGTCTTCCTTCTTCAAGAAGACGGCTTTTGTGCTTCAAAGCATCTTCTACAGGAAACCTATTTACATTCGTATTAAGGAAACAATCATCTATAGACAAAGGAAATGCCATTCGTTCCTGGACGTATAAAGCTCTATCCTTTTTGACAAGTTCATCAAGACGAGATTTTATCTTCTTAGTATTATCATCAAATTTTGATACCTGAATATCTATTTTCTTAAGACCTGTAGCTTTCTCTATTCCAAGGTACTTATCTAAGGTTGTTGTTTCCTTATCATAAGCATGAGACATCTGAGCTGGAACAAAACAACCGGATTGACTAATACGCCAAGTTGGTTTTAAACAACGTTTATTAAGCAGATCATAATTCATGACAATAAACCCGTATTCAGCAGGGTTATTCATCACTTTTTGAGCATCTTGAGACTTTTCAACATTGCCGCCCGTACCGGAGCATATCATCATCCCCCTCATTCTACCGTGCATCATATGGGCAGGACGACCTTGTAGGTATGCTGCTAAAAATGGAAATTTACCTACCTCATCATAAATAGATGTATATGGTGTTCCAGATGCGGTCTTAAGAGAGGCACCGGCTTTACCGCTATCAATATTGGTAATACGAATACGAGCGTGAACGTCACGAATATTGTTCACCGTCTTAGTACCCATAATAACCTCTTTAAACCAATCATTACCTGTTCTATTTATTCTTAGATAAGGATGTATATTATCAAGACCAAACTCAAGATACTCACCAAGACTCATAAGGTCCTCTTTACTTGACCCAATAACATTATGCGTCAAATTGTACGTCATTGTAGCATTACGAGCCAAAAACGAGCTCATTATGGCCGTATTATGAGTAACGATGTAATTGGTGGTCAAAAATAAATGAGAATCATTATCAACGGTTATACAAGTGGCATGCTCCTTTCCGTATATCGATATGGATCTTATTTTTAATTCCTTACGATTCCTTGATAGTATAAGTTTGTTCCCCTCCAATTTAGCATACCAGCCTGAAGACCAAAACATACGTTGTACAAAATTTATGACATCCATGTCAATATGAGACAACATAAGTTCTTCTTCTCCGGTTACTACGTTTCTGAAAAAACGAATGAAGTTTTCTATAAAATCTTTCTTTTGATCTATGGACGATCTTAAAAACTTCTTACAAACGTATTTATCGAAAAACATATCCCCACCATAACCACCGAGATAAGCCGCCAGCATCGAGGCGTAGGCCGACGGCGGAACCGGCAGCTTTGCCGTAGGGTAGTTCAGGGCCTCACCTACTGGAATAGACATACTCTTATAATCCAATCCGGCTATGGCTCTAAGACTCCTAACATGCCATTTTCCTCCATGATTGACACGCCATTGATGATTACCGCAGCAAATAACATTACGACCGTCTTCAAATACGACTCTGTAGGTAGTTACTTTTCCTTGAGGATAGACACCTACGACTTCTACTAAATTCCCTTTATCGTCATATATCTTATCCCCTACAACGATATTTCCTATCATCTTTTCCCGATCCTCAAGATAAAGTATCTCAGAGTCAAGAAGAGCTTTACCAAAACGACGGCACCCGAACATGAATATTCCTTTATTCTCTTCTTCAGCCTGCTTTAGAAATTCGGCAAACATCCATTCATTATCACGAAGCTGAGAATTTCCAGGAATACGATCATCTCCTACGTCAATCATCATCTTCCAGAAATTGATATGCCAATATAGCCAAGGATGGATAAATACACCATTTATGGTAACACCGTTAAGGAGTTTCATAGCCTCATTCTCCCAGAATTGCTTGACATCATCGTCTTGCTCTTCATAAGAATAAAGGTCATTCCATAACGGAATATCGTTACCCATATTTATATAAAGTTCTTTACTATCAAAATTCATGACAAAACTACTTATCGAGCTTGCTCTTAGCCTCATTCTTAACAAAAGACTGAATACCTGATACTGTTTGCCCTCCTTTTAGGCTTTTCTTGTTTTTGGCAGCCTCAAGCTGATTATAGACATCCATTATCCCACACATCTTAATATAAGATTCAGTCCATTGCATTAAGCTATCAGACAAGCTCTTTTGAAACCTAAATTCTTTCTCCCTCTTATCGGAATCTTCTATTTTATCCCAAGGGTTTTCAGATAGATAACGTTCAGCCTTATCTATCTGATCCCTTAGCACAAGAAGTTTCCGATCTACGTAAGAGACATCATCGTTAGTCGGCTTTCTTACCTTCATTATTAACAATTTTTAAAAAAGCCTCATACTGAGACTTAAGCATATTAAACCTGTCTTCAAGAGAAGATGGATCAACACGATACTTACACATGTTTTTTATTCCTTCCTCAACAAATTCTTCCTTGAACATAACAGAATCAGTATTATTATCAACGTACATAATAAAATCCGATTCTCCGTCGTTTACTATCCTGTCAAGAACCTTCTTACTGTCATCATCTATGTTAAGATCATGACCGGCGTTAATAGACAACCTGTAGACGGTCTTGACAGAAGAAGATACTTTCATTATCTCTTGTTGATACAAGTTGGTCATAAACGACTTTTCTTCTAAATCAATAAAGTCTTCCAATTCTATGTTGTCTTCCTCATCCTTCTTCCTAATAATATCCTTAGTTATCTCTTCCATCTCCTCTCCCACCTTGTCTTGCGCAGACAGTAGATGGTTGTAATAAGAAATAAGATGCTTTATATCTGAATCAAAATCAATCTTCTTCATTGTCAAGAACCTTTTTATCATGAATAATAACGTCCATCAACTCTATTGATAAATTATAATCAGCCACTTCAAAAAGCTCGCTGTCTGTCAACGTCCTTAAAAAAGAAACAGACAATCCTCTTTTCTTTGCAAAAGATCTAAGTACGGCATAGAGAATGTCTCCGGCAGAATAATCGGGGAGATCGTCACAAGATGCCTGCAACATAGAAAATAAGGACTTCCTTTTATCCTCGCATTGTAAATGCCTTGCTTTACCACATCCACCCATAACTTAACTTTTTTGAATTATAGTACCTTCAAAATTAAACGGAATTTTTTCCTCTTTTTGAGACCCATCTTTTTGATAGTGAACAGTCATGTGCTTTACGAATCTTCCTATTCCAAATCCTGCTGTATGTATCTCTATATTGAACTTAAAGTGACGGGAGTCTATAATATTCAAATTAGATGACGTACAACCACAAGATGTCTCTGATGCTGTTATCTTCATATCATGCTTCGACTCAAGAACAAATGAAAACCTTATACTGTTCCCTTTTTCTACCGGTTCGAAAATGATTTCAAATGATTTACCGTCTTTAGAGAGGTCTATATTGTATTGCTTGTCATCTGTAGAAATAACATTAAATTCATCAGAATCCATTGTAATAAGCTCTAATCTGTTCCATCTTGACTTCTCATCATAAAAATCAATAGAATACTGACGGTCCATCCACGAAGGACGGGGAAGCCCCTCCCCAAGTGCACACTCCTCTGTCTTGCTCCAGGCCTTCTGCTTGATGAAGCACGTACATACCGAACAACGATTTTTACCTATTTTCTTGCTTACGTACAAAGAAAGAGGAAGCATAGAGTTAGGGACGTTCTTGGTATTGAATTTACATCCCTCACACTTTTCAAGACGTTCCTTGTACCAATCAGGATAATCTTCTTTTTTTCTTGGAAGTTTTTTTAATATCGTATCCATAAAAGCATCGTATATAACTTCCGCTTGCAAAATTTTTTTCATGACTTATCTGTTAAATTCCTGTTCTTGAATATTTTGTATTTCACTAAAACTATGACCCTTACGAGATTTAAAGATAGATAATTTGTTGTGTTTTATCAACATATCCCCACCTTTTATCTCACCTGAGTCATAAGCATCCTTTATCATCCTTATCTTAATACCAAGGCACTGAAGTTCTTTTTCCTGATACTTAGATAATTTTTCTACCTTGGATTTAAGACGCTCAAGATTGTGTTTGCGCCTCTCCATCTCATGAAGGTTACAAACCATATCACCCACATACGGGAACGATACAGACACGTTATCTGTGTACGTACATAAGTTATTGGCATAAGAAATACTGGCTCTGAAAACGTCACGTATTTGGTTTCGGTCGTAAACGCCCCCGGTCTTATCCATCACATCATCTATAATATGTGACTCAAATGATATAGGGAAATCATTCTTCGGCATCGGATTCAAAAGTTTTCTTTCTATAAAATAAAGAAACCAACGCACATTGATCTCTTGAACCCTCCAATACAAAAAGACGGCGCATGTTCTCTATATCCGGGCACAAACACCTTGTCCTGTAATTCCCTTCACGGTCAATCAAAATACCACGCTTCTTCATCTCCGTATCCAAAACCGATACATATTGAAGATCGGTACTGAAACAATGAGAAAACTTCTTCTTCGTCTCATACGAATATCCAAACACAAAATAATAGGCAAGAAGATTTAAGTGCCTCGCATCTATGACATTCTTCTCATTGCCGGAAGCCATTAGGTATCCGTTATAAAACAGAAGTATCTTCTTAGCCATATCTACCGTATTGGAATAAGGTACTAAAAGCCTATAAGCCCTATTACTAACATCTTTATTATCACTTTCTTTCATGAGATTATCGTTTTGATACAAAGATAAGGATTAAGGATTTATAAATTTAAAATTAACGTATTTTATGACAATAGATTCAGGGTTTGTCCCGATATTTGCACTGTGACATTAAAAAATAAGTTCTTGTTGTTTGATTCTTGAATTTTGTTTCTACATTTGTAGCACGTTACAGATGTAGAAATAAGATAAAATAAAAAACAAGAATATAAAATATTAAGTGTCTTGTTTTTTGTTGATTCTTGTTCTTCATCATCTGTAACGGGGTTTTGGAGATTATCCGCAAAAAGACACAAATCGGATGGATATCCCCAAAAATCCATCCGATTTTTTTTGTTACAGATTATGAAGCTACAATTAGGTAGAAATATTAACATAAGTCTCAGACTTTTAGAACAGTGGTCAGATGATCCGCTGTTCATGGAATTGTATGCTTTATACTGTATGATAAAAATCTCCCGCCGGGATTCGAGAATAAGATTCAAAAACCAGAAAGATCTTCTTCATAAACTTGGAATCGGGTATTCGAAATTCAAGAACATGACAGGACATCCGATGTTTGACGAACTGTTCCGTATGACGGATAGTACGTTCGTTGCAAGAAGGTATCGTGTTAATGGCGTACAACTTACTCTTGGGTGCGGGAAAGTAAATATTCCAAAGAATAGGATTTTAATTAAGATAAAGAAAAATGAAATAACAAACCATGAAAAAGTCCTTGACAGGATAAGAGAGGTGATGTTTGTTAATTTAGTCAGAAACAATGAATCTGTACTGAACAGTGGAGAGACAAACTCTCAGGCTGAGGTCGTAGACGGAAGCCACTCGTATTATGGATTAATTGATTCGACGATAAGTAATAAAACAATTGCCTTGTACTTGAATGTAGGACTAACAAAAGCGAAAGAGATTGTCAGTGTGGCGATACAAGACAAGCTCGTAAAAAGGTTCGAAAACATACAATTTATAACATACGTAGATAATCCTCGTGCTTACATTGAAGCAAACGAACATAACTACCCAATAGGTAAGCTGATTCCGGTATATAGGCACGGAGCAGTTTTCTGGCAAATAGCAAATACCTGGACCTTGTATAAAAAAGGAGCAACAAACAGATGGTATTTTGGAGAGAAGGATATAGAGAAAGGAGAAAAAGAAAAAGTGAATAAGAAAGACGATTTCAATTTCTTCTTAAAAGACAATACTCATATCCTACGTTTCCTGAACGCAGAAGAAGTTGTTTCCGAAGATGGCGAAATCCTTGGCATAGATCGTAAAAAGACAAAAGAAGAAGAAGCAAGGTCATTGGCTTCTTCTATGGCTAAAGAAGCGCACAAAGACTTCTGGGACGGATATGAGCGAAGTACACAAAACCAGATTATAAGAAAGTACTATCGCGCTATCATAGCAGAAGACAAGAAGCGCAGAATGGACATGTTCTTAAACAGTCTTAAACAATCATACGACAAGGTTAGCGCGTGGAGTAAGGAGAAGGTAGCCACGGTAAAGGCAGGCATGGCTGATGCGGAAGCCTGCTGTGCTGAGGTGGGGACGTCCGTTGCCGGGGTCTGTGGTAGGGTAAGTAGGAGAATGAAATCCTATAACAATACCGCTACTGACAAAAAGTCAGGTTTTAATGAGGTACGGGATATGTATGCTGAGTTCGCCGGCGAGATGGCTAAAGCGGTGGGGTCGGTAAGCGAAGACATCTATACGTATGTTAGGGCAGAACAGTTTAAGGAAAAGATAGAGAATATGGATATATCTATCCAATCATTACCTAATCACAATACAACAGTAGGTAATGATAAAGAATTAGATGGTGAATCTGTATTCAAGGATATACCATTTGAAGAACTATCATTCTATAATGATACCTATCTTTATCCTTCATCTCAGTATTCATCATTGTAATGTTTGGTACTTGAGAGAGGGTCTGTTCTTAGTGGTCGCCGACAGAGCCGAAAAACGATAATCTCGTAGAACACCGACGGAAACACCCGTTAGCCACCACTATGCCATAACCATATCTATACGAAACCATATTACTGTCTGATTCAAAACTACTTATCCAACTTATTATTTCTTTTTTAATTCTAATTAATTCATTTTATATTTTATGTTTTATCTTGTTTTCGTACTTTTGTTTTGTAGAACAAAATCAGAAAAAAGATGGCTATAAGTTACGACAAAAAAATCATGGAGTGCGTTCTTCGTTCAGTTATGTCCGAAGGTAATGTCGCACAAGGAAAGGCTATTAAGTCTATTTGTAAGTCACCAAAACCGCTGTTTATAACCGGTAAAGGAGGAAGTGGAAAAACAACGTTCCTTAAGCGTATTATACCGGCATTAAAAAATGCGGTTGTTGTAGCTCCTACAGGTGTTGATGCTGTTAATGCAGGTGGTCAAACCATTCATTCATTTTTTAGAATAGGAATGCAGCCGTATATACCTGAAATACGAAAAGGTGCGTTTATGGATAACTGCGAATATAAATTCAACGGAGGTTCGGAAAAGATTTTACAGAATATAAAGTATCTTATCATAGACGAGATCTCTATGGTTCGCCCTGATCTTCTTGACAACGTAGCTGATATACTTCGTCATGCAAGAGGAGACAAGGACCCGTTTGGCGGCGTGAAACTTATTATGGTAGGTGATTTATTTCAACTTCCGCCAGTAATTAAGGAGGATTTTTTTAGAGAAATATACGATACATCTTATTTCTTTAGTTCGAAGTCTCTTATGGCTTCTGGTATGGAAATGGTGTCTTTTGAAAAAATATATCGTCAGAAAGATGAGAAATTCATTAGCATCCTTAATAAGGTGCGTGAAGGGCAGATGGATGATGATGTATTTGATACAATAAACAGCAGATGTATTCAGTCTGATAATAATCAAGGATATGTTGAGATTGTAACTACCAACTCAAAAGCTACGGCTATTAACGAAATGAGAATATCATCGTTACCAGGCTCTTTAAGAAAATTAGAAGCTGTTATAAACGGCGATTATCCTAAAGATGCTCCGGTTGAAAAAACTCTTTTCTTGAAAGAAGGATCAAGAGTTATGATAACAAGAAACGGAGGAGAATACTTCAATGGCTCTCTTGGTACTGTATTATCTATAAAAAAGGGGGAGATTGAAGTAGTCCTTGATAAACCAAAAGATGATGAGCATACTAAGGTTGTTATAACACCATGTTCGTTTGAGAAAGTAAAATATGTAAGAAACGGATATAAGATAGAATCTGAAGTAGTAGGAGCTATTATTCAGTATCCTATAAAAATAGGTTATTCTATCACGATCCATAAAGCCCAAGGCCTGACATTGGATGCGGCTATGATGGACGTATCTAATTCTTTTGAAACAGGACAGCTATATACGGCTCTTTCAAGAGTAAAGTCTCTTGATGGATTATATCTTCGTCAACCTATTCCTAAGACGGTAAAAACCAGCGATCAGGTGGTGATAAACTTCTATAAAAGGACTCTTGGTAATGGAGGTATTGTGAAACCGGTTCCAATGGAAGAGCTTGAAAAGTCAATGATTAATTTGTCAACCGGATCTGAAATAGATTTTGCAGAGTTTAATTTATAAAAAATATAGTTATGAAATTTGGAGAAGCTTTAGAAGAAGTAAAAAAAGGTGCGTTGATTGCACGTGCCGGATGGAATGGTAAAGGTATGTTCGTATTCCAGCGCCCGGAAGATTGGTTGTCTACTGATATGATAGTTAATAAAGTAAAGTCATTGCCGGATTCGTTTAAAAAATACGTAAACGATTATTATGACGTAACTGAAACCAACATGATTAAATTTTGCGCTTATCTGTGCATGAAAGATGCTAACGATAATATCGTAAACGGATGGTTAGCTTCGCAATCAGATATGTTGGCTGATGACTGGATGGTGGTTGGTTAAGATAACTTAGTTTATCACCGCTTTATTTTTTATAAATCAATAAATTATTCACTTTTAAAAATTACAGTTATGAAAACAAAAGAAGAAAAACAAAAGAAGTTTGTGACAGAATTTGATATAAATGGAGAAAAGTATGGTGGATATATTTATGCTACAACTTTTTCCGAAGCTGAAGATTTTGTTAGACAAAGAAAAGCAACAGAGAAAGTTGTAGGTGGTCCGTGTTTAGAACAAGAAGAAATTAATCGTCTTTATAACCATTCCTCTTAGAATTTTTAATGATTCTTGTTTGTTGGCATAACCTTGAGATGGTGATACTATAGTATATAAGTACCTAATAAGAATATGGCAAGAGTAGATAAAATATTTCAAGACAATTTGGCTCTTATAATGAGCCAGCCGTGGGAAGAGGTAAAGCGTCCGGTCTACGGTGACGGGACAGGCGTCAAGGTGAAGCGTATCCTACAAGTATGTAACCAGTACGATCTTCGTCGGGAATTTCCTCTTGGTTCACTTAGACCTACTAATCTTAAAAACTCCATAAAAGAAATTTTAGCTATATATCAGAAGAGAAGTACAAATATAAAAGATGTTGGCAATATTTGGATTCCTTGGTCTTACCTTAAAACTTCTAATAATATTGTTAAAGTAAAACCTGTAATAAAGGAAAGGTATAGTGATTTAAGTGATTTAATAGAACCTTTAATTGAAGGTGATTTTGAAATAGGTCACAGTAATAATGATGGAGATTTTCATATAATAGAAAAAAGAAGTAGTAATGACGTATATATTCAATTTATAAAAACTGGATACAAGACTACTACAACGATGAACCTTATAAAAAAAGGAGAAATAAAGGATAGATATAAAAGGAGTGTAGCAGGAATTGGATATCTTGGTAATTCATATTCTAGAGATATTGTAGATTTTTTTGGAGAATACCATAGAAGATGGATAAGTATATGGACTGGTCTTTTTCATAGATGCTATGATGACACTGATTATTTTAAAACAACTCCTTATTATAAGGAAAAAGAAGTGTTTGTAGGAGAGGATTTTCATTGTTGTGAAAATTTTTTGAGATGGGTAATGAAAAACTTAAGATATGATAAATCATATCTTGGAATGCTAAATATAGATAAAGATTATTATGCTTCTAATTGTTATTCATCAGATACTTGTACGCTATTAACTCCATCTGAAAATAAATGTTTATCTAATGATAAGTGGTTTATATGCGATGATAGATGTTTTTATTCAAAAAAAGATCTTGGTATATATCTAAGAGATAAAGGGTGTAAAAGAGTATTAAAATCAGATAAGTCAGGAATACGTGCTAATTTTAATATTATAAATCCTTTGATAGAAGAATTAATTTCAGAAGGATTTATAGATATAATTAATCCATCTGATTTAGATGATTGCGGATTTTTAAACAGATTTGATTTGAATCCTGCTAGAGTTATAGATGGATGTTATGGTAGTATGATAGATAGACCTGTATTGTTAGATCGTGATGATTTTAATGAAAGTGATTATTATGATGAACAATATGATGCATATGGGTTTAGTAATCAAACAGACTTTATTTTATGGTCATTAAAAAATGATAGATCTTCTAGGAGGATATTAGCTTCAATGTTCGATCCATTAACTAATAATATTAAACCTCTTCAAGAATGCGCGTTCCAGATCAATTTATCTGTTAAAGGAGATGAGTTGTATATGACTCTTTACCAGCGCAGCCAAGACGCCATCGTTGCCGGTCTATGGAACGTAGCACAGTACGCTGCACTTATGATGATGTTCGCTCACGACGCCGGGTTAAGACCCGCAGTTTTCACTCATTTTATACAAGATATGCATGTGTATGATCGTCACGAAGAACAGGCAAACGAGCTCCTCCGTCGATCCCTCTTCGGCCCGGTTCCGCAGGTTACTATCTCGTCTCGTATGGAAGGGAAAGGATTTTATGATTTTGTAGCTGATGATTTTGAGGTATGGAATTATGAACCAAAGGAGCAAATCAAATTCGAAGTTGCAAAATGAAAATAAGCATAGATAGAAGGGCTAAGATGGTTCCCCTAATGGAAATCAATGCCGGCGATGAAGTTAATGTCGGAGGTTTTGATTATGTCGTTGAAAACATAATTCCATGTAGGAAAGGATCTTATTCAGATTCATATGGAATTAGGTTGGTCATGTCTTCTTACAAACATGGCCAACTTGTAAGAAAAGTAGATAGTGTTTTTTCTATCGATTCTATTTTAGTATTTCTTCCTAAAGGAGATTCTGTTGTCGTAGAATGTTCTTATAGAGAACTTGAAGAATGTTTCCCTAAAATATGATGTAATGACAGGAGAAGAAAAATGTAACAGATGTGAGCAGTTTGGACCAAATGGTCTTACCGATTATCCATGTAAAAGGATTCCATCAAGGAACTGTCCTTGGTTTATTAAAATATCGGATAAGAAATATAAGAAGATTCTTGCCGATAGGGTGAAAAGAATTAAGGAGAATGAGAAACTTAAGCAGGAAATGATGAAAGATCAGGATCTTGTTGAAGAAGTAAAACAAAATACAAAAAGGTTAATGCAATGAAAAAGAAAAATATAAAACCAGAAGAAGTTGAAGTAGTTATTCCTAAAGAAGTAGAAGCTATTAACATATGTGGAGATATCAATAGTTTTATAAAACATATTATATATGTTAGCTTGGATAAGGTAAGTAGTGATAGGGCGTTTGTCAATAATGATGTTCTGTATATGGTTACATACGCATCTATAAAAGGTGAAAATATACCTGTTGGGGTATTAGCAAAACAAAAAGAAGCTGAAACAGAAGATATCGCTATGCCGTTTGAGGATATTGGAAGGGATGTAAATGTTGTGTATCCTATTGAAATAGGAAAGATGTTTAAAGGATTTTACATTCTTAGTAATGGTGCTGTGGCTATTGATTACGAACTTACAGACAATGGAGGCTTTGAAAATGACGATAGCATTGGTAAAATCGACATGAATCTAAATTGATATATTATGGTATTATATATAGCAGCAGATCCTGGAAAAGACGGAGCTATAGCCTGCATCGATCAAGACAGCAAACTAATATCAAGAATATCCACTCCGAGAATATCAGCTTCAGGGCCGGTAGACTTGACTAAAGAATATGTTTTTTGTCGGGATACGATTGTAGAAAACAATCCTGATAGGGTAGTGTTTGTCATAGAGGACGTCCACGCACTGTACGGGGTCAGCACGTCCTCTACAGCCTCCCTCATGGAAAACAAAGGCCAACTGCATGGACTGTTCCTCTCCCTCTGCATGGCATTTACGGACATAAGTTGCTCCGTTAATTTCATAGCCCCTAAAACATGGCAGAAATTGGTTTGGACGCATTCTGATAAGGTCATGGAAGCCAGTAAGGTAAATACTAAGAAAACGTCATTGGCTTGCGCTAAAAGGCTGTGGCCAAACGATACGTTCGTTAAAAACGAAAGATGTAAGACAGCCCATGACGGTATAGTTGATGCGATGCTTATAGCAGAGGCAGCAAGAAGAACCATTTAATCTATTTTAAATCATTTTAAATCAAATTAATTCGTAATTAGATTTTAAAATAATACATTTGCAGTGTTAGATAATCATAATCGTAAGTTTTAAAAAATGAAAGTAAGAGTTCCTGGCATACTAATGAATGAGAAACTTTCAAACATTTCAAAGATGTTTGATAAGGTTCTAAAGGATTGTGTCACATCGAATATAAAAATTACTTTATATTTTGATCATATCCGGATACAAGCCATGAACGAACGTATAACATATACGGATGATATTTTCGATGTGAATACTGATATTTCTTGTGACTATAAGTTTTCTCTTTTAGTAGATGCCGGGACTCTTATTTCATTTTTTAAAAATCATAACCAGGATATAGAGATAGAGATTAAAAACGATTACAGTATCGTTTTTAAATACGATAGAGGATCTTTTTCTTCTATTTGGATTGAGGATAAGGCTTTCCCCGATTTCTTTTATCCTGTAGGTGATGGTATTCGTGTTATGAGCTCGTCTTTCATTCAGTCTATGAAAAGATCTTTTGCGTTTGTTGGATCGGATGAATTTAGACCGGCTATATGCTCGATTCTTCTTAATGTGAAGAAGGACTATATTGACATTGTTTCTACTGATATGTTCCGTCTGTTTATAAACAGGAAAGAATATGCTAATGCAGTAGAAGAAAGGTCGATTATGTTAAGTGAGGTCGCAGCTTCTATTTTATACCGCTTTCTATCTGATAAAGATACGGAGATCAGTATTTCCACAGATGGCGTTAGGACGTTCTTATGCTTTGATAATGTGATTATATCGGATATGAACGTAGAGCAACAGTATCCTAACTACGAATACGTATGTAACAAATTCGAAAAATCGTCGAGTGTTAAGTTTGACCGGGATTTACTTATATCGGTTCTTAATTCCATGACTTTGGTGGATAATGTTGTTAATGTCAAGGTAGATGAAGAAAACGGTATAACGGTAATGTCTGAGGATTTTGGAAATAGAAAAAAGATAATGGAATCAATGCCTTTGAATGCGCTCGAAGGTCCGTGTTTTAATTTTTCTATCGGTAAGGAAAATATACTGTCTTCCGTAAAATCACTTATAAAAGGAGATACTGTCATGGATTGGTCTGATCAGTATAAGATGATAAAGATGTTCAATCCTAAATACGAATCAACATACGTCTTAAATCAAACATTGTATAATCTATAAAAAAAATAATAATATGGCTTTTAGAGAAAACAGAAGTTTTGGTACAACTTATTATCTGTATATTAATTCAGATGGTAACTTGTATGAAAAAAGTAACGAACCAAAAGAAGGTTTTGTTCAGCACATAAATCCTAATAGCGGTCAGCCGGCGGGATATTGGAAAGAGTATTATAATGGAGTAGTTGGATACATCAACTACATCGGGTTAAAGTCAAGCACTTTCTCTAATGGAAATACTGTTACTAATTTCCTTATCGTATTAAAAGATTACGAGCTTAATGAAAACTATTGTATTTCCATACCTCTCGTCAATCAAAAAGGAAATATCAAGGGCTTTGTTAAGAGCTTCGTAAAATACTACGAAAACATCGATTTCAGTCGTGAAATTTATTTCAATGTCTTTAAGAAGAAGAAAGATGATGAGTTTGGATCTTCGGAACTTATTATCGCGTATGCCGGAGTAGACGGAGAAAAAGATCAGCTTGTTGAACGTTTTTATAAAAAGGGCGTAAATGGCTGGCCTGATCCTGTTGAGGTTACAGGATTTGATGGTAAGAAAAGCCTTGATTATTCAGCTCAAAACAACTTTACTTATCAGAAGATTACTGAATATTCAAATAGATTCAATGCTTCTATTAAAGACATAAGAGCTGGAATAATGGCTAAATTAGGTTTAGGAAGTAATACTCAGCAAGAGCCTACAGCTCCTCAGACTTATACCCAGCAGACGGCTGCTCCTCAACAGGTTCAACAACCTCAGTCTGTTCCGAGTGCTATTCCGTATCAGAATTACCAACAACCTGCTCAACAGCCAGCACAGTATCAGGCACCGGCTTATACGCCACAGCCGACTGCTCAGCCTGCTGCACCTGCCCCGGCACCTACTACAAGGAGCACCAAGCCGCAGCATCAGACGCAGCCGCAGCCGCAGCCGCAAGCACAGATGCCGAACTTCCCTCCTATGGAAGAAGATGACCTTCCATTTTAATATAAACATCAGCCCAGGAGAATAACATCTCTTGGGCTTTTAAAGATTGTGTAGAATGACAGTAGAAATAGTTACAAGATTTCCCCTTATTAAGCTTCGTAGGAAAGTGACAGAAGAAAGGATTATGGCGAAGCATGGGGATAAATTATGTATGATCTACTCAGAAACCAGAGAAAAATATAAGCAAGGAGATGAGTGGGTCGATGATCCTAATGATGCAGACATAAGTACTTTTCGTGAGTGTTATGAATCAACGAAGGACATAAAAAAAGAAGGTATTGTTTATTGTACTATAAAAATATGATCATGGACAAGTTAGAAGATATTGAAAGACTTCTTTCTGAAAAAGAAGATAATAAGAAGGATACTGTTTCTGAAAAGAACAACAAACATAAAAAAGAGGATAAGGTCGTTAATAAAATACCTGAATCGTATTTGACTCCAGGGTATCAGAAGACTGTTCAGGTAGGTATTAAGAAGCTGTATCCTGATGTCGTGGCACCTGAATACAAACATGATGGTGATGCCTGTTGTGATATTCGTGCATATAGAGTAGTGAAGATGATGAATGACATGGGAGTAGAAATAGATGTTCCTTCCGATTTTGAATCAATTACCTTATATCAAGGTTATTCTGTTAGAATCGGAACAGGATTCAAGTTGAATATACCAGAAGGTTGGTGTGTGAATGTGGAAGGAAGATCTGGATTCTCTTTTGACGAGGGAGTGGTAGTTACTAACGCTCCTGGCAAATGCGAATTTATCTACAAAGGAGAGTATATGGTTAATCTTACTAAAATCAATAAAAAACCGACCGTAATCCGCAAAAACGATCGAATAGCTCAGATGGAAATCGTTCCACAATACAAAATGGTATTGGAAGAAGTAACAGATATTGAGGTAGAAGACGGGAATGAACGTGGAGAAAAAGGTCTTGGTAGTTCTGGAGTTAAGTAATGTTTAAATATTTTTAAAATGAGCATGTTAGGTTTTACATTCATCACAGACAGCAAGCTGTCAATGTACAGGGAGAAAGCTATTAAATCCGAAAATCTTGCAAAAGAAATTGAGGAAATGCAGGATAAGGCCGCTTCTTACAAGGAAAGGCTTTCCGAACTCAAGTCAGATATCGCTTCAAAGGATAAAGAGATTTTATCTGTTGGCAAAGATCTTTCTGAGTCTAAGGAAAAGATTGACGCCTTGAAGGAAAATCAGAAAAAGTTGATAAAAAGCGTCAAGAAGAAAACGGAAGAACTTGATGCTGTCAATGTCGATCTTGACAAAGCCAGGTCTGATCTTGATGAGGCTAATTACAAAATCAGAAACTTGGAAGAAAAGAAAAACAGTATCTCATCTGAATTAAAAAAGAAATCAAATGCATTGATTGAAGCCAGGATCAGAATAGGAGATTTGGAAAACGAGGTTTCGGTTGGGTCCAAAACAATACAAGAGTTAGAATCGAAGCTGAAATTAATGCAAGTAGAATTAAGAGGCTACCAAATAGGTATAATCGGGAAAGATAAAAACAATGTCGCTGAGCCGGAATTGGATAAAGATGAGGAGTCAGATAAGGATGTGGCAGAATCGGAGAAATTTGATGAAAATAAGGAAGTTAAATACAATACGCTTCTTTATACAGATGTGATTCAGGAAGAAGCAGGTGACATTGTGGAGCCCGAAAACGAAGCTGAACGAGTAAAAGACACTAAAAAGAAGAAGAAAAAAAAGAAGTAGGTATTTTAATCCTTTTTATATTTTAATGTTTGCCATATTATGGGTTAGTACTTAACTTTGCGTTGAGAGAGTTTTTAGGATAATTATTGGTTAAAAATTTAGCTGTTATATGCAGGCGTCTGTGAAGGCTCCTGCATATTTTTAAGGTCCTGTAGCTTAGTGGTGAAAGCAGGCGGCTCATAACCGCAAGATCGTGGGTTCAAATCCCTCTGGGACCACTGTCCAATGGTGTAGTGGTAGCACAACAGATTTTGGTTCTGTTAGCGGAGGTTCGAATCCTCCTTGGATAACGGTACATATTTTGTGTAAAGTGTTAATTATCTAAGTGTTTGTGGTGTGTGAACATAGCAAACATTAAATGGCCCATTAGTTTAACGGATAAAACCCTTGAGTCCTAATCAAAAGTTGCCTGTTCGATTCAGGCATGGGCTACATGGCTTGTTGGATGAGTGGTTTAGTCAGGGATCTGCAAAATCTCGTAGGGCGGTTCGATCCCGCCACAAGCCTCTAAAAAAAAGTAAGACAATGAACTACCCAGAGCAACAAATGCTTAAGATCCTTAATAGGGATCTGTTAAGTAATCCGATGTATGTTATTAACAATCTTCATATATATGATTGGGAATCTGACTTCCTGGCCATAACAAGATCATTGTACGCTTATGAAGTAGAGGTCAAGATGTCTAAACAAGATTTCTTTAACGACTTCAAAAAGGATAAAAAACATAAGGTTCTTAAAGACGGCATTATTAAGGTAGGTGGTGTCATAAGCTATCCTCCAAACTATTTCTACTACGCCTGTCCGCCTAATATGATTGACGTAAGTGAAGTTCCGTCTTATGCTGGACTGATTTATGTCGATGTTAGTAAAAATAGGAAGAACATCGTTAAGGCCGCACCTTTAATTCATAGACAGAAGTTTGATGTAGTGGGCAGGAAACTGGTGGATAAGTTTTACTACAATATGCTTACTTGGAAGAAAAGAGCTATTTCAAACGTGTATGCTGACCCAGCCAAGGAAAGAGAGAAGGGCGTGCGTGCCGGAGCTGAGGCTGTAAGGAAGTCGGCCTGGGATGCGTTCAGGGCGCAGTGCCCGCACATCGCTTTTCCCTATGGAAAAGAATTTCCGATGTGTGACGATCATGAACAAGATCATCCCATGAGAGACTGCATACTTCAGTGTGAAAAAGGTAGAATATTTAAAAACGTATTAAAATGAGCACCCCACGTGAATTAAGCAGGATAGCTAATAAAATAGCCAGTAAGATGACTGATGATGGATGGGTCAGCCCCGGTAGAAAGAATCTTGTCTCTGATAAGAAGGTCATGGAATTAATAGATTTGATCTTTAATGAAATATGGAGGGAATTAGATGACGGGAAAAGAGTCCATATCATAAAACAGATGATTTTTAAAAAGATTTTTGTCAGTAGGCAAAAAGATAAATACTACATACAATGCATAGAAAAAAGGGACGCCAAATAGACGCCCCTTTTCTTTTTTCTGTAAGTAATTGTTATTTCATTACTTTCCTTACCAACTTAGAAACAGCTTGAGTGATAGTCCACCTGATGTTTGCATTAACGTTGATAGTCTGAGGAGTACCGTTTGCATCCAAGTTAATTACCTCCTTGTCTATTTCCAAGAACGGATCACTTGCTGTCTGGGTAATAACCGTATTAGCCGTCTGACCTCCGGCGGCCGTCACCTTAAGAGTATTTACCAGATCGTTTACATCAGTGTTCGCAGCAATATCGGAGAATACGATACTGAAAGCAAAGGCTCCTGTTGCACCAGGGTCGTCGGCGATAACAGCGCCGTTGTTGGTAGCCTTACCTGCCGCCTGATAGGAGGTAGGTATTTCCAACGTCAGAGGATGAGTTTCGTCCGGAGTTAAGGAGAACGTTAATTTAGTTGAGTTACTTGTACCGTTGATTGTTACAGTACCACCTCCTTTCCCTACAGATGCAGTAGGATCTATTTTTACGAACTCAGCTACCGGAGATTGGTTGATGGTAGCACTTTTCTTAACACCCCCTGATTCGGCACCAAATTCTACTTGTTGCGTGCGTTGTACACGACCTTCGTATTTTTCACCTGATACGGTAACCGCCTGATCACCATCACCTGATCCCGGATTGAAGGTTACAAAACCTATTTTCAATTCTGCCATGACATAAATAATTTTGTAGTTAATTGATATCTTGACAAATATAGGTTTATTATACGTAAGTCTTATTATTCATATTTATAAATTAAAAGCTATATTTGACCAAAATAAGATAATTATGAGAAGAAGATTTTTTAACAAAATAAGGGGGGGGGGAGCTCCCTACTAATAATTTTATAGTTTTTGATAAATCAGTACAAAATCCTGCCAATATAACAATAAGCGAAAACAGTGATTTTTTAAATCGTTTGATTACCAGTGGCTTCTATAGAGTTCTTTGCAAGAGCGCTATGGGAGGAGGAGAGGTTTTTGTATGTAGATTAAAAGATAGCGACAGCAACCTGTATCTTGATGGCAGTCCGGCTGTTCTTACCGGACAAGAAGGTGATGTGATGGTCGTTTTCCTTGAATTTTGGTATAAGTGGTATAAGGTGGATGACAATAGATTCCTTTATCATTTTGCTGATCATAATATCGATGGCACTTACATTCATGTTCCGAAATCTCTTGTTGGAGCATATAAAGGATATGTGTCTTTAAATAAACTATATAGCTGGAGTGATGTTAAGCCTTCAACAAGCATATCATTTAATGATTTTAGAAGATATGCAAAAGCGCGTGGCACCGGGTATCAGATGATAGATTTTCAACAACATTGCGTGATTGCTATGATGTTGTATGCTAAGTATAAAACACGCGACCTTCAAGGCGTATTGGGAGCCGGTGGTGCAACCTATGATCCGACTACAACAACTGGAAGCAGCAACGCAACCGGTGGTGCGGATACTAAAAACGAAAGTTCAAAGTACGTTTGCGGCTTAGGTTTGGAAGGGGTTTTTGGTGGCATTAACGAATGGGTGGAAGGCGTAGAAATTAACAACCATGTTTGGACAATCACCGACCAGGACGGTTCTACACGAAAAGTAAATGCTGGAAAATCAAGCGGATATATAACCAATGTCGCAGCCGAAAATGGGCCTTTTTTCGATATGGTGCCAACAAATGTCGGCGGTAGCGATTCCACGCATTATTCAGATTACTATAGTCGGACATCGAACAATTCCATTGTTTTAGCGCGCTCTTGTGACAGTTCGAGTTCGTTTGGCGGTGTGGCGTTTGCGTATGCGTCTTACGTTGTTTCGAGCACGCATTCGTACTCCGGTTCTCGTCTCGCTTTCCGTGGAACCATATCCGAAGTGAGTATGGAGCAGTTTAAAAAATTACCTGCATTATAATATCATATTTTAACTGTTTTTAAATCGTATTGTTGATATTATTATGTATGTTTGCAATATCAATATAAAATATTATAACCATGAAAGTAGATTTTTTTAACAGTAAGGATTTTTTAGGATCTAAAACTAAAGAGAGTAAGATCCGGAAGTTGTCAATCAGCAAAAGTAAGATAATGACTATCTCTGTCGATAATTTGAATTGGATGGGGGTAACGGATGCGGTTGTTATCGGCTTAGAAGAAGGGAAGATATTTGAAGGAGTTGAAAATACGGTCTTTTATCTGGCTGCTTCTGATGTTGAAGACGAGAGATCGTTTAAGGTAAATAACCTTGGTGTAAAATACAAGAGGATTTACTTAAAAGACTTGCTCGATTATCTTGGATGGGATATAGGAGAAAATTCTTATGCTGTGTATGATATTATAAAAGAAGATAGTAATCTATTCCGTCTTCAGTTTAGGGTAATAAAAAAGAGTAGGAGTGAAAAATGATGAGCAATATAGATATTAAAAACAAAAGAATACTGCTATTCGATTTTGACGGGACGCTTATAGAAACCGCTTCTGGGAATACGTTCGCTACAGACTTGACAGATATGAGGATTAAGATGGATGTGGTGAATAAGGCTCTTGACCTCATGCAGGAGAACGGTGTTAAGGTGTTTGCTATCGTAAGCAATCAAGGAGGAGTAGAAGCTGGGTTTGTTTCTGGAGCTGATATTGAAGCTAAGATAGAATACGTACTGAGGTCCGTACATGATCTGGCGGTAAAACGTGGCATAAGAGGCGTCCTATATGAAAAAAGGTTGTGTTATTCCAATGACAAACAAGATCCGATGAGGAAGCCTAACACGGGCATGATTGATGATATTCTTATGAAGTGTAAAGACACGGTAATGCGTGGTATGAACTTTAGTCAACTTAAGGGATGTTCGTTGATGGTCGGAGACGCCAGTGGTCTGCCAGGGCAGTTCTCTGATTCGGATAAGGTATGTGCTGAGAATGCCGGTATTGACTATATGGACGTTATCACGTTTGTTGGTAAATAATTTTAGGTAGTTATGTGCAATATTATGAAGGTGAATAAAACGGCGATAGTTTATCATAAATCGGATTTAGATGGCGTTGTGTCGGCAGCCATCGCAACCATGTACGAAAACAGTAAAAACAAGGATGTTATTTATATCCCGTATTCGTATGAAGATGATGTAAAGAAAGTTATTGATAAAGTAGATGAATGTGGGGTTGTTTACGTTCTTGACGTGTCTTTCGGAGCCGATTCTAAAACGATTTTCAAGAAATGGCTTGATGAAGGAAAGAGCCTGATGTGGATAGATCATCACAAGGGAATTATCGAAGATAGTAAGACATGGGGGTTCGTAGTTCCAGGGTTGAGGAGAGTCGGTACCGGTGCGTGCGCACTGGCCTCGGACCTGCTGATGGGGAAGGTGCCGGCGATAGTCAGGTGCTTATCAGACTACGATGTGTGGAATAAAGAATCCGGTTTAGGCTGGGATACGGTAGTAGCCGTCCAGTATGCCTTGAGATCAAAAATAAGACTCAATGTGTTAATAGCATTGTCGTATTTGTATGACCATTTTAAAGAAAATATGAAGGACAATGAGGTGGATTTAATTTTCTATGATCTCGCTAAAGAAGGACGTGCTATAATTAATTACATGGCCGGCAAAAACGAACAAGAGGTAAGTGCGTGCTCGTTCGAAGCTTACGTAGACGAGGTTAAGGTCGTGGCGATGAATACTACAGAATTTAGTTCCAAAGTATTTGATTCTCTTACACCTGACTGGTTAGATGGTAGAAAAATTAAAGCCCTGATGCCATTTTGTATCATGCCAGGTGGTAAAGTCCGGTTCTCTCTTTATGAATGCGTAGAAGACAGTGCAGATTGCTGTGAGGTAAGTAAGAGATTTGGTGGTGGAGGACATGCTGGTGCTGCTGGATTCGTTATAGACGTATCAAGTGACCAGTTTAAGTACTTCCTTGAAAACCACAAACTTACTTCAATTAAATAAATCAATGAGGTAGTGTTTTAAATAGGATTGGTTGCCATCAATCCTATTTTTTTTGTGTTGAGCTGGAAGAGGTGGGTGAGATAATGTTTGTGTGAGGAATGGAAATGATGCTGAAGGGCATATGTGGTGTGAGAGATGAAAAAGGTTTGTGTAATAAGGGAGAGGATAAAATGTTTATATAATGGGAGAGAGATAAAAAAGGTTTGTGTAATGGGAGAGAGGGGGTACCTATCACGAACCTCCCGCCCCCGAAACGCGTTTTCTCCCCCCACACCCCCTTCGCTGGAAAACCGGAAACGCGTTTTTACCTTAAACCTACAAACTCGCTGATTATCAACATTTTATTTAAATTATTGATAATCAACGTATTATTGTAACCTATTGATTATAAGCCATTTAAATAAACATATATCCTACATATTAATGTACGCGTATAATACCGCTCTTGTGTATTTTGTAACTTGCTAATAATCAGATAATAGAATCGAAATTAATACAAGTTAACAAAAAAAAGATAGTATATATATTTGTAGTAACAATAAAAGTAGTATATTTGCAATGTGTTAAAGCGATAACACATGCTGACATGATGATCCTATATAGTGTACCCGTTGGGCAAACTATATCTGTATCTGTAATTGCCCGCGTTGTGGGTTATTAAGTTGAATATCATTTGTTTAACAATTAAAATATATTGGATTATGATTACAAAGAAAAACGTTAACAAACTACAAAACACTGTTATTAAAGAAAATGCTTCTAATTTGGTAGGCGCGGTAAAATTGTATAACGCTTTATTTTCGAATGGAGCTGACTTGAAAGCAATTTGTAAGACGTTGGAAATACCAACCGAATATGCTGTAAAGGTTGCGGCACTCGCAAAGGACAAAAAACGGTTGGTTGCCGTGTGTAGCCAAATGTTACCTAAAGTAGGTGATACCTTTGTTAAGTTTTCTTTATACTCTAAAGTATATAAGGATAACAAGGTGGACAAGGAAAAAGGAATTGAGGCAAAAACGGCTGACTGGTGCGCTGATAATGTGGTTTATGGCGGGGAATATAAATCTTTCGGTTTTTCAACCGCTGAAACATTGGAGACAAAAAAAAGCACAAAGTGGCTTGTTAAAGAAACGGACGAGTATAAAGCTACTTATGTAGCCGTTAAGATCAAGTCTTATTCAATTCGTACCGTTGCAAAGTGTGTGAGTGAGTATTTGGCGCACGAAAGCAACCAGCAGTAAAAAAAGGTTAGGCGCGTACCGTTAAACGCGTCTGTACGCCGTTGTCAGTGGGTGCACGTCCCGCGTATGCTTTAGACTGAAGCTGACAAAACAGAGAGTTATTTTACATATTGGAGATAGATATACCTTTGCCCTTGCCGTTGGCAATTAAAGGGCTGGTATTGCTGCATGAACTGCACTAAATAAGTGTGGTTTATGTTAGGTATGTTAGTACAGTTTGGAAAACATACCGTTGTACGCGGTTTATCTCCAGACCGAAACGTGTCTTACTTGCCTACACGTAAAATAGGACAAGGCTGTAGATTAAATTACAGGGTATAAACATGTAGCCTACCATGTAGGAGCGTGATATATCAAAACGCAAGGACACAATCGCCTTTATTTGTGGCTAAGTTGTGTAGCAGACGGAAAATATAATAACAACATAGTACGGGCCTGTACACAAGAACTACGTACTAATTACGGGCTGTTGGTTGTAGCATAAAATTCGTATAGAATAGGAATGCGTGTTCGGTTCGATTCCGGAGCAACCTCTAAATTATAAACAATATAATAACATGGGAAAGAAAGCAATGATCAACGCTTTAACTGAAGCGTTCAATAAATCTAAAAACAGTTGCGTAAAAATAACATTGCGTAACTATATCGAGACGGTTGAAGCACTAAGCGAAAGTGAGTACAAAGAGGCGGAAGGTTTCTATATTGAAGCACTTAACCGCTGGGGTTAATCATAATTAAAGCATAAAGAAAATGAAAAGGAAATTTAAATCTCACATGGTAGACGTCCGCGGTCTGTCCAGGAAAGAAGCTAAAGAAAAGCGGAAAAGAGCGTATCGGGAATTTATGTTGTATCGTGATCTTAAAGAAGCGTATCATGCCGATACAGGAAAGGATAAATGTAAGCGTAAAGTTCATACATCACGAACATACGTCAAGGAAAATATAAACAGTATTTAAATAGGAGTAGGGTTTTTTCGAATATCGGAGCAGCCCTATTTTTGTATCCTACTCTTTCTATTTACGGGTATGATATTCTGAGAGTGAACGGCGAATGTGGACAATATTGGTCTAAAACGAAACAAAAATAGGAGCGTTCGGATATAATGCCGGTATTTTGTCTATATCATGTCGTTAAAATTGGTCTAAAACGAAACTTGAGGCGGTTTTCTGACCCAAAATAGGGTGTCGGATGCCGCCTTTTTCATCTCTATGGATTGAAAATTAGGCTTATTGTATTTTTCTTAAAAATGAGGTATGCTTGATTATCAATTAGTTAGGTTTTATAATCCCCGTATTTTTGGACATACTTATTGTATTTTTTTATTCTATGTGGTGGTTTTTATTAGTAGCTGATCTTTATTTTCTGTCGGTTGGTATTCGCTCTATGTTGGAGTACGGACCGGATCAGTATAATATTGTAATGGTCTTTTGCTTTTCTTTGTTGGCTTTGATTATAGGTTTAAATATCTATCTTGATAGGAGGAGCAGGCGGTAGGGCGTGGGCTGAAGGCTCTCTATTCTCTCTATGGAATGATATTATCTCCAAATCCCCCATACTCCATGCCAGAGTATAAGCTTGTAGCGCTCTCCGTATGCCGGTAGTGAGGCGGTAGGGCGTGGGTTCTATGCGGAAAGCCGGAGGATTAGCGGGAGTTGGAGAGGGGGAGAGGGAGGGCACTCCCTACCAACAAAATTCAATAGATAAGCGTTTTAAAACAACATTATGTAGGGTTTTCCCACAAAATTAAGGATTACAGTGCTTTAAAACAGCATAATGTGAGTTTATTCTACAAAATTCAATAGGTTGAGAGTTGAAAACTATATTCTATAGATTAGTGGTAATCGGAATGTTTAACAATTAAAATATGGATGGTATGAACGTATATGATTTTGCACCCGATTTAGATTTGAGTAAAGAAGTAGAAGGTTCTATTTTTGGGGTGAAAGGAATAGAAGGCAGTGATGGTATAGTATATGCTAAGGTAGTTAGCTTTATAGAAGTTAGGGATTACAGTTGTGAGGGGTGTATTTTTAATGATTGTTATAAGGATAAATGTTTATTATCGCGTAGTGATAGTTGTATAGATGGAGATTGGATTTGTAGGTACGAACAGGCTGCCATAGAGGGGGAGTAGGCGGCGCCTTGGGCTAAGGCCTGCGGTTGTAGGTGGAACGTAGGTCGGAGCAGAGCCTGGACAGTTTATTGTGGAACGTAAAAAAGAAGGAGGAGATAGCGATATGAAAAAGGCATTTAAGATATTTTTTATTATGCTTGTCATAGAAATAGTGCTGATAGCTATTTTAGATGCTATGGCGTAAGTGAGAAAAATTTCTTCATTAATTTTCTTATGCTTTAGACAAAGTGCTCCCGTCTGCGAAGATCGGAGCACTTGCTTTATGGGATTCATGGTGCGGTAGGTCGGTTCGATTCCGGCGATCTCACACAACATTAAAAACAAAGGAGGAAAGAAAATGAAAGATGGCATTAAATTGCATCCAGAACACGGATTGAATCCGTCTATAGAAGTCTGCATGATATGTGGCGAAGAGATGGGGATTGCTTTATTAGGGAATAATATCAAAGGGCAGGCACCGCATCATATATGCACGGGCGGAGTATGTGACAATTGCAAAAAGATAATAGATGACGGAGGCTGTTTTATTATCGAAGTCGAGGATGGATCAGATCAAAAGAATCCGTATCGTACAGGGAGATATTGTGCGATAAAGAAAGAGGCGGCAAAGAAGATATTTGGACAGGAGCATAATATTGTGTACATGGAAAAGTCTGCATACAGTCAAATAATACCACAAAAATAAAGAAGGATATGTTTACAAAAGAAGAGCGATTATTTATTTGGAAAGAAGCATATAGGGAAATCGAAGAATTACGTACTGGAGAATATATATGCGTTGCATTGAAACATGCAGTATTTAAATTTTTTGTAACTCCTAAAAATTCCGGAACTTTTTATGGGATGCCTTTATATGAACTGGTGAGAACATATTTCCCGGAATTGGAGAAAAAGAAAAGTATGGCTACAGAACCAGAAGGAAAATGGGGTATGTATGGATGGTTTGGCTGTATTAGTCCAGAAACGAGGGAGGTGAGGCTAAATATCGTAAAAGACATTATAAAAGAATTAGAATAATATTTTTGTTAATCTATTTTATTCATCAAATTAAGTTTTGGGTTTTGGCATGTCGGTTCGTGAGGATAGACATGCCTATTTCTGTATCATAGAGGGATGACGCGGCGTGCCGGTGCGTATGTGCCGGTTCTGGTTCGATTCCAGGAATCTCACAAACAATAAATCATAATCATATGGAAGTAATAACATTCGGTCCGGATATGGATTTGTCTTCTAAAAAAGCAGGAGATGTATTTAGATTAAAATTGTATGGCATAGAGTATGATGTCAAAGTAGTTGGTGACGATGAAGATCCTCTTATGTTCTGCAAAGATTGTATATTTTTTAACAACTCCGAACGGTGTTCACTCTCAGAATCGCAAGACTGGTGCTTAAAAAAAGCAAGTTGTTTACTGTAAAATAAGACATGATGGGGGAATTTAATGCGAAAGACGCCAATTTCTTATGGCGTCAAATTGGTAGGATTGATGGGGTGATAGAAACTCTGAACCGTACCGAAGGAGAGATGCCGGAAATTATAGCTGGAGTGCTAAAAAGAATAAGAGATGATATAGATAAGTTTGTAGATAATAAAACAAAAGATTATGAGAATATATAAAAATGATATTATAAAGGCGTCAGCAATAAGCACCGGCGCCGACAGAGGTGTGTTGCTGTGTTCAATAACAGATTCAGGATTCACGTCTATAGCGGGCGTAATATCGGCTGTTAAAGATAAGTTACCAGGCAAAGATCATAAGAAGATGATTTTTGAAATACGGAATGATGGAAGAAACGAATATGGCAGATATAATAATTGTGGAGGAAAAATATGAAATACAGAGGTCTGTTGCTCCCTATGATATTAGCTGCAATGTGTGGAGATGATGCCTTTATGTTAAATACTAAAAGGGGAAAAGGAATGCAATCTACATATAGAAGAGAAAAGATTGTCAGAACAGAAAAAGAATTTGATATTAATGGTACTAAAGTAATGGCATACTCAAGAAAGGATGCCATTAAAAGATTAAAACATAAGAAGTAGAAAACGGATTTTTATGTTAATGTTAGTTTTTCATTTTTATTGAAAGGAGCGCCGACCTGTGAAGGTATGCGCTCTTTGTATTTGTATAATGCATAAAACAATAATAATATGACAGATAATAACATAGATGTGAATATCGTACCTGTAAAGAATGGTGCGAAACGTGTTGTGGTATCATATTACCATTATTCACGCAAGGACAAAAATCATATGAGTTCCCAAACGGATTACGTTTGGGAAACAAAGAATGAAGAAATGTTTAAATACTTTGAGGCCAGGAAGACAAAAGTATTTTATAGTCAGATTCGTGCCATGTGTAGATTCTATGGCAAGAAAAATGTACGTAAATACAAAAAGCTATGATATTAAAAACGACAACCAACGAGTTTTGTTTCATCAGCGTAAGTTTCTATGAAACAATAGCAGATCCTCGATATTTCTTTGAACAAGATTATGAAGAGATGCCGGAATATGAGGAAGAATCGGATTTTGATTTTGATTCTTATTGCAATAAGTTTATTCCTTTTGTACAGAAATGGGCGAATGAGGTAAGTGAACGCCTTTACGGATATGGCGTGAATAACATAAAGGTAACATCGGTCGGACATCCGAGAGAATATAATTATGGTACTGATTGGATGAACGTAGAGGTAGAGTTTTGTGATGAATGGAGGCAAAAGATGTTATCTAACATTGGTAAGATTGTCAATGATGATAAATGCAAGAAGTATGCGGAGGCTAATTACCGGTCGGTACTAGGATACATCTTTTTTGGGCCTGAAGATTTAAAGGAATTTGAAGAGGAAATAATAGAAAGAAAGTCAGATTCGGGATATGATGTAACAATATTATTAAATATGTATCTAACTTTGGCTTTTGTAAAAGAATTTGGATTTAAAGCCGGAGAAGCATGGAGTGAAATAACAGAATATGCTTACGGATGTTTATCGTATTCCGATTTTGCAACAACAGAGATGCTTATACCGGAAGGTTCGGAGCATTTATTCAAAGACATTTACACGGCAAAGGCCGACGAATTATATCATCATGTCCTGGATAAATTCGGATGGGCGTGGCGTGATCCGAAATATAAGTCAGAAACAGAATTATGCGCGATGCTAAAGTGGGCAAAAGAAAAAGGCTTGACCATTGAAGAGTTAAGTATTTAATTGTTAAACATAAGGCAGTAGTGGTGCGTGAGTATAGGTGCTGCCGTTAAAATATTTTATAAGATGAAAAAAGAAGAGATTCAAACTATTTTATACACAATCAAAGAAGGAGACAGTATTAAAATCAAAGTACAAGACAAAAGTGAAGAGATAAGACTGCGGGATCATGTAAGAAGAGTACAGAAATACGGATACAGGTTTTGTTTGTCTCATTTACATGATGGAATTTTCTATCTGGAGAAGTTGAAAGAAGGGGATAAGGATAAATACTATAGAGTAATAAACAGAGGAAATGGAAAGACCGGAGTATAATAAGCTACGCAAAATGGCTAAGACTACTCCAGGTCTGATAGTGGACGAGGTGCAAAACATGATGCGTGTATCGCTGTATGATAATGGGGAACTTAAGAAGGTGGTAGTAGTAATGAAATGCGATTCTTTTTTACAGTCAAAAAGTAACATAGAAAAGATAATGTTATTATCATCTTCTATAGAAGATAGAAAAAACAAAGAAAAAAATAAAACAAAATCAGAAAATGAACAGAATAACAAAAATAAGAGAAGAAATAGGAGGAAAACAGGTTGATTTGACCTTTTACGGGCGCTTTTGCAGCCTTATCGAAGGTGATAGGAAGATAATACTAAGGGCAATAAAAAACGGTCGTAAGAAGGGCGTAATTGGGGCCATTCAGCCTGGGAGACATGATAGAATTTGGACCACATGGTCTGTCGCTTTTGATGATCTGAAGGTAGGGGATACGGTAGAGTTCAGTACATCTGGAAAATACAATCCCGGATTTCATGCTACGGAAAAGTATGTAGGGTGTGTAGAATGGATAAAAGGATCGGAATGTGCGATAAAAACCGGTAAGGGAATAGCAGTAGTATTAATTAAACACATAGAAAGGGTGGTAAAATGATGGGGTTGAGAGAATTTGTAGAACTCTTTGATAAGAATGATGTAAAGGATTTGTTTAAGTCATTATCTTTATGTATGGAATACGTAAGGATAGATTTGCATGTATTTAATATAGGTGCCTATGTTACGTGCCTGTACAGTAATGATCTTGAATCGCTTTCACAGACAGAAGGTTGTAATGTGAATATGATAATAGAGGTACCACACTTATTCGAAGCATTCATGGAATACGCTTCACCGGAAATGAAGTTGTATTACGAAAAACTAACAGAGACAGTATAATATGAAAGAGGAAGTAGAACGGATAAAGAAGTTGGTTGGCATAGATCATAATAGATGGGAGCAGCCTTGTACATGTGATAAATGCAAGAACATGTGTGAGGTTCCTTGTATTGGTACGCCAAAAGACATAGAAGCTATCATAGATGCCGGATACGCTGACAGGCTAAAAGAAACAATGTGGATGGTAGGGTATCTTGCAGTGAAAGAAAAACCAATAGCGATGATCCAGCCAACAGTGAAAGACGGGTGGTGCGCATTCCGCCAGCCGGACGGTCTCTGCGAGCTGCATGACCGAGGACTAAAGCCGACCGAAGGAGTTCTGGCTTCTTGTAAGGTGGTTGAAGAAGACGATATTCCGACATACGAGACATCCGTACTTAGAGCAGTAGCTCATGAGTGGGTTAAGGTGGAGAACTTTGGAAATGTAATGAAGGTCGTTTTTAAATTTTTGCATGAAAATGAACGTAGAAAATAAATTAGATAAAGTGGTTAAGATCCTAAAAGAAAAAGGATTTGTGGTATATAGAAAGGGAGGAAAGGAGCCGGGTGTATTTTACGCCAAAGAAGGTGACAGCCGGATAGGATTCGTTTATCCCAACAACGTATATATATACGACAGGATAAAAATGTGGTCTTTTTCAAGGGTGTATAAACCGCATAAGAAAACCGGGTCTTCGTGCTTAATGTGTGTCAGCGACGAATTTACTATAGAGAGTGCGATTAAGAGCATAGAGGATAGACTGTGGGTAAATTATATAAAAGACGGTAACAGAGAACGACCAGAAGAATATAAAAATATAAGAGAATTTGTTGGTAGCTTCACTAAATTCTACAACTCTGTAGAATTAGTTGAGGTTAAGTAGTTTTCCATGTAAGTTAGTTGCCGGCACTGGTCTGTGAAGATAGGTGTCGTTTTTTTTTAAGAAAGGAGGATAAAGATGGAGAAAAGAGACAAGGAAATGCCTTACGAGGTAATCATACAGGAGAGAAACAAAGTGGATTTATACGGTAACGTAGTGTATTATATCTATTGGTTTGATAAATATGGGAACGATATTACAAACGAATGGAAATTCTGGAGCAAGGGTCCGAAAAAGAAATATGATAGAGTCAATCGTTATTTAACGGACAGTTGGCTAAAGGAATACTGTGGGAATAACAATTTAAAAATAAGTAGAATAAAGGAATGAAGCTGGGAAAGTATGTTATGATAACAAACGAGTGTGGCGCCTTGGATATTATAAAAGAAAAATTTGACAACATAAATATAGTGGAATATGGATCTAAATAAATTGTATAAAGAAATAGAAGAAGCAGAGGTCAGTCTGAATGCAAAAAGATTAAAGTACATCAAAGAAGCATTAGCAGAAAACAATGGAATTATAAAGCTAAAATTCAAAGAATTTAAAGAGTTTAAAGAAACTAATGATGCGTTTGACTTTGATGATCAGTTTCCGGTGATAATAGAAATTAATGGGATTCCTATGTTTTTAACGGAGGTGTATGTCAAAAAAAAACGATTTTCGTATAGTTCTGCTGGATTATGATGATATGACTTTAGGTGATTATGATAATACAGGGGAAAATGAACAGGTTGCTTATTTTATTAACTATTGTTTAAATCAAGACAAAGATGGGAAAGAGTAGAAAAGATTATGAGAAGTTTCTTAACTCAATATCTCCAGATAGAGACGATGAGGCATGGATCATTGGAGGAAAGAACAGGTATTGCGGTAGAGAGAATTATGGCACTATGATCAAAAGGTATGATCCTATTGGTTTTAACGTAGGATACAGGGAGTGGATGGAACAGCCGGAGTAAGGCGGCGCCCGCCCTGGCATAAGGAAGAGATCATTGATAAGATAAGGCAATTATATACCTAAAATAATAGCTTATGACATTTCGAGAATTTATGCAAGAAGTCGGCTATGACCTGATGACTACCTTTTGGGAGGATTTTAGTATAGCCGACAAGTATGGTATAGCAGGTGTCAAAGACACCTACAAACGTGCGTTTAGCGAATGGAAAGACGATTATAAGTTCTTTACAGAATTGACGCTGGTATTGAATCATAAAATCTGGCAGCATTATGAAAGCAATTGTGAACTGGCTGCATTGTATGACCGGTTGTGGAGGGAAGCTGACGAGTATGCCATGAACAACTTTAAGGGAGAAGAGCTTGATTATTATTACAGAGTAACAGATTAGAAAGTGATTATGAAAAATACGATAGTAACAGGTAGCCTAATTGTATTCAGCGACGGATTTGTTTGGAAAAGATTGTCCAACGAAAAAGCCTACAAGATATGGGTGTCGGCAGAAAATGAAGATTTTGAGTTATACAAGGTGAGGGTAGATGATGAGTCCGAGTCATTGATAGAAAGTTTGGAAGATTTACAGGATACCTTTAAACAAGGTCATCATGTATGTATAGAAGTAGGTAAGCTACCGTATAGCATAGATTTGAATTATTTACGAAATCTGCAAGAGTTATCGGTGGAAGCTGTAGAGTATCTAACAGGACCAAAAGAATATAGCAGAGAAGAGTCATTTAACATCATTCAAGAGTGGGCTAAAGAGTTTACGGAAAAATATGAAAATTATGATTTTAATGGTTCATGTTCATACTATGATGTAATAGATGCATTTATTGATGAGAAGTTAAAAACTATTTAAAATATAAAAAACATGGAAGACAGACTTATTACAACAAAAGAAGTAGGGAATTATCGTATAAAAATATACTATGATACTGACAGTATATGTCCTTGTGAAAGTTGGGATATGGCAGCATGTTTCTTATGGGAATATAGCAATTCATCCCGACTGCAAGATGTGTGCGATTGGAGAGAAGTGTTTGGTAAATACGGAGATAGACAACACTCGCTTATAGATGCACTACATAAACTTATTAGTGAATATGTTGAATGGAAAGACTTGCTGAGTTATTTTAAGAAAGGCAAGATTGACGGTTATCGACTGAGATATGATAACCATGATAAAATGTGGTATTATAAAGAAATTTTTAGCATTTCTCCATCAGATCTTTACACGTATGATTATACGTATGAATTTATAGAAGACTTAGGATGTGAAGAATTGATTCAGATTCTTTCAGACTTAGGCAAGGATATATTTGTCAAAGAATGGTCCACAACAGGATACAGTCAAGGGGATTATGTTAAAGGTATAGCTTTCTGTACAAAGGAGAGGTACACAAAAATGGTTAGTAATAATACTTCCGATTGGAAAACCCAAATTGACAAATTGATTGATGATGAAGTGAAATCCATAGGTATGTGGATGTGGGGAGATGTAAAGGGGTATGTGCTTGAAAAGAAAGTGAAATTTGTCAAGAAATACAAAGATGAATCCAGGGAGGATGAAGAGGGAGAAGAATGGGAAGAGGTTGATTCCTGTTGGGATTATTATATGGAAACGGACGAATTGATAGAAGAAATAATGAAAAAATATAACTTGAAAGAATGAGGAGATGGGGAGATCACGGGGGTGTATTATCAGAAAGAACACTAAAGAATTAAGAGAAAGCCTCATGTCATTAGGATATCGTTGGTTGGTGAAAGAAGAAGGAGCTAATTGCATAGTCACAAATCCAGAAATATTAAAATACATGGAATTGCAAGAAAAATCAGTAGAAGCATGGAAGGATGAAGGATGGATAGATTGTGGAGCCAATGATGATATGTTTCTGGCTATAGCAGCATTAGCAAATAATACTGACTTAGGTCAATGGCTGATAGTGACGGACGCCACAGGAGACAGGTGGGTAAAGTGCGAAGAGCTCCGGTTCAGAGGAGACGCGGCCTGCTTTGCGTGGCGTAAGGCTACAGTAGATGAAATTATTGAACATTTTAATAACATATTTTATGAAAACACAAGAAGAATATGCACTTGAAATTGACGAAATTGTTCGCCGGGATGTGGAGAGTTGCCAAGGCGACTGGTTTGGGATTGACAGGGAGATATTTATGCAACCGGAAAACAAGAATAAGATATTTATTCTTGGAACCCGAAAGACCGGATGTGATTTAATAATACTGGGTGGCACTAATTGTGATGAAGGTAGTATGGATTGGCTTTTTGGGAGTCTTGGCAATGAAAACTTCTATGTATGTAAACCGTTATCTTTCTACAAATCACAGCGGGAAATCCAGAAAGTAAATCCGCTGTATGCTTTCAAGGTGGCCACTGCTTATTTTAGAGAACAAGGGAAGGTTCCGGTATTTGAAGATAGTAACTGTAGATTAATAAAACTATGAGCATAAAAGTAATAAGATACAGGTTGCCATCTTATTGGGCTTGTCCGTTAATCAATGATGATTACACTGGATTAACGGATGAAGAATGTGAGGAAATCCAACGCTTCTTGGAAGCAGCAGAAGGTTATCCGGTAGATGTAGACTGGGGAACGCAGGGGTTTTACCGTTGTAATGACGCAGGGACACTTCCCGGAGAGTGTGCAGATTTTATTTTTCATAAGTGTAATGATTAAACTAAAATAATATGGAAACTGCAAACAAACTGTTTTATTCAGGTACAAAATTCTTTACAGAAAATGAAGAAGATTATAGAATAACAGTTAGAATCTCTTTGGATGATGACTGCAAAAATAACATATGCGACTGGAGCATAACAGCCGACGTTGACTGGAAAAACAAGCATGGAAAATATGAGGATTACTTAGGAGGCTGCTGCCACGATGAAGTTGCAAAACATTTTCCGGAATTGGCGAAATTCATATCGTTGCATCTTTGTAACCATTATGGTGCTCCTATGTATCCGGTGGAAAATGGCATATATTACGTTAGAAGAAGTGGTATGTCTGTGGCAATGGAGTATTTGCGTATATCAGAACAAGAATGCGTAGAATTATATAAAGCCTCTGAGGATAAGATGTATTTCAAGTATCTGCTTTTCAATCTGGGGATTGTGGATAGATGGAAACGTGAATCAGACGAGCTTCTTGTTGAACTTGAAGACCTGTGTGGCAAGAAATGGGTAAATCCGTATACGCCGGAAAAGGAAAGGTTCACTTTGACATTAACGGACGAGGAACGTTTGCTTATTGAAGAGCGCATTAAAGCCGGGTATTATTCCGCAGAAAATATCGAAAAACGTAGGGAAGAGGATCATAAGGCAGAGATGTTGAAAAAGCGTGCTGAAATTTGTGAGCGATACGATAAGAGAATCAGACAAGCAGAAGCAGAAAAGAAGATAATGCTCTGTGTGTTTGATTATGGGTTGTCTACTGATAATGCTATATATTACCCTCACTTAAATACTTTATCTTTCAACTGGAATAGTTATGGAAAAAAAATCACACAGGAAGAGTTTGATGATTTTGTGAACAAGGTGGACCGCTCTCAGTTGCCGGAAGGTATCAAGTTTGAGCTTAAATAAAATACAGGATATGGAAAGATTGAATTTCGAAACACTGTTTCGTGTCGTAAGATGGGATTACAACCGCTGCTTTAAGGATGAATCACTGGACAAGGATTTGTTCATGGAAAAATACGGGAAAGTTATGGGAGAACATTATTACAACAAGTTTGTCCATGAGTTTAACGGGAATATCCTGAAGATGATTGGTTACTTCAGAGGTTCCGAAAAAGAAGGGCAAGTGTTCTGCGATATGATAACCGAATGTATTGAAAAATATGAACAAAGAGGATTATATAGTAGAGGTAAGTTAAACAATTAAAAAGATACTTATATGAACAATTCAATGGTCGCTCACTTATGGGCAAACGAAAAGCAAGAATCTGCAAATGGTAGTAACTTCTATTTTGAAGGAGAAAGTATTTACTCCTATGGAAGACATTTTGAGGTTGGAAGAATAGTGCGAAACAAGCGTGGAGAAAAGGCGTATTTGATTAATGATACATATTATTCTTCTACTACAAGCAAGCATCAATATTATGTTCGTAAAGCAATACCAACTGGCTCAAAGATGTTCTATGTTGAATGTAATATATCATATTGTATCGGTAACATGATCTTTGTTACCAATATGTTGGAATCCATTAAAGATGCTATTGAAAAATACAAAAAAGCAAGAGCCGAATTGTCCTATCGAGATATTTGGGGAACGTTTAAAAATCTGATGGATTATATTGAGTTTTTCGATATGGGGACTCCCCAGCGTCTTCTTAAAAAGAGTGCAAACGAATGGCTTGGAACTAACCATGAATTATCATGGAAATCAGATAAGATTAAACGTAAACATGCCCGTGAATTGAAACGTATTTTCCAGATATTGTTGAATCATCAAGCACTGGAAGTCCTTGGAACCGTTAATGTGATTGTAGATGAAGTTTGTGGTGAAGGAACTTGGTTGAAATATTGGGAAAGAGTTGAAAGACATAGAGTAAATATAGAAACAAAACGGGAAAAAAAACGTAGGGCAAGGGAAGAAGAATTAGACAAATTTCGTAAGGATTTTTATGAAAGATTAGAAAAATGGAAGTCAGGAGAACTTAATTTCTTGCATTCATATTATTTTATTGATATTGCTGACGTAAATGCTTGGATGCGTATAAAAGAAGGAATTATTGAAACAAGCAAACAAATAAAGATTGGGATAGAAGAAGCCAGAAGGATGTGGCAGGTGGTGTCGCTGTTGCACCGGGGAGGCCAGTTCCGGCATGGCCTGGTAGAGGATGTGAATGGCAATAAGTGGAGCATAAACCGGTATGAAAACGATATACTGACAGCCGGGTGTCATCGTATTGCGTATAGCGAGATGGAAAGTATTGCAAAACAACTGGGATGGGTGTAAGTAACCCATCCTGTTTTATAACAATTAAAAACGAAAAGATATGGAAAATCCAATTGTTGTTCCGTTTGATTTAAATACGGCGAGAAAAATTAAAAGTGGAGAAATAGAAGGTTTGGTATTAATTGACAATATTAAAATAGAATTTGTATATGAGTCAAAAGACTGTGCAGATCATTATAATTTACTTTTTGTAAAAAAAGATGGATCTGGAATAAGTGCTATATATGCCGATACAGAAGGTTATACTCTTGGCGGCAACCTTCTGGAATTGGAAGTGGAGGCTGGAGCGTATTTTAAGGAAGGAGATATATTAACAAGCACTAAAGGATGTCAATTCATATATGATGGACTTATTACCAATGGGGCAATGGGAAGTATATGCGGAATGACAACATATGGAGATCTTGAGTTTGATCGTTGCACATTATGGACTGATGTGTATGACAGAGATAAAAATCGGAATGTAAGAAAGGCTATAGAAGAAGAGAAGAAATTTTTAGCAGAAAAGATTATAAAAGCCGAAGACAGTAGAAAAATAAATATAATAAAAAGATATTTAAGTGAATATGAGTATCTATTAGATGAGATGCCGAAACACGACTTCAAACCATTTGAACGAGTGCTGGTGAGAAGAACTAACCAAGAGAGGTGGAAATTGCATTTATTCTCCAGAGGATCAGGAACATATGACGAATATGAATGTTTGGGAGGCGTAACATTTAGTCAGTGTATCCCATACGAAGGGAACGAACATCTTTTAGGAACTAATAAAAACAAATAAGATTATGGAACATAAAATGGTGACAATACCGTTTGATTTAGAAACGGCAAAGAAAATAAGAAAAGGCGAAAGGTTAGGTCAAATTGTGACAGAGAAAGGGCGAAATAGAGCAGAAATAGTATATGAAGATGATTTGTGCAATGCATACCCTTTATTGGTTGTAATTCATTCGATATCTGTAGTGATGACAGACTGGTTTTCAGTCACGGGGGAATCATTTAGCAGCGAAAATCGCCTCCTTCTTGAAGTTCCAGAATACACTACATTCAAAGATGGAGATGTGTTAAGCAACGAAGAAGGAGATTATATTTTTATCTTAAATACTAATGGGAAATATTTAACATCTTTGTATGCGAGTCTTGCAGCGGGAACAGATTTTAATATATCGGATGATATTGCTGCAAACGGAAACAATATAGAACGTTATAGACTTGCAACAGATTCGGAAAAACAGATGATGATTTGCGCATTAAAGGCAAGCAATAATCCAAAGGCTAAGGAGTATCTGAAACGTTTCTTCGGAATTGAAGAAAAGCCGAAATATGATTTTAAGCCGTTTGACAAAGTGCTGGTAAGAGACGAGGGCGATAAAGAATGGCATATCAGCTTGTTTGCAAGGGAAATTGTGGACGATTCTGATGGATTATCTTATAAGTATGAATGTTCCAATGGAACATTATGGGACTGTTGCATTCCTTTTGAGGGCAATGAATGTCTTTTAGAAACTGCTGAAAATCCAGAAAAATGAAAACGGTAAAGTTATCTGATTTTTCTCCTTATGACAGAAACAAAGGAGGAATACAAGAATTGCATCATAAAATTGAGTCCAAAATACTTCAGTATTGGGGTGAAGGTGGTGGCATTCTGATAGGCATCACTCCGATATATAAGAGACGTTTGTGGAGCGAAGAAGTGAAAGCTATAAATAACTACAAACAACATGAAACAGAACTGAAGAATTTACAGACTTTTGATATAACATTTAGAAAGAAGGGGTCATGAATAAAACAGACGAATCAAAAGAACAAGATCAGCATTGTAGTATATGTAAGTTTTACCAGTGCGTGAATTTCTTTATGTACTGTACGAAATTACAGCATCGTATCAAAGCGTCCAGAAAGAACGGTTGTAAACATTTTGAAAGGCATAAATAAAAGAGAAATGAAAATATTAGCGTTAGATATATTTACGAAAAAATGTAGATAAAACGCATTCACTATCAGTTTTGACGTTTGTGGACACTACATTAAAATCATAAAAATATGTATGAGAATATTTTAAGCAACATGTTAGGATGTCAGACATATTGTATATCAGACAGTCCTTCGAATAGATACTGTCTTATTGGACCTATTGAGTGCAATGATAAGTTAATAGAAGTGTTTAAGAAGGGGATAGTAGTAAAACTCAAATACGTGGAAAAACGGGTCCTGGATACATTTACGGACAACGGAATCAACCTGAGCAATTACACTCACTGTATTATTGTGAAGCGGAATTTTTATCTCGCTTGGTAACAGCAAAATATAAACGATATGAATAATTTTATAAGGTATATAATCACATAGAATATTATGAGCGCAAGTAAAGAATACAAGGCGGTAAGGAACTGCATACTAAATGAACTTCACCTTACCAAAGAAGATATAATCAAAAACATAGAACCATTATTGGAAAAACTTGTAAAACAGTGTATGAATAATACATATGGGAATAACAATCAAATAGAACATTGGATCAGATGTATGGTTAATGACGAACTTAAACAAAGAGATTCTGATTTTGTAAGAAGAATATGTAAGGAGGTTATAAAAGATCATGTGTTGAATGAGTTGAACATAATTGTAAGTTCCAAAAATGAAAGATGCGTATGTGAAAATAGAGTACCATCAAGAAAAGATGGTTTGTATCTAATCTACGGAAACGGACACGCTGAGCCGTTTACTGGAGAGAATTTCAAAAAGAATGTGCGTTATATCGGATTAAAACACAAAGACGTATCGTTTGCCATCTCGCTGACGGAGCATGATAGAGTACAATTGCTTGACGATGATAGCCGTAAAGAATCCGGAAGTGAGACATATTACGAACGTGAATGTGATGCGCTGTTTGACATTAATGGACGCGGCAATACGGAACGCCTTGTAGTCAGAAATCCAAAATTGAGAAATCTACTGAAAGATGGCGAATACATCCCTTCGTTGAGACAGCTCAATCTAATGGCGCATTACAAAGACAGTATAAACGATGCGCTTAAATACATAGGCGCAGAACCGTTAGCCTCGGCGTGGTTTTGGTCCAGTACTGAGAGCAGTCAGTACAACGCGTGGTACGTGTACTTCTTCATTGGCGACACGGGCAGCTACAGCAAGTACGGCAGTGGCAGGGTTCGGGCGGTAATTGATTTTTAAAAAGGATTACATATGATAACATCAGTAAAAATAAAAGACAACACAAAAACTCCATTTGAATATGTTTCTGACATAGAGGCGTTTGAAAATGGCAGAGAATTTATTTTCAAGCCAGGAGTGAATGTGATTATAGGGAAAAACGGTAGTGGAAAATCAACTTTACTTAACATCATATCAATGTATGCGTTATGTGATAAGTCCATGTGCTCTGAAATGCCGGATGAGGCGCTGGATTTTCCACCTATATTTGATGATGATGACAAGGTTCTTGATGGGATTGATATATCATCCGATTATATAGGGAAAGTATTCCGTTTATTGCCGTCAACGGAGACAAATCGAGATAGTGTATTAAAAAACATCAGCAATTTCGATTTGTATGCGAATAGTATTCAAAAATCTTATGGGGGAAAAGTGGTGTTATCACTGGAATCGCTTTTCAATTTAATGTTCAACCAAAAGGATTATGCGTTTCCAATGCAAGATCTTGCAGAATACAAGAAAAAATCAAATGCGTTTTGGATTAAAAGAATTGACAACCTGTTGAAGTATTATAGAAGGAACTGCATAACATTAACAGAAAGCAGTTTTGAGTACACGGTTCTCATGGATGAGCCAGACAGGAACCTTGACATTGACAACATAATGCAGATTCACAATGTATTGTCATTTCATAAACCACAAACACAAATTATAGCCATAATACACAATCCGGCATTGATTTACAAATTAAGTAAATTAGATTGTGTGAATTTCATAGAGATGACAGAAGGGTATCTTAATAAAACTTGTACATTTGTGTCTAACTAATTAAAGGTGAGATGAACTGGAAGAAATTCAAAGAGGAAAAACCTTCAGAGGGAGAAGAAGTGTTGGCTTATCACCCAAGTTGGATAGATGAAGATTTCAACCCAAGAGGTATAAGAATAGGGTTTTGGAATGGAGGAGACGATTTTAAATCGGCTCATTGGTGGGATTATCAAGATTGTTATATCACAATCTCTCATTGTGATTGTGATGATAATTCTCTTTTCAGTGATAGAATAAAAAACAGCATAGAGCCAGAGTTATGGATATCACTTGATGTTATTACAAATTACTTACCTGATATAAAACAAAATCACTTATCACAATGAGCTATTTTATATTAATGGGAAGAAGAATCCCCAAGCAAGCCATAACAGGCTTCAAATTTCAAAATGAAACAGATAACATTCGTCCTTTCTTGTCAATCAGGATAAGGGGAAAGGACGAAATTATACCTTTCAAAGATAAAAAGGAGATACAGTCTGTAAAAGCGCATCTGTGTTCTATCTTCTCCGGATTTGTAAAAATAGGCGACTGGTATCTCAAGATGTCGGAAGTTAAGGAATATAAGCCGGTGACTGCCGAAGACATGAACCCCTACATCTTATTCAAAACATCTAAGTTCGGAAACATAAAAGTTCGTTTCCCGAAAGATGAAGATATGGATGCCGAATTATTGGTGTTAGATCAACTTTTTGATGTAGAATGAATTATTAATCATCTTTTAAAAATCATGACCTGGAAAGAATTAAAAGACAAAATATCCCTTATGACAGAAGAAGAGCAACAGCAAGAAGTTGCAGTTTGGGGAGAAAATATGAATCTAATGAAAGATTGTTCCTTGGAGAAAACAGACGAGGATTTGTACTATAATACTGAATGGGATTATACTTGTGAAGAGAGTGAATTGGAACCGGAAGACAAGAATGACCCTGATGTACATAAGGTATATGAAGCAGGAATGCATTATATTTATTCAAATTGATTTAAAAAAGATCTGATTATGGCAGTATTAACAACACTAAATATAACGGAAAAGAACGCTAATAACAGTTTGTCTGTAACTGCTAAAGTGAATGTCACCAAAGAAGGAGTGTTTACCACTACCTTGTCAAAAGAAGATGTGGACAAGATTCATTCTTATGGGATCAAATTACCTACAAACAGATTAGGCAACGAAGGATATTTCAATAGTATAGCACTTTCTGATTTGGAAAGTCAAATCAGGGAAGTTCTGAAGAGATGTTTGAGTTATAAAATAGTAGAAGAAGTGCCTGTTATTAAGTATCAACTGGAAACAACATGTGCATTTTCCTATGACAAAAACGGAAATATTGTCCCTAACCCCTCTAAGGAATGGACAGGAAATGATGAGAATGGAAAGTGGAGGGATGGAACTTCCCGTTTAGATGCCTTAAACACCCAACCTTTCGGTTTTAGTGTTTATGCAAAACCATTTCTAAAAAGAGTAATTGAATATGGAAATGGAGAGACAAAAGTAGAATACGATAGATTAAGTACAGAAAAAGGAACTTATACACACTGGCTGAATTGTGTAGTAAGTATATCATACAATAGACATAAACCGGTAATGGAAGTGGAATGTAACGAATGTACCTCGAAATTATTCGTTGATATGATCAAGTCCATTTGTAATATAAGCGAACAAGTTAAGAGTTTTATCAATCCAGAACAAATAAAAGCAATTGCGGAGTCAAATGAACCGATTTTGCTTTTATCTAACAACTAAAAAATCATGAGGTATGTATGTGTTTTTATCTGCTTTCTGTTATGGCTTATTTTTACATTGTTATTATCATCAACTGTCATAGGATTGGTTATAAGCGTGAGTGATGAATGGCAGGAAATGGGTGACAAAATAATAGATAAACTTTAAAAATAATTGAGCATGAGTAAATATACAGCAAAACAAATTGCCGAGTCCGATGATCTGTTTGATAAGCAAATACATAAAGTCAGAAAGTTTTATTTGAGTCGTAATCCTGATAAAATGATGATACTCGAAGAAAGAAAAGCTGTTATCAAAGAACGAAATAAAGGTCTTTCCCCAGAATATGATAAGGAATATTATTGCGGAACCTGCGGAGCTAAAGACGGTGCGGAGCATCCTAAAACCGGATATTGCTTTCACTGTGATACGGATAATTGGATTTCAAAAAATAACTAACAGCTAAAAAGAAATGAGTCATGAGCGGACAAAATAAGCAATGTCCTGAATTTCCATTTTTTGGTGCATCTTATCCAGATGCTCGTTGTATCAATGGATATCTATGGGATTTGGATAAATGTGACGAAAACGGGAATTTATATGGAGAAGGAGATATTCCTTGCCCATTCTGCAATACCGAGAAATTTATTGAGTATGATCCGTTTTCAAAAGAAGATGAATTTTATGAAGGTATTGAGAATGAAGAAAAAGCTAAAGAAAAATCCCGCGAATGGTATTTGAATTGGATTAACTATATGCGAGAACAAATTAAATGATTAAGTATAATTGAATTATGACAGCCGAGAAGTTTAAATCTATTTGCGAAGAGAAAGGAATAACTTGGAATGATCTTGTCCGTATTAGAGTTATCAAACCAAAGAAATTTCTCGGATTCTTTAGGCAATTAACAGGTATAACAATCGAAGGTGCGTTCAATGGCTGTTCTGCTTGTGTTGAAATAATGGCTGATGATGACAACGGTGTTTCAATGATGCACTATATTGATTACGAAGATATTATAGGAGTTGAATTAATTAAAAATTAAAAATAATTGAGTGAACAGTTTGCAAAAATCAGCACGAATGCGTTGTTAGGATTATCAACATCCGCCACATAAGAACCATCTAATCCCGTAAATATCGTGATGCGTTGGTAGTATGTGTACAGATAGCAAGCAGGCGTTGGGATAAAGCATTTGGCAAACATTCACTCTAAATAAGAAATAGTAGATATGAATACAGAATTTGAAAACATGGCTTTGCTGAATATAGAAGACTACAATGAGCTTAAAGCTAAAGCCGAAGCAACAGATGAGCAGATAAAGAAACAAGCCGAAGAAATGGCTAAGCCTGAAGTTGTCACATTGAAAGTGCGCTTTTATACATACGGAGTATCATACAATCCATATACTTGTGTTGATGTTGAGATACCATTCTATGATGATAAAAAAATCAGAGATATGCTTGACAAAGCAAGTGCTGATATAATGAAATGGTGCGACGAAAATATGGAAAAATACAACAAAGAACTCAAAGAATCCAGGTCTACAAAAAAACATTGCGAAGGACTAAGAAAGCATATCGCAAATCTCGAAAGACGCCTTTTAAGGCATACATTGGCAAATGTTATTTTATCTATTATATCAGTTGCGACTATAATTGCCCTTTTCACATTAATTCAAAACTAAAAAAAATATGAATAAGAATATAATCAACAACGCTCAACTTTTAGAGATTAAAACTAAGATTAGACAACTTGGAGCAATGATGAATGCATATCAATGCAGGTTTGTGGTTTCTTCGGGTCAATTGTTTTTTTGTGGATGATGAATATGCTGGAACGGTTAAACTGACTAATCTTGATAATGGAGAATCTAACATATCATTCCCTTCATGTGACGATGGATTGATAATCAATCCAGCCGATAAGCATATTAAATAATTTCAAAACTAAAAATATTTAAATTAATTAAACAATAATAAGACATGAAACAAGATATAGAATATGCTGTTCCTCTTTTTAAAGCTGGTGCAGAGTGGCGCATTAACAGCGTATGGCACAAACCGAGTGACATAGCTGAACCAGGAAAGGATTGTTTGGTTGAACACATGGATATAGACGGAAATGTCTGCATTTGTATTGATTGGCGTTCTGAATATGAATGGATAAAATCTTGCCATTACAACAAGATTTTGCGTTGGGCATACATCAAAGATTTATTACCTTAAAACAAGATAAACAATATGGAAAGCGAAAAGAAGAAAATATGAAAGGTTATGACTGACAGAGAACTTCTTGAAGAAAACAATAAGATGTTAAAGGAAATTCTAAGTTTTGTGAGAAAAGTTGACTCTGTTGAATACAGGGATCATCAAGACTTTATGGAATTTCTTAGAAATGTGGCAGCCGATATATGGGTGGAATATACGGAGCCTGAACAAAGAAGTAAGTTGTTTAATTTAATAAATAAAGAAAAATGAAAACAGTTTTTGATTTAAGCAGAGATGAGATTGTGGCATTGACAGACGAAGACATAAGTCTGTATATAGACAAAGAGCTTGCTAATAAAGGTATTCCAATTGAAGCTAAAAACTGGAATATAAAGAACAAAAAAGAAGTCGTGTATCCAAGAACTGGAGTTCCGGTATTTATGTTAAAAGATATCGGCATCGGTTTTAGAACCATAGAAGGTGCAACTGAGGTGGCTAATTTGCTTGTCAAGTATAATGCATTTAAAACAGAATCGAGATATCTGGCAGGATCGTATGAACAGTTTTGGATCATGAAGGAGGGTGTTTGCCCGGCTGTTAAAGGAGAAACAGGATATAGCAAGGAAGAGTTTGATAAGATAGATGAGAAAAATAAAAACCCTGAATTGACAAGTATAAATACCTTCAATGACACCGTGAAAAAAGCCAATGAAATTAAAGACAGGGTGTTGAAATGCGTGTACAACATAAAACAAGAGCGTTCATATAACAATGACCTGGTTGGTATCTTTGAAAGGTATAAAGATATAGCAGACGGTGATATGGAGGTAGCTATGAATTTTATTAAGGAAGCCTATCCATTCAATGAAGAAACAGAGTCGTTTATCAGAAAAAAGTTTGACATGCCTATACCGGACGAATCAAAAGAGCAGTAATTAAGCTAAATTAAATCATTTTGAATCTTTTTTATTATCAAAAGACATATCTTTGTCCAAAAAACAAACATAATGGAAGAAAAAGAGATAAAAGAAGCTATGATTGAAGCCCTGACGCATTTAGAGGGGTGTAAGTATTTCGTGGCTACGATAGTAAATGAAGAGGAAAGAAGATTTGATATGAGCCAACGAATGTCACAGCATCAATTGGCGTTAGTTATAAAAGGTATCTTATCTAATAATGAGATGATGATGATGGACGTTTTGCAGTGGTGTTCTGAAAGATTTAAAAACAGTATAGAGAAAGGAAAGAAATCAACTAATTAAATATTAATACAATGAATCGCTGGTTTGAAATTACGGTAAAAGCCGAGATTGATAATATTGAGAACGGCAAAAAAAAGAAAGTAACTGAAAAGTATTTGGTGGATGCCTTGTCTTATACAGAGGCAGAATCAAGATCGTTGGAGATCTTTAAAGATTTGTACAATTCTTTCGAGGTTGTAAAAATTAACCCTATTAAAGTGTCGGAAATCTTCTTCAACGGAGAAGCTGAGTACTGGTATAAGTGTAAGGTTAATTACATTACACTGAATGAAAAGAAAGGTAAAGAAAAGAAAACGCCATGCTATATGTATGTCCAGGCCGGCAATCCGAAAGATGCTGAGGCTGTGTTAACTAAGGGGATGCAAGGTACGTTGGGCGACTGGAATTGCGAGTCTATTGCAGAAACGAAAATCATTGAAGTATTTAAATACGATCTGCAAAAAGGTGTAGAAAAATTGGGAGAAAAGAAAACTGATGAGTGATGTTGTTTCCCGTGTAGCACTTGCGACGGCAATTGTATTATTGGTAGTAGCAGGTGCTACTTTGCTGATAGTGATTAAGACCGAAGAAGTACCGAGATGGTTAATGAACTTACCATATACGTTATCTTTAACGGCAGTATCCTTTTCAATTATATCACTTGTATTGAAATATAGAGAGTGGAAAAGAAATTATACGTCTGCGAAAGATGCGGACGAAAAGTGATGATAAGAAGTCATGGCTTATGCCAGGCTTGCAGGAGTAAAGAGTTGACTCCGAAGAAAAAAGACAGAATTACATCCATTAAAAACAGCAGCAAGAAGAAAAAGTTAGAGAACCCGGATTTATCCGGGTTTTTTCGTCTTATGCTGGAAGAGTTAAATAATAGTCGGATGTCTATGACCGGTAAGGCTATTCATTTTCCTACAGTATGTAACGTCTGTCACATACTTCCGAAAAGGATATATAAGTCGGTTGCTACTTGCAGGGATAATATAGTTTTCCTACATGAATCGGAGCATACGATATTCGACATGTATCTCGACCGGATGGAATTTGATAAACTTGAAACAGAATTTCCTTTTGTATGGAAGTATGCGGTAAAGAAGGTGCTGGATATGGAAGGCAGGGGAATGATTAAAGAAAGAGGCAGGTTGATTATTGAAATAATTGATAGGTATGATAGAAGAAAAGATTAAAATATTAACAGATTTAGGGTTTGTACCTATGGTGGAAGGAGAAGGAAATACGTTGTTTAGAATGAACGATGTTGTGATGTCGGTATCAGATCCTAATCAAACACCAGAGCAGTTAAAAAAGGAAGTTATGACTTTGATAAAGAATAAAGACATAGCCGAAAGAGGTGGACAGGTTCCAGTAGTTGAAGAGCCGGCGCCTGAGCCAGAGCAGGCCCAGAAGGAGGAACCGGAAGCTCCGGCGGAGGAAGCCGCTCCTAACCCTGGAGAAGAGGATTCGAATCCGTTTACAGAAAATCAGGAAACGTTAGAACCGTTTTATATCTGTGATGAGTTAAAGAAGATTGAGACTCCCAAATTCGTAAGATTGACATTAGACGACAATCGTTTTTATGTAAGGAAGATGGATGATGGGACAGCCAAGATATATGCTTCGGTAACAACCTTAATCAAAGATGGGTATGTAGATGATAAGACAGCACTTCAGGAATGGAAGCAGGAGATGAGGATGCTTGGTCGCAACCCGGAAGAGATGGCGCAGTATGAAGCCGATAAAGGAACGATCATGCATTACCTATATGGATTGTATCTAATTGGAAGAGATATGGTCTTAAATCGAAGTTTTATAGTTAAAACCGTACAAGAAGGGAAGCTTAAGATATCGAAGAAAAATCTTGACCGATTCTTTAACAGCATAGATGATCTTGACGATATGATTGTTAGGGTTATGAAGTTTGCTAAGTTTTGTTCGGAGTATAAGGTTAAGCCGATGATGATTGAAAGAATATTATCATTAGAAGATTATTTGGTAGCTACGCCGATAGATGCGATGGTTAAAATGACATTCAAGTACAAAGAAGAAGGTTATTTTGGAGCCGTATATCAAAGGGCTACAGGGCAGTTCAAAAAAGGTGATCCGAAAAAGGAGGTAAGAGAAGTGGAGAAGGAAGAAGTGGTCATTCTTGACTTTAAATCGGGAGGAATATGGGAATCATACGCATTCCAATTAGAAGCTGAAAGAAGAATGGTTAAAAACTGGTACGGAATTGATGCGCGTATTATGAACTTTTCTCCAAAAAGCACGAGCAGTAAAGGATATACGCTGAAAGAATGGACAGAAGATAGTGTAGCACTTGAAAAGGCGGACTGTGTGTTCCAACAAGGGATGTTGAATCACCTTAGAAAAGACAAGAGGTTCAAAGTGAGAAAAGGAGTGCTGAATATCAATAAGCCTTACAATGAAGAGGATCATATTGTTGTATATGATATTGCTGAGGAAATGTCTAAAAGATTCGTAATATGAGTGATATTGTTATTCCTAAAGGAGATTATGTGGAAATTGTAAAACCGATATGTATCAATCCTTTTGGTGATTATTTTATTAACATCAAAAGGGGGTCAAGATTAAGATTATCGAAAGATTTGAAAATAGGGGATAAGTATGCAATATGCATACTCACATCTTACGAGAAATATGGCAAGACTGTTAATGTGACAATGCCTATACTGGTTAGAAACACAAGAAGAGTATGAAAAGAAAAATTAGAAGAACCGGGGAGATAATAGACGTAATCACCTTCAATGGTTCAACTATAAGAAGAGACTATGACAAAATACAATTCTATGACAGCAACGGAAGTGTGATAAATGAGAGTTTAAATTATTATCTCGATACCCTTCCTGTGGATGATGAGAACAAAGATGTAGACTGGGAACAACGTAGATTCGATCTTGTTAAGGCTTATTCTATTGAGTTCATTAAAATGCAAGATAGAAAAGGAGAGATAGATTGCGGAGTATATGTACCAGATGTGGTGTCATGGTCTATAACTATAGCAGATAGAATCATAGAAGCAATGAGAGGAGTTAAAAATGCTTGATTTCAGAAGATACGAAAACGTACCCCGGTTTCAACTTGACCGCAGGCCCGGAAGGAGCCGACTGAAGCTAACCTGCCCGGCTTGCGGGAAAAGCCGGTGCCTTACCCCTTATATTGATGTGGCGACCGGTCAGGTCGTTGGCAATGAGTTTGGAAGATGCGATCATGAACGAACTTGCGGTTATGATAAACGACCTACCGGCAAGGATGTAGGTGACAAAGATCTTTGGATTTCGGGAAATAAGTGCATAAGAGCTTATCGTCCTCCTGTAAATCCTGACGTTGTAAATTACATACCTTTTAGCGAGTTTGAGAGGACTGTAGTTCCAGACGATAGAAACACCGTATTTAGATTTTTATCGTCTCTATGGGGAAAAGAAAGGGTATCTGACGTATTTAGAAGGTATCATGTTGGAACAATGGACTTATGGGGATGGAAAGGGTGTTGTATATTCTGGCAGATAGATAAGGACTTTGTATGCAGAACCGGCAAGATTATGGATTTTTATATAAAGACCGACAGCCAGGGGAATGAGATTGATGTAAAAAGAGTGAAGGAAAAAGACGGTGACAATGAGCGACCTCATGTCATGTTTTATCACTCGTTGCATGCAAGAGACTTCTTGTTTAGACAATGCCTGTTTGGAGAACATCTTCTAAGCCAGTATCCAGATAAGGTAGTTAATTTGGTGGAGTCAGAAAAGACGGCTATTATATGCGCCGTGAATAAACCAGATGAGTTGTTTGTAGCTACCGGTGGGTTGCAGAACTTAAGACCGGAAGTGATAGATGTTTTAAAAGATAGAAAGACTGTAGCTTTTCCGGACAAAGGACAAGCATTTGACACATGGAGTAAAAAGATAGATGGGATGATGATGAAGTCAAGGATAAAAGTATCGGACTATCTTCAGAGTGTTGAGAATGTAGGGGACGGAGATGATGTGGCAGATTTGATAATTAATAACAAAGTAAAAGAGAAATATTATGAGCCTGGACGTTTATATTAAGAGCAAGAAGAAAGAAGAGGATCGTAAATGGGTTGCAAACATCACCCACAACATGAACAAGATGGCACAAAAAATATTCGTATCAGAAAACAAAGAAACACTATACGATTATGTTTGGAGACCGGAAGAATTGGGCAGGGAAATAGATACTAAGGAGATGGTGAAGATACTCACAAAAGGTATATATATTATGATCTCCAAGAGAAAGAGTCTTTTGAGATACGAACCAGAAAACGGATGGGGGTCTTATGATTCATTTCTTAAGTTTCTTATCGAATACAAAGAGGCATGTGAAGATCATCCTGGTTATATAATTGAAGCAAGCAGATAATATGGAAAATTACAAAAACACTTTAAATGAGGTAGTGGTGATTGAATCATCACCAGAAACGTATTTTGTTTACGCTATTCGTAATGCTATTCGTATCTCTAAATGTGCGTATCCGACAGCCAAGAAAGTAATTTTCAAAAGAGAGGACGTAGAGGTGGAGATCTCGGAAATGGAAACTGAAAGCAGTTTGTATGAAAAGTTTAAAGAGAAACAAAAGGATAGAGTATGGAACTCAATGTGCGGCAACAACGGATTTTAAGAGGCGAAATTTGCCCTTATTGCGGAAGAGAAACCGAGTTGGTCAATGCCGATAAAATATATAGCAGAAAAGGCTTAGGGATGGTTATGATGTGTAAACCATGCAATGCTTATGTCGGTGTTCATGAATCAGGGCCGAATAAGGGAAAGGCTAAAGGCCGACTTGCGGGGCCATCACTGAGGTCTCTTAAGATAAGAGTTCATGCCGAACTTGACAGACTATGGTCTACGCCGGAGGAACGGGAAAGGATGTATAAAGATTTATCTGAATTTCTCGCTATACCGGAAGAGTACACACATATAGGTATGTTTGGCGAGAAGACGATGGGAAAAGTCTTTCAGTTCTGTCATGTAAACAAAGAACGATCAGGTTCGAGAATAGAATGGCATAAACCTGGAGATAAGTGCCCTAATAAGAACAATCAAATAGTGTCAGGAAGTAGCGCATGTAGAGGATGTCCTGAGTATCTCCATGATGAGAAAGATGGGTATGTCTGGTGTGATCCTGATATGAGCTACGGCAGATTGAAATAGGGCGCGAATTGCCTATCTTTGTGCTATTATCAATCAAAAAAAATGTAAGAAGATGGGTAGATCAACAGAGTACTACAGGACTCATCCCGAAGCCAGGAAGAAAAAGGCTAAAAAGGACAAGGAGATAAATGCCAGACCGGAACAGAAAGCCAAACGCCGGGAACTTGGTCGTAAAAACTACGAAACGGACAAGAAGAAGGGCAAGGGCTGGAGGAAAGGCAAGGATTGTTCTCATACCAAGAACGGTCTTAGGTATAAATCAGTAAAAGCTAATAGGGGATCCAAATCGGATACAAAAGGTGACAAAAATGCACGAGGAGATAGCAAATAGGATAGATATAAGAAGGATATTCAAGACCTCTAAACAGGTTATGGAAGAGGCGTATGAGAATATCTTGAAATACAGGCGGGGAGAGCTTATCCCCGCTAAAACCGGATACGATTATATTGATGAGGCTTTGCTTGGAGGTATTTTCCCTCAGCACGCTATTGCCATAGGAGCCCGGCCATCTGTAGGTAAATCGTATGTGGCCCAAAAGATATTGGAAAATGTGATGAATCCGATGATCAACCCGCAAGCAGAAGATTATTTTCTTGTCAATTGCGAGTTCGAAATGAATCCTCAAGATCTTCTTCTTCGCAGAATGAGCCAGGATATGAAAAAGCGGGCTCCTGAAATATTAAGAAGGCAAGATTCTAATACAGTAGAAGAGATGAGGATGTTTGAAATCCTTCAAGGTGAAATCAGGAATAATATAATATATATCGATGCTCCGTGTACGGTAAAAGAGTTTGAGGCGGCTGTGTATCATATAGCTACCAAACACAAAGACAAACGTCTTATAATATTTAAAGTCGATCATATTGCTTTGATAAAAAGAATGGGGTTAGATCCTAAGTCGGCTATAGATGATTTGGTGGCGGTTATGAACGAAGCTAAATTAGTATATAAAAACATATTTTTCCTCATCATATCCCAATTCAACAGAGAGATAGAAGGAAGGATAAAAAGCCCACAAGAGCAGCCTCCGCGTCTTTCTGATTTTTACCAATCTGATACGCTGGGTCAGTTATGTACGTTAATGATAGGTTTGCACAATCCTCGTAGGTACGGGCTGGATAAGTATATGATATTTGGGAAAGATTGGTATCAGACTCTTGACCGGTTTAAAACTGAAAACAAAACATCATTCAGGACAGCCGGACTGGTGTTTCATCATATACTGAAGGTAAGGCAAGTTAGTATGGAAGAGCTTACTAATACAATCCACCCAGAGATCCTGCCGGGGCATGGATGGATGTACGGGGAGGGAGGGACGAAGTTCGTGAACCCCAACCAGCCGCCGACGCCGCCCAAGCTCTATACTGTGGAAGACGTTACGAACAATCAAGATCAAGAACAAGAGGTAAAGGAAGAACAGTCAGTATATTAAAAAAAAAGAAACGTATGAGACTTACTGTAGAAGAAAACGAATACCTGATAAGTAAGTTCCTTTTGGTTCTTACTGAGTTTGCGGGGGATGAGAGAGAGATGTTTTTAATCAACTCCATACATGACAAGGCGGTGGCGGATATGAATTATCGTCTTCCGTCTTTAATAAGCAGAGAACGTAAAAGACGAGTCATTGAGCTCCTTAAAGAAGGGACCAGAATAATCAAGGACTTTTCCGGCTATGCAGGTGATATGGGTATGATTAACGAATACGATCGTCTAAAGAAAGAAATAGGAACCGTCCAAGATCAGCTTGGCGACGTAGAAGGTCAACTTCGGGCAGCCGGCGAAGTAATCAAGAAAGAGCTTGATATGATTGCTGACCGAATCAAAGAAGATCTTCTCGACCGAGAGCTGGCTAAAAGTAATGCCGAGGCTGAAAGAAAAGCCAAAGTAGATCCGAGATACGAAGTAGCTTTAGGTGATTACAAGGAGATGCTGGAAGTGATTTTTACAACCAGAAACAAGTATTCTACGGTAGATTCTGTACATGACGATCTTCGACAGTCGGTATCTACCGGTAGAAATTCGATTATCAAAGAAGGGTACAACAGTTAAAAACAAGGAGGAAATATGGAAAAGAAGGAATTTAAAGTAGGAGAAGTGTTTGATGCCGGACTTGTAAGATTAAAATGTGTGGAAGGTGATACATGCGATAGGTGTATATTTGAAAAATACAATTATTGTTCATGTACAGACATGATTATTGGTCCATGTGAACATATTGATAGACAAGATAACAAGAATGTTATTTTCATTAAAGCTGATTAGGTATGTACATCAATTTCAGACAACTTGCAGCATCAGACATGACTCCTAATGATCTTGCTAATCTTCTTGCCATAAGACAGAAGGATACGGTTATGATCGAAGCCATGCCGGAAGAAGATGCTGGGAGGTATATAGAGCTTGGCCTGGTTGAGAAATTAAAATCAGGCGTGATGAGATTGACCAACAAAGGAACGTCTTTTGTGAATTATATAGAGACACCGGAAATGACAGACGAGGTTCTGGAAACGTTGAAGATTATGATAGGAATGTACGAATCGTATTCAAAAGACATAGGTGTCAGCAGAAAAGAAGCGGAATCCAGATTGTGTTGGTTTATGGGTAACACCTCATTCAAGAAAGAGGTCATACTTCAGGTAACGGAATCTTATATAGCAGAGTCAGGAGATTATACAATGAGCTTATGTAACTTCATATGGAAACCGCCTTCTCAGGCTTTTTCAGTTCATATGAACCTTAAAAACTCAAAGCTCTTTGACTTAATAGCTGAAAAATTTAAGATCGCTACCGAGCCTTATTTGGAGCCTAAGAAGAATAAGGAAATGGATTGGTTGTTTGCCGTATCTAAATTGCCTACGCCGCCGGCTAAAGGCAATCCGGATTATTTGTTTACCGGAAGTTCGGAAACAGACAAAGAGAGGTTGAAAAACATAAAAACGTATTTATTTAACAAAATTAGAAAGCAATGGAAAAAGTAAGAATTAGAAAGATAATAGAGGATATAATTATTACTCAGTTTCTTAATTCGGAAATGGATATAGTTCATGAAGAAGATGTGTCGTTTAAAGAACTTGGATTAGACTCTATTGATCGAATTGAGCTTGATGCGATGGTGGAACAAAAATTCAATATCGTTATTATTGATTATGATACAGAATCCATCAAAGAGATGACTGATCTTGTTTACAAAATAATAACAGAAGGATATGGGAAGTGATATAATTTTATGCATGGCTTTAATAGCATCATTTGCTTTTGTTATACAGTTTTTGTTGTCGATATTAGGATCTGATCTGGATACGGATATTGACATTGATAGCGCTTCTGATTTAAGCATGTCTTTGTCGGACATCATATCATTCAAAGGCATAACACATTTTATTCTTGGATATAGCTGGACTACGTACTTTTCGGGTTCCCATTTAGTAGGGATCGTAATAGGGTCATTTTTCTTTATCGTTTTGTTTTACGTATATAAGTTACTTCTTAAGTTAAAACAAGAAATGGTGTACGAATGTCCGGAAGATTTAAATGGCAGAGAGGCGGAGATAGTATTTAGATCAGGTAAGAATCATTATATGGTAAATATTTCGAAAAATGGAAGACAGGAACAGATGAGAGTGAGGTGCTTGTCTGGAAAAAATTACAAAAACGGTGACAAGGTGAATATAAAATACGAAGAAGGAGAATTAAGTATCTAATTTTTTTATCAACAATTAAATTTTAAAAGTTATGACAACAATCATGTACGTGTCAGCTATTTTAGCTGTAGTGATTATTTTGACAATCATCGGAGTCTTATCAAGGTATCGTAGATGTAAGCCTAATCAAGTCTTGGTCGTTTATGGTAAGACAGGTGGGGAAAAGAAATCGGCGAAATTATATCATGGTGGAGCGGCATTCGTCTTGCCTATTATTCAAAGCTATGATATTTTGTCTATGGAGCCTATGCAAATAGATTGTAGGCTCACCGGTGCTTTGTCGTCTCAAAATATCAGAGTGGATGTACCTACTACTATTACAGTAGCAATCAGCACAAATCCTGAAATTATGCAGAATGCAGCAGAAAGGCTTTTGGGGATGGATACTGAATCTACTGAAAATCTTATTACGGATATTGTTTATGGCCAAATGCGTTTGATCATTGCTGAAATGACGATTGAAAAACTTAATTCTGACAGGGATGAGTTTTTGGATAAGGCAAGAAAAAACATTGATAACGAACTTAATAAGTTAGGCCTTTACCTCCTAAATATCAACATCAGTGACATCAGAGACGAAGCCGGCTATATCATGAATCTTGGCAAAGAAGCTGAAAGTAAGGCCCTGAACGAAGCACAGGCTAATATCGAAGAACAGGAAAAGCTGGGTGCTATTAAGATTGCTGTACAGCAAAAGGAAAAAGAAACGGCTGTAGCTAATACCCAAAAAGAGCAAGAGATTCAAATTGCCTATACTGAAAAAGAAAAGGAAACGGTAGTAGCTGAAACAAAGAAAGAAAAAGAAGTAGCTTTGGCTTTAACCGATAAAGAAAAACAGATCGGTGTAGCTCAAGCCGATAGAGATAGGGCTGCGGTTATTGCAAAGACTTTGGCTGATAAGGAATCAGCGATCGCAAGATCTAAGGCAGAACTTGAAGTAAACAAAGCTGAAGCCGAAAGAATGGAAGAAGTCGGGAAGAATAAAGCTGAAGCTGATAAACAAGCAGCTATAGCAATACAAGACTCTGAAGCTCAGATTAAGAAAGCTGAGGCTGAGAAAAATGCTTCTGTAGGCTACAACAATGCCCAGAAAGAGGTTGCTGTATCAGAATCAGAGCTACAGGTTATCAAAGCTCAATCAGAAAAGAAAGCCGGAGAAGAGAGAGTTAAATCGGAAGCGGCTGTGAAAACGGCAAAAGAGCTTGCTGATAAAGAAGTGGAAGAAGCTAAAGCTAAGAAGGTTCAAGCTGCGCTTAAAGCTGAAAAGATTGTGCCGGCTGAAATTCAGAAGCAGGAGGCTATGTTGCAAGCTGATGCTGAAGCTGAGAAGATCAAACGCCGGGCTGATGCCGAAGCAGCAGCACATTTGGCAAAAGCAGAAGCGGAAGCAAAAGCTATTCAGATGAAGCTGGAGGCAGAAGCCGAAGGTAAGAAAAAGTCGTTGATGGCAGAAGCCGACGGATTTAAGGCTATGGTGGAAGCAGCAGAATCCAATCCTCAGATCGCCATCCAGTACAAGATGGTTAATCAGTGGAAAGAAATTGCCGGAGAACAGGTTAAGGCATTTGAGCACATTAACCTCGGAAATATCACGGTATTTGACGGCGGTCAGAACAGTACCGGTAATTTTCTTAACAATGTTGTTAAGACCGTCGCTCCGGCATTGGGAGTCATTGATCAGCTTCCGATTGCAGATACTTTAAAGAAGTTAAAAGGAGATGACAAAAAATAAATACAATGGCCCAAGGTTACACTTGGGCCTAATTGAAGAAGCAAAAGCAGCATTCATAGATTTCCTGCCGGCAGGGACAGTGATTTTAAGTGCTTTACTAATTACGATATTTTTAACATGGATTTTGGACAAGATTTAGAACCAGAAGAACTGACCAAGCATTATGATCGGTGTTATAGCCCCAAATAGTATTAACCCAATATAATTCTATTATAAAAGTTTAATACATCTCTTTCAGAGATCGGGTTATTAGCCTAAGCCTTGAAACAGAGGCTACGTTATTTGAGAATAAATAGTTACCAAGGAATGTTTATCCAAGTTTCTTGCTCTAAGGATGGTGATTAAATAGGAGTAGTGTATTTGACGAAACAGTGTTGCCATTATATAAAACCTCTTATAACATTGGCGATGGGTACTTACAGGAGAAATCCTGACTTATCCCTAACGGGATTTACATCTACCAAGGAGACCGGAAGGTCTCCGAGGGGATGTATTAAAACATATGAATAGCTTTAAATATATTTAATAGAATATGAGATATGGAATTGATTTTGAAACAGAAGAAGAGGAGGATGAAGAGTATGACTGACGAGGAATTTGTATTGGATAATAAGAAAAAGGTTGTTGTAAGAAAAAGAATATCTTATTTAAACAAAGGAGATAAAGTATGGATTGTGTCTTCCGACGGGTATCTGCTGCACACGGACGTGGTTAGAGCCGAACGCGGACGGTCTTATGTGGATATAGACGGGATTCTGTATTGGAAGCGAGGATTAGATGGTAAGCATCGTAATCGTAATAACTACATGCAGTTTGCCATGACACCAGAAGACGGTAAGAAGTATGTCGTATATTACCCGGAAGGATTTAAAGACAATGACTTATGATGGTCCCGGAAACACATTTGCTATATAAGGAGTTTAATGGTGTGAAACGTCTTGCCATATCTTATTCCCAGATAGATACGTTTCTTACTTGTCCAATGAAATGGTATAAGACTTACGTAGAGGGCAAAAGGTCTACGGAAAAACAAGAAGCTACATCTTATGGTACGGTTATCCATAAGACACTGGAATACTTCTTTAAAAACGGAAGACAGCCTTCTGGTAAAGACCTTGGAGAAGCGATAAGTTACTATGCTTACCAAGAAGACATACCTTGGCAATCACCGGAAAATATGATGATGGCCATGAAGCAATCTGGGGAACTTCTTGCTTGGATTGTGGATCTGTTCAAAAAAGACGGCAATAGGTTTATGATAACTGATAGTGATCTTAATCCCTGCGAGAAACTTATCAGACACGGCGCTATAGTTGGAGTCGAAGAAGATTTTGTGCTGCCATACCGTCTTCCTAAGCCTGTTGATATAAATGGTGACGTTCATACCCATGTGTACATAGTAGGATCGGTAGACCTTCATCTGGCTATAAAAAGCAAGAACGTAGTTCACCATTATGTCATAGATTGGAAATCAGGGAATAAGGTTTTTGATTCTAAGAAGTTGGAAACGAATTTACAGCATCCTATATATTCGTTTTACATCTATAGAAAATATGGTGGAGTTCTGCCAGATATGAACATCTATTTCTTTACCAGAACCAGGCAGTACCAAAAGGTTAAGGTGGATGAGGAACGTAAAACAAAATCTATAGAGATGCTAAATGACACTTTGTCTAAAATGTATGATTTTGAAGATAATAGTGTAAAAACATTTCAGGCATACATCCAGGGAGCAGAAGGAGCCAGGTATAGCAAGCGGCGTGCCACCCTAAGCCAGCCTGTTCCACAAAACAAGCTACCCTGCCCGTCAGCACTGTGTTACTATTGTGACTTTGGATTACATAACAAAAACGAATGCCCTTTCTCTTCGGATTGGGATCCGTCTAAAAAGATAAAACGATGAAATACGAGGACGTTCAAAAGTTAAGAACAAAATACCGGCAAGATCCGGAAGTTATAAACGTAGAATATATGAGAGACGTTGCTGTAAGATGTGGGAATTTCAAGAAAGCATTTGAACTTCAGGAGAAGCTGGAGGATATATGGTTTAACTACTTAAAGGGAGTCCAATGAAAGAAGATCTAATATGTGGAGTAGCGATCCTTTTGTATTTAGTTTTATTATACTTGCTCACGACAGCTTTCATAAAAACAGGTAGAGCAGTAGATCGTTATAAGATAAAGAAGAAAACTGACAAAATCAAAGTAGGTCAAAGATACGAACATAAGAACTACTTTGAGGATCCATTTGAAAGAGGCAAGCATGTGATTAAGATATTAGACATAAAAGAAGGGTACGTTCTATATGAGTACGAAGAAAAACTATATATACGTTCTTCTGTGAGTCTTGAAGATATTGTTAAAAAATACATTTTAATTACTGATGTTAAACACAAGTAAGTCATGAAAAAAGAAGTCACAATCAAGGAAGATATGGCTGTGTTTTATAAAAATACAGGAAAAGAACTATGGATTTATAACGGACTTTTCAGAAACAAGGTGTTGTCTATAAAAAAAGATAAAGCCATTATCATGTGTGAAACTGATGCTGAATATGCTGTACTGATAGAAGATAATCAGTTTATTGCCGTAGCAAAAAACATGGATTATGATTACTGCTGCGCATTCACATTAGGTAATGCCGAGGCTTATGGGGATCGTATGGGCATATCGTGCAGTGTATGCTTGCTTGAAGATAACGAAGATAAAGCAAGAGAGATGCTAAAGGAGGCAATAATAGAACTTTCAAAAAACAGTAAAATAGATTGCGATGGGCTTTGAACTTAGACCTTACCAAAAAGAGGCAGTAGATGCCGGGCTTAAGTTTCTTACAGGAAGATCTAAGAAGCCTGGCATAATCGTAGCCCCATGCGGAGCGGGTAAGAGCCTTCTGATATCCAAGATAGCGCATGAGATAAATAGACCAACGTTAGTATTGCAGCCATCAAAAGAAATTCTGGAGCAGAATTATGCTAAGGCTGTATCATTCGGTTCTAAACCTACCATATATTCTGCTTCATGTGGTATAAAGGAACTGTCGGCTATGACTTATGCAACATTAAAGAGCATAAAGAAAGACGTAGCAAGGTTGAAAGATATAGGGATAGACACCTTATTGGTGGACGAATGCCACTCGGGGTATTCCCCTGAGGAAGGTTCTGAATTTATGGAGTTTATGAGCGAGTTTCCCGAGGCGAAGGTGCTGGGCTTCACCGCCACTCCCTGCCGCCTCAGAGCCTACAGTTCCATGCTGGAAGGAAACTATAGCAAACTTAATATGCTGACAAAAGACGAGCATAACTTCTTCAAGAAGTTAGTTCATGTAATACAAATACAAGAGCTAACTTCTCAAGGTTTTTGGTGTCCACTTAAGTACGAACGATGGTCATTTGATGAATCGGCTCTGATGTTAAACAGTACCGGAGCCGAATACACCAACGAATCTATTAAAGAAAGCATCGTACGAAATGGCTTAAACAACTCTATCTACAAGCGCCTTCTTCAGCTTATGAACGAACGTAAAGCCATTTTGGTTTGTATGGATTCTATCGAATCATGTAATAGAATATCAGAGTTTATGAATGCCAGGATGGGAGCCATAACCGGTGTCGTAACATCGCTAACAACCAAAAAGAAAAGAGAACAAATCATATCCGATTTCAAAGAAGGCAAGTTGAAGGTGGTTTTTAATTATTCAACGCTTGCTACCGGATTTGACTTTCCTGAACTTGACTGTGTGATGTTTGGGCGTCCAACATTCTCATATTCAGTATTTTACCAGATTGTAGGCCGTGCCGTTCGCATCCATCCTGACAAGAAAGAGGCACTGATAGTTGATTGCTGCGACAACATGAGGCGTTTCGGTCGGATAGAAGACTTGACAATCGAACAATTCCCTTCTAAAGGCTGGTGTATGTTTGCCGGCGATCAACTTCTGTCCAATATAAGGATGGGTGATATTATTACCAAAGACGAGATCCTTAGCCGGGCAGCCTCGCTTAAATCTGTGAATGGAGATGGTAGGAGAGAAGACGATCTTGACAGTATAATAATGTGGTTTGGAAAATATGAAGGAATTAGATTCAAGGACATACCGGTGTCGTATTTTAGGTTCTTGGCTGAGAATATGGCAGTAAAACCAGGAGATAGAAAAGAAAAGATTATCGAATATTATAATAGAATAAAAGCATGAACGACAAGAGAAGAAAAAAAATATTGGGTGTTATTAAAAACGTAGATAAGTATAAAACAGATTTTGAATACATCAAATCAAAGTTATCGGAGTTGAAGTATAACATAAATTCAGCCAAAGATGATGTTGATATGATTTTAGACGAAGAGACTGAGGCGAGAGATAATATACCGGAATCGTTACAAGACTCAGAAAAATATTGGGAATCAGATCAGGCTGTAGCTAATATGGAGGAGGTGGTTGATGACATAGAAAGTATTATAAATGATTTAGATGATGTGATTTCAACCATAGATGGGAGCATTAAAACTATAAATGGTTCTATTAAAGTAAATTTGGAAGGAATAATGTGAGTCCATAAAAACACTATAAGTAAAATTTAACACTATAATCTTTTATTAATGTATCATGATGCATATATTTGCATCATGATATTTTTTTTAGTGTTATATTTCATGAAAACAAATGTTACAATGGTATCGAAAGATCGGGAACTGTTTGGTGTTATAATTAAACAAGACACCAAAACATCATTTATGTCCTTAACAGACCTACAAGAGGCTTATACGAGAAAAAGGATAGAAATGGGATGGAATGAAAAGAGAATAGAAAACATTCTGTCCAACAAAGAAAGTGCTGAACGAATATACTATATCCTTGAAAAACAAGGATATACGATAGAAGCAGGATTTCCTGGTTTTATCCAATCTGTTGAAAAAGAATCACTTATAAAAGTGATGAAAAAGATGGGGGCTTATAAAACTATGGGAAGAGGAGAGAATAGGAGAACGATGTGCAATCCTTATATATGGGTTCTTGTAGCTATGGAGCTTAACCCTATGCTGTATGCTGAAGTAGTAACATGGTTGACGGACAAACTTATTTTAAATAGGATAGAGGCGGGAGATAAATATAATGTCCTATCAAGGGCTATATCAAGATTTCCTGATGCAGATTATACAAGAATGGCTAAAGGCCTCAAATGGATCGTTTTTAACGAACATGAGAGCATGATAAGAAACAGAGCGACTCAAGAGCAGTTAAAAGAACTTGAAATGCTTCAATCCAATCTTGCATTTTGTATAGAAATGGGAACCATATCTTCTTTTTCCGATTTAATAAACATGATGGGGACTATATATAAGAAAAAGTGGGGATCGGGAGCAGTATCTTCTAAAAATATAAAATCTTCAAATAATGGAAACAAGTGAATTAAGGGAAATACTTAAATTGTATGGTCTTCAACATGATGTTGTTATCAACAAAAGTTCAAGAAGATATTCTATTATCTTAGATAATAACATAATAGGAACCGATCACGCTGAAGAGAGGGTGGTTGTGTTCCGTCCTATACCGGAAGGGAAAAACACATTCTGCATGGAGCGAGATAGGTTCTACACGGAGTTTGAAGAAGCTTTTGATGACGATAAAGCCATAGAAGCCGTAAGACAATATTTTGAAAACAATAAAACCGAAAGTCATGAACGAAAACGAAGTATTTAGATTAAAGGGCAGAATAGCTATATCCAACCTATCACGTGAGGACAAGGATATGATAAATAGCATCCTTGATGGTGTCAACAAAAAGGATGAAGAGGAAAAAGGATATGTCTATACCGTGAGAGCAAAACTAAACAACGAAAAGATTGTACATGCTACTTTATTTTTTAAAAGCAAGACAGGTCCCACATTTGAAGAATTAAAGAAGGAGCTTGATGATATGGGAGTTAAAAGTGGTGATTATAGCGATAACGGCATAATTATCATTAACCGCATTGTTATGAGCGGAGAAGAATTTGATCGCTTTATAGGCGAAGAAGAAAAATAATGGACTATATCATTATACTAATTGATTAAAACAACGATAAAACGATGGAAAAAATGGACAATAATACTAAAAACATCCTTTATCCAAAAGGATCTATTTTTCAAACACTGAAAGATGATAAGATAGATAAAAACACTATAATATACAAAGGATCTTTAGTGACTTCAGCAACAAACATAAAAGAAAATGACAAGTTTGCTGAAGTTTATTACAATGGAGGCGCAATTATTATAGAAACAGACATTATGGAACTTATTCGTGTAGGAGATCCAGAAAAAAGTACTTCAATAAAATCAGTGAAAAATGACATCATTGACGACAAACTACGATGGGATTTGCTTCCGATGGAAGAGATTGAAGACATTGTAAGAGTCTATCATGCCGGAGCCAAGAAATATGGATCTAATAATTGGCAGAATCTTGACAACGGATTTGAACGGTATCGAGCTGCAATGTTTCGACACCTGATGGAATACATGAAAGGAGAAAGAGTGGATTCCGATACAGGATGTTTTCATCTTGCACAATGTGCATGGAACTGCATAGCTATGCTGTGGTATGACAAGCATGGAAAAGGGTTGATACCATTAAATAAGGAGGAAAAGAAATGACAACAGAACAACTAAATTATTTATTAAGAAAAGAGCTTTATGCTATAAAAAACCATAAAGACAATATTGATAGAATCAAAAAAGAATATTTTGATTCCAATTATGGGTTAAAAGAAGGAGATAAGATCCGTATTTTACACGAAACAGGAGATGAAATGATAGGCTTCTTGAAAAAAGTTGAAGTATGTGAAGACGGAGATCTGTACTTGACAATCCAAAAACAAAACAAAAAAGGTGACAAAGGCAGAGGAACATGGAATATGTATCTATCATCAAAATCAATTAAAATTGAAAAATGTGTATAATGTCATGAGAGTGTTAAGTTTATTTGACGGAATGTCATGTGGTCAAATAGCGTTAAAAGAAATAGGGATCACGCCTGAAGTATATTATGCGTCAGAAATAGATAAGTTCGCTATTAAACAAACGCAATTAAATTTTCCTAATACGATACAAGTAGGAGATGTAAGGGATTTGAATGTAGAAGATCTTGGACACATAGATCTTATTTTAGCCGGCAGCCCATGTACGGATATGTCTTTTTCTGGAAAAAGAAAAGGGTTGTCTACCGTAGAAGGAATAGAAATCAAATCACTTAATGAGTATCTTGAATTAAAAAAACAAGGATTTAAGTTTGCCGGTCAGTCTTACTTATTCTGGGAGTTTATTCGTATTTTGAATGATGTAAGAAAAACTAATCCTGATGTATTATTTCTTCTTGAGAACGTTAAGATGGGAAAGAAATGGGAGCCGGTATTTGATGATGCTATAGGGTGTAAAGGCAATCATATTAATTCAGCACTTGTTTCCGCTCAAACCAGGAAACGTATTTATTGGACTAATATTCAAGGCGGCATTATCCCTCAACCTAAAGACGAAGGTTTGACTATAAGTGATATAGCGGAATATGAAGTAGATGAAAAATATTACTTATCTGAAAAAGTTTTAAACAATTTAGCTTTTCACTTAAAAAGAAATCACGACAAGGGAAATTATTATGGAGCTAATATTAAAACAAAAGATGAGAAATCCAATACTGTTACCGTAAAGGGTAAATACATATACGATCTTATTTGTGTAGCAATGAGAGGCAGGAATCCAGAAAAACCTACATGTAGAGAATCTGGTCTCACAACAGTTCAGAAAGATAATCTTATTTTCCAAATACCAAGAGGATTTAACAAAGGTGGATTTCATGAAGATAAGGCTCCAACATTATCTTGTAATTCATATGATAGAAACAATTTTATCATACAGAGAGCATTACATGGCGATTTCAGAATAAGAAGATTAACCCCTACAGAGTGCTCCAGGTTACAGACTGTACCAGATTGGTATAAATGGGAATGCAGCGAAACCCAACAGTACAAGATGTTGGGAAACGGGTGGACTATTAAAGTGATTGAACATATGCTTAAAAGAATAAAAGAATAATGATTAGAGCAAGATTTTACATTAAAAAATCCGACTGCGGTAACGACTACCGTCCAGTCAAATGGCCTATAAAATATCCATATTGGTGTAGTGCAGAATCCAGTAATTCATTTGTATTGGTAGCGTATGCTGAAGATGAAGACAGCATAAAAAAACTGTGGCCGGAGGCGTATGATATTAATATCTTAGAGAAAGATACCGAAATTAGATTCACATTAAGATTTCCTAAACCGGAATGGTATGAATTGTACGAAAGGGAATTAGAAGAATGTGATAGGTTTATATGGATTACAGATGCGTGCATGAGAGACGGTGTAATAAGAAAAGTAAAAGCTAAAATAGAAGATTATGGTGGTCTTTTGTTAGCCGACATTCCTGATAGGATCACTTCTTATGAAATAGGAAGGGATGCTTTTGAGAGCAAAGAAGAAGCTTTAAAACATGCAGAGGAACGGAGAACGCACCTGATCGAGTCAATTAAGAAACAATTGAATGAACTTGAAAATCTAAAATTCGAATGTGATGATTAACTACGCAGCAAAAGCCAGGAAGGCTTATTTGATAAACAATTTCGATAAGATTCTTAACAGTCTTAACACACTTCATTCAACGGTTGAGACCATGACATTATTTGTAAACGACCAGGCTTATAATTACATTCTTAAGCTAAAGGAAGTAATTAAAACCAGTCCTATGTATAAGCACAATATCAAGCGTCTTTTAAATGACATGGACAAAGAGATAAAGAGGTACAATGCTTCTATCTACTACATAAATAAAGAGCGTAGTGGGGTTATAGCTGATATAACACAAGCGATGGAAGATTGCCTCATGCCATACATAGACGACCTGGCCGGCGCTATAAGGGCAGCCGTGTGGTCGAAGGGCGTGTCCGAGGAGCGGACGGAAGCGGCGGTACTGTCCCTAATCGTATCCTCCTTGGCTACGACATCAGGCAGACTTATCTCAGGTGGATATCAGATCATGAAAGAAATGGGTGGAGGTCAAGGTGGTAATCCATTTACGTTTATGAGCATTGATAAGATAAGACACTTATCTACATCATTATCTGATGCTATTACCGGTGGAGAAATAGCTCTTGAAGAAAAAGAAGCCAATGACATAACTAAGGCAATGGATGTTTTTATTGAGAAAATGTCTGATTCGGATATTGTTGACAAGGTGATCAGCATACTCGAAGAGGCAGAATCTAAAAACAAGGAGGAACGATCGTGAATTATTTGGATGGGTACGTGAAAGAAGTTCTTTCTGAGCCGTACTATGATGATTACGGCTCTGGGATTTTTAGGTGGTGGGTGGAAGTGTCTTACGTTTGTGAAGGAATAGGAGCTGTCACTACCTTAATGTTTGATACGAGAGAAGAAGCGGAAGCTGTAAAACCAGGTTACAAATTTTTATGCTGAAAATAATATGAGGTATTTTGTTTTATTGATGGCACTTGTGTTATCATCATGTTCGCATGATGATAATCAGGTTAATGACGGATGGGTTATATATGATCTATCTCCTTTAAATGGTGAACGTGTGATATATACCGATTATTATTGAAAGTGTTTGTAAACACGTTTAACAAACAAATAAAGGATTTTCTTTGTTTTAGAAAAACAAAAGGGTATTTTTGTCATCAAAAAAATAGAAAAATGGAAACGAGCCGAAAACTTCAAAAGATAGACTCATTAGTCTTATGTGAATATATTGTTAAGCATTATGGCTCTATGTCTCACTTAAAATTGCAAAAATTGTTGTTTTATTGTGACGCATACCATCTTGCTTACTTTGGTACAGAATTGGTTTCTGATAAATTTCAAGCGTGGGTTCATGGGCCGGTTAGCCGTAAAGTGTACGACAGTTTAAAAGACAAATCAATTTTATACTCAGAATTGTCCTATAGTTATGCTCCCGGTGATATAGATGTTGACGCTGAGTTTGCCAAATTAACAACAGACCAGAAAGATTTAGTGAGTACTGTTTTGGAAAATCTTTCAGAATGGAATCAGTTTCAGCTTGAAACAGCAATACATAGAGAGTTGCCTTGGATACAAGCGCGTGTAGGTTATGGCCCAGCTGATAGATGCGAAGTTTATATCTCCAAAGAAACAACAATGAAGTTTTATAAATCAGAGTTAAATGCCTAAATCTTTTCAGAAAAAAAATAAAGAGTCTTTTATTGATTCAGTGGATACCAAGGGGAATACAATATCGGAGATTCTGTTAAGATCGTAAAAGTGAAATAATATGAAAAATAATTTAAAACTCGTATGTCCGAAATGTGGCACCCCTCACCAGCCTCATTCTCCGCACACGATGGATGCAAATGGATTTGAAAGGTAAACGTACCGAGCGGATGGAACACCCTTGGATGTGGTGGAAGAAAAATGTATATCAATATCGAAGGGAAAGGCATTGTTGTATCAAATAACTGCTGGTGTCAAGGTGATGTTTCGGACGCATTCAAGGATCTGATGCCTGATAATGCTACCTGGGCTACGAAGGAGGAATTTGACAAAGCTCCTGTAGTAGGATATATTATAGAAGGTATTGGTTTAGTTTTCACAAATAGGGAAGGTCATGAAATTAATGCTTAGAAACTTGTTTCATATTCCTCTTAGAATAGTTGAAAGGAAATCAACTAATGGGGAAGTAAGAAAGAAGAAAAGAGGGTAAAGGTAGTGGACTCTTGTTACAATAAACGGTTTTAACAATTATGGCACCAATAGTTCTTGGTGCCATAATTGTTTTTTATTTAAACTCATATCGCAATTGTTTGGTACAACATAAAAGAAACCGGTTCCCTATCATCCCTGACTGAGAACCGGTAAGAAAACAATTTCAGAAAAAATTAAACCTACATAATCTTTCAAGTAAGAACAAAAAACGTACAATCTACTCTTTGACGATGCTAATATAGCATATTGGAATCATACCAAAACAATGCAAGTCCGATATTCTTCGTCTATTTGTAGCTAACATCATCGTCTCCTTCCGAATCAGGAGTGGCGCCGATGAAGAACATCATTGACTTGTTGTTCGTCTGCTGCCACCAATTATAGGCGCGCGCTACGTCTTCCGGCGTCTTGATATTATACCATTGTTTGATAAACGTCTGTTTGGCGAGTTGCCTAAATAACTTAGACTCTCCCTTGTATGTACCGGATGTTACTTTATCAAGTGAATAATTCCTAAGATCGGTAAGATCCTTCAGCTTCCGTCCCATGACGAACGGATCGTTAATGATATCTACCACGTTAAGCTCCATAATAAACGGCATCTGTGAAGCTATTTCGTTTATGGTTCTGAATCCGACATAGGATCCAAATTGAGTAAGCCAACTTTCTTCGTTTTCATCATCATCACGCCATCCGGCAAGAAGCATAGATACGGCCTGCATGATAAGGAACGTGCCGGCATAGACACTGAGACGTTTGAGATTGGTTTTTTCTACCTCATTCATATTGTCTTTATTTTCGTTCCAGGCATCTATGATGTTTTTCATACCAGACTCGGAAGCTAAGCTAAATGTTTTGGCTATCATATTCTTTAACGTAATTGACAGTCCTTCCTCTTCTTGCATTGTCTGGAAATTGAAGCCACGTCTTTTCCACAGACGTTGAGCCGCCAGCACCAACCATCCTCGGTGGGCGGTCATGAACCTGGCTATCCAGTTGCGCGATGCGGCAGTTCGGTTTTCTTCATTCAAAGATCCGTTACATATCTGCGACAAGCTACGAACTTGATTTCTGGTTATAGCCATCTGGGTTTCAACTTCCTCAACAGTAACACCTGATCCGGGCTTTACAACCACCTTCCCATCCACGACATCTACCATACTCCATAAAGTACGATCTTTTAATGCATTCCATTCTCTTTTTATGGTACTCTGTTCTTTATTACGTTCTTTTTCCATCTTGAAATCTTGGAACGTGTAGAACCGACCTTTGTAATAACGAACATTGTCCATAGTAGCAATCATAACCTGCGGATCAAGAGGGTAGTTCAGGATTTCCATAAAAGCATACATAGGCGAACGCATTAAGGTCCTGGCCACTCTATTGTATCCGGCACCATACATACGATTTCGGATATTGAATATCCCCATTCTCTCACCTATGACATATAATTTGCTTTTCCTATCTATGTCTCCGGTTTCTGCTATACAAGATGGAGCAAGGCGTGAAAATTCAGCCGATGCGTATTTAAGGGAGTCTTTGCTTATATACTGTCCTACGGCAGATTCCATGATGAGGTTGATATGACCTGTTAAGGCGCCGGTAGCTGCCACAAACGGAGACAGTGCCAAGTTCATGACCGACATAAATCTTTCAACAGCCATCATAATTCTTGTAAGGTCTACCGTATATCCTCCGATGTTCACCGTAAGTTTTTTGGTGTTCATCCTAATGCCATAATAATGATCGTTGAAGAAGTCCCTGAACATCTGATATGCTTGGGTTGCTTCAGCCTTTTTACCACCTTCAAATTGTTTATTCAGTAACATCTGCTCCAGTCCTTGAGCGAGCTCTATAGACTTCTGCTTTTCGTTGTATAACGATGACTGCATCATAAGCATAGAATAAGAGTAGCCAAAATCGTGAGATACATCATCTTGGTTCTCCAATTCATATATGTAGTATTTGGGTATAGACCTAAGTCTGTCTTCCGGATCATATACTTCCCCTTGTCTGGTTTTACCGTATAAAGAATCGTCTACTCTGTCCAGGCACAGATCTGATACAAAATTACGAACCGTATTTTTGAAGTTAATACCCAATCCTTCTATACGTTCTATATCTTGTTTTGATATCTGTGGAATAGCATACAGGTTCGGGCTCTGCTCTTTGTATAGATCAAGTGATTGTCTTTTTATTTCCTTGAGTTTTTGAATCATATTCCACTGATCTACGTTTTTAGTAGCAACTTCATTACCGTCAGCATCATACTTGATACCAAAGTCATTGAAATACGATTCGTCACGATACAGGCTTTTCTTAGGCATGCGATGACCATACCCATGATCTTTTACATAATCAGGATTACGGCCGCTATTTTCGGCTTCAGATTCAGCCACCCATGCCCTTGCAGGGTCGAAAGAAAGGTACGATATGTCCATGCCATAATCTTGGGTGGATGTTCCGTTCTGTACGTCTTTAACCATCTGCGCCACATCTATCTCACCTCGACCAATTTTGTCGATCATAGCCGCATATCCGGTAGGTGCCATGCGTTTATAGTATGAAAAGACCTGGCTCCTGGCAAATTCATTAACAATAGCATTAGCCTCTTCTATACCTGATTCTCTTGTGTTATTTAAAAACAAGCTGGCCATTTTAGCATTGACGGCATTCCTAAAATCTCTACCGTCTAATTCTTTGCTTATTCCAAGCTTTTCTGACAAGTAGTTGGTTTCAGATACGGTAAACAGATACCGGTTATCAGCAGCTTTGAATAACTTATCCCTTAAGGCTTGAATCCTTTTTGCTTTCTTCGCCGTAGTATGACGTTGTACGAACTTCCATTCCACTTCCTTGGAGTCAGCAAGAGCATTTAAATAAGACTGATTTACTTCGTTTTCAGCCTTACTGCTTTTAGTAAGGTACTTATCAATATCTTCAAGACCCACCATCTTAGCATAATCTATTAAGATAGCGTAATCGGCTTCAATAGCTTCAGATGCGGCCCTAAAAGCATCTCTTTCAGATGAGGTAAATGTCGCTTCATTAATTTCTCCGATATCAGCCACATCGCGATTGTTTCCGATTATTTCCTTTATAATAGCCTTATTTTTTTCTATATCTTTTACAATCGAATCCACGTCAGTTGCATCTCTATCACTTGTCGTAGAACTAATGATGTCTTGTGCCATTTTAAGATACGAAGCCTTGTTATTTGATTCGGTACGCGCCGATTGTTCTGATTCTACGTCATTCCAAAACCGATCGTTGAATGACAGGTGCCCCCCCAACATAAGTGTCTTCAGCGCAGCTTCTCCTCCTGACTCGTTCTGAATCGTTCTCAATTTTTGCAAAAACGATTCTGATACGACATTAGTGACATTATTTGATTCCTTTCTCCAAACTTCATTTATAGCTTGTATTTCTTTGGCCATCTTAAGTTGGTCGCCGGTTTTTTCCACTCTCCTGGTTCCTACATATATGTATTCTGAAGCTGCTTCCTTACGTTGTTTACGAAGCAGTCCTTCTTCTTCGTAGTTACTACTCTTATAGTAAGCAACCTCATCAAAATTACCATTGCTATCAATAAAAGGCTGCCTCAATATCCGCTTCTGCCGAGAAAGAGCATTAAGGTATTCTTTGGTTGTTTGAGAAACCGGATGCCCTAATTCTTCTTCGGCCTTTTTGTATATGGATTCCATTCTTGTGGCATAACTTTCACTAAATTCCAGTTCTGAATTTTCAGCATCCCACTTCTCCATCTGTTCTGTATAAATCTTTTCCTGCTCGATGGTAAAAATATCGGTATTAACCCTATCGGACGACGGTTTAAATTTAGCGTTCTCGGTAACCGTATTTCCGTCCTTGTCAACTACTTCTCTTTTAAATACGTAATTACGGTTATTGTCAACCACATCATTGATTTCTTCTTCTGATATCTCTATGTTCATGGCGGTCGCAAACGCTCGCATCTGCGCCAGCTTCTTATTACGATCGTATTTAGCCATATCAAGGGCACTACGAAGGTAATTAGAAGTTTTGCCGTCTACTTTCTGAAGCAGTTTTTCAAATTCAGATTTGTTAAAACCATGCTTTTTCGCATATGCCAGGAAATCGGATATGGCGGGCTGGGCATTCACCATCGCATTGTAATTGTCTTTGGCAATCATAGCTCCAAGAGCGTTATTGAACGGGCTGGAAGAATGCTCTAATATACCGAACCACCTACTTATCCAAGATACATCGTGTTGAACCTTGTCAAAAAATTCTTTTACTCTCTTTACCTTATCTGCCGGCACATGAAGTTCGTTCATTAACTTATCAAGCAACGTGCTTTCATCAAGGTCTTGTACTGATTTAATATCAGACTGAATACCATTGATGTCTGCAATGACGGTATTGATCCTATTTGTATAATCCTGCTTTTCACGTTCATCAAATTCGGTACTTCTGTTACGGATATATCCTCGAAGATCGTTCATGATCGGAAGAACCTGATTGTTGATAATATCTACGTTCTTTCGATCATTGGTATTGAAGTGAAGCTTGCCGTCTTTGGTATCACCATGAAGGATGGTGTTCACCACATTGCTTAAGTATCTGACCTGAGCTTCGGCTGTAGAGATCATGCTGTTCATGGCAGCCGCCATCTCATTCTTGTCTATTTCGGTCTCTACCTTATTTATCTTATCTTCTATGGTCTTAAGCTGAGCAAGGGTCATAGACGTAGTTACAGCCCTATCAGAGCTTATCTGACGTAAGTCTCTTAACGTTTTTCTCAATGCCCTGATTTTAGACTCAAGAAACTTGTTCTTGTTCATAGAAGAAAGGGAGTATAATGTAAAGTCATTATCCTTCAAAAGAGAAGTATCAAATCCTTTATCTATGTCGGTAATAGCAAGATCACGAATATTTTTAATAACGTTATTCAAATCCTGTCTTTGGGTTGATAAAGCTGATTTAAGCCAGTTTACAATTCCAGAGAGAAGCTGCCGGACGCGCCCCAGGAAGGAGGTGGGCTCTACCGGCGCCTGTGCTGTGCCGGTCTGCATCTCCCTGGCGAGGATCTTTCCAAGAATTTCTCTCCTAACAGCATTATCAAGCTCAGCTCCTTCATATACCTTACCGTATGTATTATAATACTGACCTGCATACTGATTCCATTCTTCAGTGCCTTCTACATCTTGCAGAATAGCCTCAACAGCATTCTGATCTCTGTACGCCTCTACGAGGAAGTGGGCTGTTTCTTCTACTAAATCAGATAAAGTAGCATCTTCGCCAACTGCTATTACGTTATTGGCAATATCCGCCAATGCCTTAGCAGAAGGTTCGTGCCCGTATTTGGTTTGGTACTTCTCTATATAATCGGTCATACCAACGACACTAACGCCCAGCGTTTTCAGTATCTCAACAATAGAATTTCGTTGATTACGTTCCTCTTGGCTATAATCCGATACGATCTTAGCTTTAGTATCAGCATAAAGATCATTGTCTTCTAATATGAATGAAACTACAAGCGCATCAAAATGATCGTACTTGGCGTCCAATTCATTGTATCTTCCAGACTTAAGATCGCTCTTTATCTGCTCCTTGCTAACTCTTTCTGTTCCCCCGGTGGCGAGTCTCATAGTTACCTTACTATTATCCAATGAATTTATGGTTATCATACCCTGGTCGTTCATGGAAACATCGGAACCAAAATGATTACGGAGCTCAGTGTAGGATAAGGCTGAATTGAAAAGTCTAATTTGTCCTGTATGTCCTTCTCCTGTAATATAATAGCTTCTTGTTTCCGGATCGAATATCTTGGATCCGGACAAAAGACCTTTCTTTATAAGGTAGTTAATTATACCGCCTTTTGTTGATAAAGAAGTAGAAGCAGAAGCGGTCATGACCGGTATAAAAGACTTGGGATTATTAAGAACATACTTTCCAGCCTTGTAAGTAATGTCTGCCACTCCATCCACGGTAGATTCTTGAACGATGCCTGATAAGAATCCTATTCTAATATCATTCCCTCCAGAGCGAAGAGCTTCTCCGTAATCTTCAAATAATTGATTACGATCATTCATAAAAAACAAACGAGGTTCTCCAGTCTGATACGTTACACCCACAGGATTAGAATCTGTTTCTGGTAGCTCTTCTGGACTAAATATCTTAAGACCGTCTTTTATGACCATATAATCAACACCCTTATCCTGTACCATAGATACGGGAGTGAAGTCTGAAGATATAGCATCTTGTAGATACTGGCCGGCGTCTATTCCCGGTCCTTCCGGTATGGAAATACCGGAAGGAACCATAGCATCCACCAACATAATATTATCACCCAGATCCTGGCTATAGAATCCAAAGCCTGATTCTTGAATCCCATAAGGTGCATCTGATTTCGACACAAGAATAGGGTTGCTCATCTTAGAAGCCTTATCCAGCACCCTTTCTCTATAGGCTTCCGGAATAAGGTCGATATTGGATTTTACCTTATTGTAAGCCTGTTTGTTGATAGGCACATTCCTTCTCCAGTCACCAAAAGCCTTTAAGAACTTATTAGAAAATACGGTTTTAAAAACAGTAGTAGCCCGTTCCCTATTTTCCATAAGAGGAATAGATGCTATCTTATCGAATAACATAGACCTGTCCCCTGATCTGGTAGAGACAGAAACAACTTTCTTTTTATTATCTCTTTTAATAATACACGTTGATACCATGATAAAACATTTTTGTTATGAGACAAAGGTAGCTAAAAATCAAGCATATCATAAAAAATTAAGCCATCTAACTTCTCAGTCTGATGGCTTAAAAATAATATGAAAAAAAATTATAATCTGACGCAAATCGTCAAGTTACGCTTATGCATTGTATTTGTACCCATTTCTATGAATAAACCTTCCTGATTCGAACCTTTCCACATCATCCGGTCCAATAGGTCCGCAGTCTTCCCTCCTTGCCTCATACCACAGCCCAGGCTTACGGAGCCGGCAGGTTATGACGTATTTAAAACAGTTGTGAGTAAAATGGAATACGGAGCCTACTGGGAAATACCTGGTAGTTTGAAACACTATTCTTTTTCGTTTAGTATCAAACACTATATCTCCTACTACCTTAGTTACGTAATAGCTTCTGCCATTTAACGTTTCATCTGTTTGTGGTATCCAATAATAACCTTTTGTCATGCCACAAATATATGAAAAAGTCGGATAACTTACGTACCCGACTCTATTATTTGTTTAAACAGACCAATTCCGTCTATTATAATATGACCGCTTCGCATACGACCATTATTAGGATTATAAAGAAAATTAAAACCACTTTCTTTTTCTTGTCTTTCAAAAGAACTGATATCCTTTCCTCTACAAGCTCTTCCAAAAGCCTTCTTGAACAACTTTCCTCTGAAGGTCTTGACAAGGTTCTTGGTAGCGTTATTGCCGGCTCTTACCATTGCTTTCCTTGCCTGGTCCTCCGAGACAAAACTGCTTCGGAAAATATACGATGTTGCTGCTTGTATATCTTGCTTGGTGATCATATGACAAACATTTCTTTCAAGGTACTGATATTTATTGTGTATATCATTTTCATTTCATCTTTATCATATACGTCAAAAAAGGATTTACTTAAGTCCTTTGAATCTTCGCTCAATTGAATTATGCAATTACCAGTATAAACCTTAAGCTTGTAATTATCGGAATATATATCATGCATGGTTTCAAATGTCTCAATTAAATTTTCAACAAGTGCTCTGTTTAATGAAAAAGATTCTTTACCATCACCTTTAAATGTGATATGATCTAAATCCCTGTTGTCAAATTCATACTTTAATTGATTGCCGTCCATCATATCATAAAATATTGACTTTCTGATTATAAATCCCATATTGTTTTATTTTTTTAGTTAATATAAATCTTCTGAATACAATTGTTTTCTAATAGCATTCCTATCTACTACCATCTCCTGATTATTGTTCTTAACAAGCTCAGACGCTTCCTCTCTTGTTAGAAACCGGTTCTTGCTTGTCAAAAATCCTTGAATACTACGGTTTTTATGGGCTATGCCGTATGCAGCAAGTTGCGATATTATGGAACAGTGTCTCAATCCACAAAATACGGTTCCGGATGGTATATTGGTGGGCTGATGAGGACGCTTCTTGCCGTCCTGCACCCAGATGGCCGCGCATATTACTATTTCTTTATTATACATGATACGTTTTTCTATTAAATTTATTAAATCCGTTCATTTACTTTAATATAATCGGATGCCTCTTCCCTCTAATGAGTTTAAACTTTTTGCGTGAAACATCTTTTGAATTTTCTCCGTTGAAATCCCTGATATTGAAACTCCCTGATTTTCTCCTTCCATAAACAAAGAATATTTTATTGTTATACAACACTTTATCAAACAACCTAAAACCGAAAACCTCAAAAGGAGCTTGATTGTTTTTCTTCTTCCCCCCTTTTAAAATTTTCATTTTATGTATTTGTCTATTATGTCTACGAATTAAACGTTTTAAATATTGACGTTCGATTCGTTTCGCATTAATATTCTTAGAAATGACAAACGCGTCGGATGTATGGGATTTTTCAATCCCATATTTAATCCGATTATGTTTCGTAATGTAACCAAACGTCATAAAAACTCTGTCGTATCTGGATTTTAACTCTTCATACAACCTCCATTTCATAATTCCCATTACGGCTGCGTCGCGAAGCGACTTGCCTCTTCTGATCTTTAAATCTATATTACCTTTATGGTATTCTTTGTGACATGTTTCACATAAAGTTATAAGATTAGAAGGGGAATCCCCTCCGGTTTTTCGAGACTCAATATGATGAACATTCAGTATAGAATCTTTTGACTTGCCTTTACAATACTGGCATTTATGTCCATCTCTTGCCAAGACATATTCCCTTGTGTTCCAAAATCCAAGTTGATCTCTTTCCTGATATTCTTTACCTGATATATTAGGATTGTTAATCTTTTGAGTATCAAATTGAGCTACTTCAATAACAATACGAGATATTGGTAATATAGAGCATACATTGTCAATAACACGAATATGAGCGTCTATTTTGTATTTCACCGAAGGTGCTACCCATCCCGGACGCCTACTTTTTATTCTATTATCAAAACGAGGTTTTCTATACCTCAATCTATTTCGTCTTGTTCTTCGTAGCTCCCTCCTTGTAGACAAAAGATCTACGATATCATTTCTAAGGATCACTTCACTACTGTAAAGTTCTTTGCTTTTCGTTGTAGCTGATAGACCAACATGCTTAGTCCCAGCATCAACGCCTAACACAATTTCCTGTTTGTAATCAGATGTTACGTACATTAATTTGATGGTAAACGGACATAGGTTCACAACGACTGCCTTTTTGTCTTTAAGCAGTCTCCTAACCTTACCATGCCTTGTTGTGGGCATCATAGGTTTACCATTTATGTCTTATACGTACACCATATCTACAAACGTTTTTAATGTTTATTCAACATAAGTCAGGAATATTCCATCCTGTTAGTACCCATCGCCAATGTTATTTAAGGTTTTCGTAAGCAACACCGTTCCTGAATACCAGAACTGTTTAATCACTTACCTTAGAGCTACAGACTTGGGTAAACATCCGTAGGTAACTATCTATTCTTAAATAACGTAGCCTTCGTTTCAAGGCTTAGGCTAATATCCGGACCATTTATGGTACATTAAAACCTTATAATAAAATTATATTGTTTTAATGTTATTTCGGATATACAAACAAACTCATCCCGCAATCTCCCAGTCATTAGACATAATATCATGTTCGGTTGGATTCCAATTTGATGCTACTTTTTGACCTGTATCTATCATCAATATATTTACGTCAAACATACAGATATACTTTTTACCCCAATCGATTCTTTTTATCTTACGACCTAATTTAAGCCGTTCTAAAGCCTGTTCGAATGTCATGCCATGACGAGGCAGTTTGAGATACTTTTCAAGTCTGTCGGAGGCTTCATTTGGTGTATGGCCATCGTATTCGAAAGCGGTTTCTCTTTCAGGAACATCAAACAAATCCCAGTATTTGCTTTCATAGTGATTAGATACCTGACCGGTAGGTAGGATCGCCATCACAATAAACCAATCATCAGAACCGAAGCATTTTTCTCCGTCGCTGTGTCTCCTTGATTTGCAAACTTCAACCTGTCCGCTTCTGGCTAATAGATTAAAGAAGGCAGCGTTATACAACATGCGATACCGATACAATTCATTGAAAGTGTGGTATCCGTCAGAGACTTCTCCCACGTCTACAGGCTTCTTGTTTTGAATACTACCCAAAATATTCTCTATATAGAGCTGTATTTTATACATACCCATTTCGGTGTGGCCGTATTTGTTCAAGATATTATTGACATCGTATTGTATATTAAAATCTTTTTCAAATTCTACTTCAGGATGATTAGGATAGTAGTAATCTACTGATGCTTCTAACACAGACTTGATATGCTCTACTATCCTCGTGGCATCATCATGTTTTAAGAAATTCTTGAATCCCTCAACGAATTTAATATCTTCTTCGATTGTTGATTCGAACTCTTCTTTTGCCATTACTCTAACCACATCTTTAAAATCTTTTAATTCCATGATTTGTTTTAAATTAATTGTTACTATACTTTCTTTATCCTACAATACAAACCCCACAAAAACTCAGCGGAGAAACTATCCCATACATTATTCTTCTGCCAAAGTTCTACTTTGTTAACAAACCAAGACCATGTGGGACCCTCATATGAAGAATCAGATGATGATCCCAATCCGATTTTCTCCATTTCATTCGCCACATCAGAATAAGGATCTAAATCGACTCCCCTAATCATGTTAATAATATCATCCTTGTCTAACGTAAATTGAAACCGCTCCTTGTTAGTAGGCGGATCTTGATTCAATTTACCAGTCGCAAGCCATTTTCCATCATGATACAATTCGGCAAGTTTCTTTACCTTATTTTTAAGAAAAGAATACTCTTGTGTGACTTCTATAAAATCAGCTTCGTTAGCTTCACCCTCTATGAAGATAACGGTTTTGCTTCCAGGTCTATGATCGTCTAAGCTTGCCGGGATTCCCAATATCGTCCATCCTTTAAACTCAGCTATCTTAAAACGCATGACATCAAACACCTTATAGAAATCATCACAATCTACAGATTCTATTACCTTAATATCCTCTTCTGTGAATTTACCTCGTATTGGAATAACGTGATGACCGGGGCAGCCATCGGTTCCGAAATATGCGATTCTAACCACGATATTTACAATATTTTAATTTATTTTGCTAAAACATTCATATAACATGGCACATCTACCACATCTCTTCTACGAAGTCCCTTATCAAAATAAGAAACTATATAAGTGTTTTTACCTTCATGATCAGGTCTTGGATCAAAGCATTCAAAAACGAATCTTGTTCTACCTTCAAGATGACCAAACATGAAAACAAATTCTCCACCGTATCTTTTGTTAGCCAATTCTTCTACTGTCATAACCTGTCTCCTCCCAATCCTGAATTGATACTCACATACTTAACACGGACATCATTTCCACGTCCAAGCTGACCCCGGCCGGGCGATGGCATTCCCTTAGCCGGAGCAGGGACAGCCCTAAGCCGAGACCAGTCCTGCTTTTGCCTCATGGCTTCAGCCTCTTTGTAATACCGGTTACACAGTTCTTGATCTTCGTAACCAACGTAATCTTCCTTATTTTCCATATAGAATAGTTTTTCAACAAAAGTACGACATTCATAAATTAATTAGATTTAAAATAAAACAATATGAATTAAAATAAAAACCCGATACGTTAAAATCGCATCGGGCCTGGTATTGAAAAAAAAATAGGTTCAGATCTTGGGTAAAGACTCGAGCCAATTTTTAACATCTTTATATTTAGGGTCTTTGTCTATTCTATCTCTCAGTTCATGCAATGCTGAGTCCATAACCGTATTCGGTACGCCAATCAACTCTCCTATTAAATACAATGGGGTTTTATTTGATTTAGATTCGTGTGCCATATTCATATCCAAAAAAAAGTTATGTGAAACAAACCGGCCACGGGTATTCTATTGCCCGCCGACCGGTATAACATTTTTTTTATTCCTTTTTTCCAAACGGGAAAAACGGGAATGCGGGAATCATATTTTTTACTATGGCTCCCGCACCACCGGAAGGGCCTGGGCCTGGATCTCAGGTCAGATCCTTCCAGTTTATTTTTTCGCCGAGGTAATCTTGCACGGCAAGCCATCTTATAAAGGCTACTCCTTCGGGAGCATCCGGATCATCCAAATACATTAACGTAGCTTTCACCAACTCGTTCTCACATTTGAAGACCTTCGGAAAACCATCCGAATAGTACATTGCAAAGACATATTGGACATCGCCCCATGTCGCTTTATCCGGCTTCTTCGCTCCGCACTTTTCAAAAATATCTTTTATTTCCGGCTGCTTCCAGATCCTCTTGGATCCATCGACGTTGACCATCTTCTTTACCGCCTCATCAGCAAGAGCATTAGAAAAATGGTAGCCGTAAGTATCTACATATTTCTGATAAGCTGGATCCTCTGCGTCTGCTCCTCAATAAGAACGACCTCTGCCACGTCCGCGACCTCTGCGCATCTGAGGTCCGTCACCGTAGTATCTGTCGTCTCCATAGTAATCGGTCGGGTAGGATTCGTAACCCATCCTCCGGTATTCCCGGTCCTCCATTTCATGACGACGTTCGCGCTCTTCAAGCCTTCTTTCCCTTTCTTCCAGCTCGTTTTCGCGTTCTTCCATTTCCTTCATCTTCTCATGCATACCATAATGATCGTAAGGAGGAAGGAACCCATGTCCGTACTCCATGTACGTCCCATCAGAACGACGGCTTCTGCCTCTGCCTCCACCTCGTCTGTCTTCTATCTCGTCATATCCAGGATATTCTCTGTGTCCTGAATTTAAATCATATACTATCATATTATACTTATTTCAAACGTTCTACAATTAACTTCTTTAAATCTTCGAATGAATCAGTAAGGTCATTCACCTTATTTTCTATACCAGCTATTTTACGATCCTGCTCTCTCGTTTGTTTGAATGCCGGATTGATGTCTTCTAATATAGATTCACAAGCCTCTATCTTGGCACGATGGGTATCTACGCTGTCTATTATGTCTTGACTGGTGCTTTTTATAGCATTCAGTTCGTTCATAATCGGATCTATGCTGGTAGATAATGTTATACCCATAGCCTTAGCCACATTCTGGGATTCCGGAACCGTATAGGTCTTGGTTTCGCCAGTGAGCTCTACCGTCAGATCCACCACGCGGGTCTGCATCGCCTGATACTGACCCGGCTGAGGAGGAAGATACCTGGGTTCGGATACGGCTACTACCTTTCCCAATTCGTATTTAGGTACTGTATTAGTATCAAGGGTATGTACCTGAAACCCTTTCTTCAAATCTGAAAACATGATCAAAATATTATTTAGGTGAAAATAGGGTGATGATCTCCATCACCCTACTGAAATCATTTACCTGCTTTAACTTCAGACGCCTGGGCTGCCGCTACTGGAACACAGCAATCCATTAATCTTAACACGCCACGAACTTTATTGAAGTACAGAAGGCGTTCTGTGCCATTTACCATAGCAGCACCCGTTACAGCTACGTTAATAGGGTTCACGACATTCACTCCCGTAACCGAGCAACAGGTGTCGGCTCCTACTGTTGAAACTGTGCTGTTTGCCGGGACCGCAATCTGTACCGGTAGAGCACTTCCGGCTGTGGGGACTACTTGCCTTATCTTAAGAAGGATAAGACCCTCACACGGAAGGGCGATCCAAGCCCGTGGGTTAATACCGAAGATTGTATTTGTCGTACTGACAATAACATTCTTCGTAACCATCTCATACAACGATCCTATTTTAGAAACACAAGCCATATTAGCCTCCTCTCTTAATAAAATCAGACAGCAGCGTTGTTATTGCAACATCCGTTGTTACATCCACATCCGTTATTGCAGTAACCTCCTCCGAATACCTGTCCCCAAGAATAAGCCTGGTAAGGAGAACAAGAGGGGTAGGCTGGGACGGCCGTCGGGCGTAATTGACCAACGATATTCTGGGTTTGTTGCTGAGATAATGCCGAAGCTGTCAAAGCCGCTTTTTCTTCACGAAGTTGAGCAATAGTGTTCTGCATCTCCCTCATTTCCAACTGACAGAATTTGTCGTTGATCATAACGGTTTGAGCGTCAAGTTTCGCAGACAAGATATTGAATTGGCTTGTAGCTTGCTCACGATTGTTAGCCAGACCTTGGTTGAGACCGTTCTGCAAGATATTGGTTTGTTCCAACGTGCGAAGCTGGTTATCAAAACCTTGCTGAGTAATCATTCCCTGAGTCTGGCAAGTGCTTTGATTGATCAACGAACTCAGATTGCAGCAGCAAGAGCTGATTTGATTTCCTATTTCACAACCTTGTTGTTGAACTGCGTTGATAACAGCCTGAGAAGTCATACCTACCTGACCAGCTACTTTATCAATAGCACCCTGTACGTTGCAGATAGCGTTCTGAAGTTGAGTAGTAGAACAGTTCAAAGCAGAAGCGATCTGATCTATGGCACTACGATTACCTTGAATTGCCTGCATCAAAAGTTCACGACCGTAATCGTTATTCAACTGAGCCGGCAAACCATTGGCGCAACAATCACCACCATTTCCAAAACCGTTACCGAAGCCGCGTCCACCCCACAGCCAGAACAAAACAATTATCCAGAGCCACCAACCGTTAGCCCCACCGAAACCGTCCTGGTTGTTACGACCGTTCATCAAAGCCGCTACCAGATTCGGATCCATTTTATTACCACCTATCAAATTAGCAAACATGCCGGGAATCATTGAAAGAAGACCGTTAGTGGCTGCACCACCACCGTTAGCCCCGGCTCCATCTAAAAGGACGATTTTATCACCACCCATAATTTTATAGTATTTAATTGTTAAACATACGTGCATGAAGCACGTAACAAAGATCATGATTGCAGGGTGGAATACAGGTGTGTTTATTTCCTATAGAAGAGAAGTATTTTCAGCAAAAACGGAAGTATAATACACAATAATTAATTTTCCCCATTTAAGGTGAAAAACTGATAATCAGAAACTTACGCTTTTCCCATTTTGGGTAAAGCGCTGTAAATCAAACCAGGGCCCGCATCACTGCGAGCCCTGATCTCTAAACTAATACCATGAAAAAACTTAAATCTAAAAACTAAAGAATACACAAATGTATGAAAATGTACGCTTTTCACAAAGAATCTGTATCCTGTTCTTTTGTGTGATTCAAGACATGGGATATAGTTCTGATACTTAATCCGGTTTGATTTCGTATCAGATTATAAATATAGGATTTTGAAACTACAGTTCTTAATTAACCTAAATCATTCATAATGTTTTTATACATAAGATGAATGCTGTTATTACGTTTGATGGTACTGATTCTCATTTCCTACCGTTATTAGTTACGTTCTGTTCTTACCTTCCCTATTTTCTATAATCCCTTCCTGAAACTAATATTGCAAACTTAATAAAAATAATTCATAAACAACGAAAATCTAACTTTTCTTGTATGTTATTGATATACGTGCATATATAAGAAAAGTGAGACTTTCACAAGCCTCACTTCCCAAATTATAACTATGAAAAAACTATATTATATATATACAAAAATTATTTGCATTCTAATTTGTTAAGATCATCCAATTCAGACTTGCTTATGGTCATATCTTGCGTCAAGCCAGATCTGTTTTGGTATGGAGCGTAATCGGTTTCTACTGTCTTAGCCTTCTGGGTAGAATCGTATTTCACCTCCGATTCGGTCCCTGTCAGATTTTGGTAGATAGAGCCGGAACTACTTTCGCTTACTTTAGACCATATCTTATTACCTACTCTTATAAAATTATCATAAATACCTTCGGCTGTTATAACACCATCTTGCTCTACGATATTAGGGCCCGATTTTTCTTTTAACAGATACGGGTGCCTGGTGTAAAAATAGTGTTCAAAATCATTCTCGGCATACGAAGGGTCATACCTATCCAAATAAAACAATTTTGATAAAAAAGGGTCGGTGCTGGTCATGCTATAATCAAACAACATCAACCTGTCTTTTCCAGATAAAGATAATTCTATTGATTTCAAAATATCAGGATCATCAGAAATAAGACCCAAAGATGGACCAGATTTGAAGTCAAGATACTTATAGGCATTATCATATAATTTTGTTTTATGGAGTTTGTTGTCAAGGTAATATTGGTATAAATCGAATAAGGATAATGGGTTTTCGCTATCTTGTTTTTTGTTCATGTACCGACTAAATTCCCGATCCACATCCGCGTAAGAAACACCAAGTACCGCCGGGTGCCCAAACGCCATCCTGGTCATTATCATGTCCTCCGTGTTCTGAGAATCCATGAACGATCTGACGTATTTTTTAATGGAATCCATGAGCGTATTATTATCTACGTTCCGTACTTTCTCTTTATCCAAAACGCCGTTCTTAAAACAAGATTCAGGATATATTTTAGCAGGAAAGTGAGTTAGGTTGTGCTTGGCTAACACTGTTGATATTTGATACATCTCGTTAAGATCATCTTTGCTGATCCTTTGATATAGATTATCTCCTACCTTAAGCAATGAATGTTTCTCAAATGCTTCTACTGGGTCTATATTTGATTCAGAATAAACGATATTCAAATTATCCATATACTCCGGCAATAATCCAAAATAATAGTCTGTACTATCACCAAGAACATCATCAATAGAAGATGCCAACGTAGGAGCATAATTTACATCATTGTGCCTGGCCACATAAATATCAAGATCCAGCATCAAATTATCTATCTTATTCAAAGATTCTTCTGTGCCATCATAAGTTTCTGACGCCCCTATTATATCTATGCCAAACCACGTACAAGCCTCTTCTATATCCCATATCATGCTTCTTAAATCAGATTCGGTGTCAGCGTTAGCCCTATTTAAATAAGCTGATATACGAGCTCTTAGGAACTCTATTTTGCCAGGATTGTAATAAGACAGATCTTGTAGCTTAGACAAGGATCTTCTCTTGCCTTCTACCACATCATCCCCTTCTATGTTTATTACCGGAATCTTATTCGTAGATAAAAACTCATCAAACATAGATTCGGCAAATTCTTTATCAGAAACAAATTTCTCAACCAGTTCAGGATATGAGTTTCTCAACGATTCAAAAGCAGATGAAAATTCAGAAAATTTTTTTATGCCGGCTACTGTTTTACGCATAGCATAATAAAGCTCAGAAGGATTATATGGTACTTTTTTACCAAATTGGTTAAACACTCCCTCCTTGTAAACAATAGGACCATACTGATAGTCAACAGACATAAAATAATTATCTTTTTCCCTATCATGTTCGTTATTGGAATAATCCAATAACTTCCTCATGGATGTCGAAACTTCATTAAGAACAGAAGGATCAGATAAGATTCTACTTATCTCTGTTTCATTATACAAGCCTGATCTTCTTAAATTCTGCTCATTCAGTATCAAACTACCATCTACATAAAAATAATGAAGAATGATGTTGGATAATGATGGTGCCGTATAAACACCATAGGTAGATAAAAGAAAATCTCTTACATCCTTAACATCCTGATCCGTTAGAGGATCGGCAAAATAAGTTTGACGCTTCATATACGACAGCACGTCTTCTAAAAGAGGTTCGCCATTGGGATCGGTATTAAATATCTCCCCTGGAGCCGGGTTATTCCAATGACCGTAATACGACAAAAAACCAGGAGTGTAAGCCTTAGCCCATACCTGAAGAGCTCGCTCGCTATTTCCCAATAATTTTAAGGCACTTTCGTAAAGAACGGAAGGCTCACCGTTAGGAGCCTCAACCCGTTCTATTTTATTTTCCTTCTTTTCTATCTGACATTTGACACCCATGTTATGAAAAATATTAAATTCAATAAAATCTATTACATTTCTTTATAAGTTTCGGAATGTACCTTCTTAACAAAATACATTCGTAATCCTTACCGGGTTAAACAATAACCCTCTATCGATTATCCTACGAATTGATTCACAAGAATCACCGACTACTTTTCTCATAATGTTTAATGCTCCATTTACATCGGCATTAATGAGCTTTCCTGTAGAGGATTGAAATAATCCTCGTTTTCTCCTTTTTCCTAAATAGTTTTCATGTTTTCCTATCTTCTCAAATGCAAGAGAATCACATTTTGAAGTATATGATTCTTCATTGATAACTATTTCAATACCAGCTAATTCACATTTGTATTCTAAGTAACTAACTAATCTCGCAAAAGGGATTTGGGTAAACTTTTGGTTATTCTTTTTACCTATATTTACATTTTGTTTCCATCCCTTGTTATAGCCTACAACTAATTTTGTTATCTTGGAATCGATAAGCAAATCAACTATCTTTCTACTGATTTTATGAAAAACATCTTCTATGTACTGTTCTCTATCATAATATAATTTCTTTATTCGTTTTGTTGTTCCTTTTATCTTTTGTAAATCCTTTATGCTATTTAATTTAGCAAGTGTTTTATTAAATCTCTGATTATATGATTTAACAAAATTACCGCTAAAAAGATAGGTAAAATCTTCACTAACTAATGTTACAAGATTGTCTATTCCTAAATCAATAGAAGCAACTTTTTCTTCCCTACCTTTAGATACTTCAGTATCTTTTACCTCATAAATGATTTCTATCTTATATCCACACGCTAATGATTTTATTCTAATCTGTTTAAAATCTTTAATCAAATCAGAATACTTTTCATATTGAGGAATATCTATTGAAAGATTTTTTGATAGGATTATTTTCCCATCTTTTATTTTGCAACTCTGACTCGTGTAATACAAATTAAACTCAGAACCTCTCTTCCTGTAATTAGGAAGACCTGGTTTTTCTTTGTATTTATTATGATTTTTCTTATAATCTTGGACAGATTTGTAGTAACCTTTAATGTTTTTATCAAGAATACGAAGAACTTGTTGTGAACATTGCGCCTTTAATAATCTATAATTAATATCTCCATCCAAGTTCTTAGTATTCTTCATGATAGTATCAAGTTCAAAATAAGATAACCACTTATCTTCTTTAGAAAGTGTTTCTCTGAAAATATATAACGCCTGATTGTACAAGTTATTGCTAATCTTGCACAAAGATGATATATTTTCATTCTGACCTATGTTGAACTTATATACTAATCTCATGATTTTTAATACATTAAATGCTGTTTACAAATCATACATCTAAGATACGAATTACATTTGTATTACAGAATAGAATCTATTATTTTTAATGTTATTTTGCACCATAGTGATAAATATTTTAGGCAAAGTTAATTATAAAACCGACTTATACAATAACGGATCCCAAACTCCTTCTATATAAATCTCTGGAAAACTTAAACCGCCATCACGAAGAGTAGTAACTTTCAAACTGGGAATATTAAAAACAGTGCAAACATCACCAAACTCACGGCTCAACTTAATAGCATTTCCGCTGTTATCAGCTTCATAATAACAATAACAATAATTTTCATTAATGTTTGGATCATATTCGTACCAATATGTTAGATCCTGTATATGATCTTCTATATTACCAATTTTATTTTCACCTAATATAAAAATACCATTATTACTATGGTGATAAACTATAGATTCATAACCACCATGATTCCAATCACTATTAAACATTATATAACTTTCTTCGGAATCATTATCTTTTAATACAGGTCCTATATGTATATGAATTTTATTAAACTGACATACATAAGGTCTTTTTCCTCCAAGCCTTTTTATATCTTCATTAGATAACTTATTATAACATCCTCCCGCGAAATTATCCGCAGCATTAAAGAATCTCCTTCTCATACTCAACACTCTTTATTTAACTCATTTATCGAATCCGAATTATCAGAACCTTCTACAAGATTCTTATTCCTATCTATCTCTTCCTGGCTCATGTTACTCATCATATTTTGTATTTTTCTACCAGATTGAGATAAAGAACGGATGAATGCGCTGGAACTTATCTTAACTCCAAGATCCGGTTTCGCCCTAAACGCTTCACCGGTACTGATATTATACAAATCATACACACCTGAGTTCATATAGAATTTATATATCCAGTTTCCACCAGCTTTTTTGTACCCTAATTTGGTTAGCTCAGTTACACTCATACCAAATTTAATACCATTACGACCCATTATCTTCTCAGGTATCTGTTCTACCTTAGCCGGAACAGATGTATATGCTTCATCACCGCCGTACAGGAAATAAGGGGTTGTTACCCTTGATATGTGAGTAAGCGGCTCTTCGGATATACGAAGCTCATCTTTCTCAGCCTTAGATTCTTTCCTTGGATTGGATATTCTAATAAAAGGATCGTATGTCAAAAAGGTTAAGCCGTATTCTACTTTATAACCCGACACGCCGTTAAGATCCCTTATAGCCTTAGTCGTATGCGAGTGATTGATGGTGTCTATACCATACCTTGATTCCATATCGGTCATAATACTATTAACCTCATCTCCCTCTACATAAACCTCTTCTCCTTCCGGGATAGAGGTTATGCCGGCAGCCCTTCTAAGTAGCCATAAAGTAACTTCAGCAATGTCAGAGAACTTATCTCCGTTCTTCCTATAGTTATCTACTCTTCCTTCTTCAGATCCAGGTAATTCGACATTTCTTTCAACTTCGACATTTGTTCTGGATTGTCCTTTGCCTTCTCCATCTCCCTTTTTATCGCCATCTTCCTCAGTGCGTACTGCACCGCCTTCTGCACTTCCTTCTTTTCCATCATTTAAAATATTATCTGATTCTGACTCTATAGACTCCACGACAGCATCATACTCTGGTATGCCGCTAAGGAAATCTGCTACGTTATTCAAAAACTCTATTTTTTCCTCGTTTGTCATATCAAGGCTTTCCACGGGCCCCCATATGGCGGGCAAGTTGTTTGATTTTATTACAGTAGAAACATCTTCTATAGTTTGGTTGTCCACCGTAGGCAAAACTTTAGAAACCAAACTATTGATATCAGATTCCATTTTTTCTACTTCCTCTTTTGTGCCATATTCTTTTAGGGTATCCATGCCATTGACTCTAAGAGAATAATTCAAAGCCTTGCTTGGAACAAAATTAATATATTTCAAAAAGTTTTTCAACTCTGATATAATTTGTTCGTCAGATCTTGGCCCAACATAATCCTCGACTACCTGATCTGTTTGAGAACGAAGCCAAGAAACGTATTCTTCTAAAGTCTTACCACCTTTACCGGAAGGAGTGGATATTTTATCACCTACTGTTCCTTTAGGTTCTAATCCCATTTCCTCCTTAAGGCTTTTAGGATTACCTCTCTCACGAAGAAACCTCAAATCACCTCCTACAATCTTCCTTGCTATAAAATCAAAAATATTAGCATAAGGCGGCAATCCTTCTTTTTCTGTATGAGCTTCTATTTCACTCAATATAATAGAGAAGTTTTTCCTGGAGGTACGCTTCTTGCCAGGTAAAGACTGCGCATCTTGTGCCGCAGGAGCCGGCTGAGCTAATGGCGCCGGCTGAGTCTCCCGGGCAGCCCCTTCCTCTGGCATTTCCTCTTCATAAACTTCCACATCTTCTACCTTAGAAGTAACGGTCTTACCCTCATCAGAGAAAGGAAGATCATCCTCTATAAGCGACTTAGGGCTGGAAGATGATTTACCAAACTGAATCCTGATCTTAGGAGCGACAAACATCTCACCTTCAAAATCTATTCCAGATTCTACTTCAGACGTCACAATGTCTTTCACGCTCCTACTTCCATCTTCTACCCACTTAACAACATCAGGAACTGTAGATAATTTTTCTATAGCCTCACGAGCTTTTCTAAGCCCTGAAATAGGATTCAAATACGATACTTGATACGAAGCCGGATCAAGACCTAACTTGGTTAGATACGCATTAAGATCTTGTATATCATCTTGACCCATCTGTAACAATTCAGAGTCACCGGATTCAAGCAGCATATCTATAAAAGAAATCCATTTCTTTCCTTCCTCTGATTCCACAGAACGTAGACTAACCGGGAAAAGATAATTAAGACCGTTTTTGCCTTTGATGACAACTACCGGAACTCTTACATTTTTGTAATTATTCCCCTTGTCATTTAATATAGAATAAGCAAATGGGAAGCCTGTGTATTTAGAGCCGTTCTTAAGCACGACTTTGCCATTTAAGACATACCCCACATCAGATACTTTTTCAGCTCCTTTTTCGGTAATAGGGAGATTTTCTACCTGACCATATCCTTGACCGTTTACTCTCATGTTAAACACCGGTCTTCCAGGAAGGGTCTGGGCAACAACATGCGTGCCGACGTTGATGGTGGCCGACCGGCCGGCATCCTTCTTCCACTTGTTAAAAGCCGTTCTTCTTATTTTACTTATACCATCTATGCCCCCTGTGTCAGCTTTTACAACAGAAACGAATCTGTTTCCACTCATAACCTTGATAACCATATTGGATACCAGCTTATTTTCAGCAGATTCTATTCTTTTTTTATCACCGGACTGAACAGCGTCATTGTATTCGGCAAAAAGAGACTGATTATAGGTATCATTTACATCTATCTCAAGATTAACCTTATCTCCTTTCTTCAAAGAAGATAATGCTTCCTGATCTATTTTATCTACCTCATTCTCTCCGAACCCAACACCTGTTCTGTACGGAACCAATTCGTCTGAATCAAGACGCTTATAAACCAAAGAATATGAATTACCCACGTCCTGAATAGACACATCTGTGTAACGGTTGAGAATACGAGCCGATTCTTTGTCTATAGACCATCTCGCATGATAAGGAAGTTCTATCACGGTAGCTGTTTCTCCACCTATGTTAAGGAAATATCTTTTAGTGCCATTAGCGTTCGTTTCAGAACTTATTTGAATAGGAACCAATGATTTTATTAAAGATATAAACTTATCGGCTCTAAGACCTGCAATTTCATACCTTTCATTGCCGTCATTGGAGATTCTTCTCACCATCAACGTCTCTGGATTCTGGGCGCTATCTATATTGGCTCCTGGCGTATTATCGGATTCATCTAACTCATTTACAAGAGAATCTATATTAGCATCATCTTCCCCAAAATTACTCAACGTAGATTCAGAAATACGACCTTTGTCAATAATCCTGTTTTGTTCGATATAAGGAAGGAGATCCGTGATGTTTCCAGCCTGACCAAGATCTTCTATGGTAAATACCGAATCAGCAAGCTTATCTTCATCAACTTTCTCCCCTTTGCCCCGTCTGTTCATTATATCCACATACAAAGAAATAGCATCATCAAGTTCCTTCCTTTGATCTGGTTCTAAATTGGATTTAGCCATATCAATAATAGCTTTATTTTCCTCATATACGGATCTCGGACTTGTAAGTCTGTCAGCCTTTTCAGATAATGATTTTATGAGATTAATAGGGCTGTCACCTAAAGACGACACATAATCATCAAAATCTTGTTTGTATTTATCATACACATCTTTTTCTCTCGCAGTAAGAAGATCAGCATTCCCTGTATATAATTTATCAATTATAGACTGCCTTACTACCGGAACCATAATAGGATTATCCATAGCAGCCTCATAATCTTCATCTGATACAGACTCCGTAAGCGGTGACTCTTTTATATTATCTTCCGCTTCCTTCATCCTATCTTCTCTTACTTTATCAAGAGCATGCATAAATGCTTTGATAGTCCAAGCTTCGTCTTCCGAAATCTTACCTTCTGACACAGCTTGATCTACTACCTCATCAGTGTCATATTCACCGACTTTATTAGGCTCTGCAAAATCAGGAACCTTGTCATCCCCCTTATAAGGAGTAGACCATAGAGAAGACAGCGCTTTTGAAAATCCCCTGTTTTCCTCAGCTAAGAATCTTTTATCAAGCATCTTAGACAAGAAATTATTCATATTCCTATAGTCCATCAAACTCCTACGGTATTCATTTACCAAGGATCTCATGGCTTTGTCTTTGGCTGTAAACTTCTTTTCCTGTCTTGATTTTACATTAAAATAATCATCAAAAGCCACAAGAGTATCATAGGCTTCTATTACATCTTGTGAACTTATGGGAGAAAGAGGAGATGATAAAACAGATTCGGTTTTACTTACCAACTCTTCTATCGAAAACTCTTTTCCTATTAACGTTGATAACTCAGACAACGAATTATTGTAATTGGTTCTAAGATCTTCCAATTCTTTGGTTTTTCGTTGTATGGACTCAGCTTGTGGGTCTTTTCCATCTACGTTACGAGGACGGGTGGCAAGATCTTCTATTTCGGATTCAAGTTCTTCTATTCTTGACCGTATGCCACGAATAGCCATAGCCCGCTCCCTCGCCCTGCCCGACAGCCGGGAAAACGTACTTAGCGCATCCGCCACGCGAGGCTGCCCCGAAAGCGTTTCTATGACAGAAGCTATGTCTTTCATCCTTGATTCTGATTGAAGGCCAAGGAAGGCATTACGAGCTACGTATTTTCTAAATTCGATCTTAGAGTCATCACCTATAAGATCTTCGGCAAAACTCTGGGCAGATCTGAAATCAGAAAGACGATTGTTATAATTATCAATAATAGAATCCTTGTATTTCTTTGCCTCTTCCAAAGACATTCCGTTAGCTTCGGCTATTTCTGAAATAGGCATCATATCAATCATCTGCCTGAAATTTTCAGCCGAATCCTCTAAGGTTCCCATTTGGTTGTCAATAGACATCTTTTCAAACATAGCATCATCAAGCTCCTTGCCGGTCATAGACTGAGCATCGGAACGAACTTGAGGCCCTAAACTCATTGACTTTTTCAACGTATTCAAAGCCGCCGTATTAAGATTAGAAGATGCTTTGTTATATTCATTTACTTGCCTTTCCAGCAATATCCGACTATTACTATACTCTTTCACTCCAAAGAAGCCTTCCCTCATACCGAACAAAGAACCGATAATAGCACCGATTCCTATTTCAGTCCACCCTTCTTTAGATGTATATTGCTTTTTAAATCCTTCAGAAATAGCATCAAGAACATCGACGGCTCCGTTCATAGCCACATTGTCATATCTTGACTTAACATATTCTTCAGCCGTATTCTGTACAACACCTTGAGACCCTTCTTCCCATAAGCCTTCGGACACAGGTCTTTTCATGATATTGAAAACATTACCCGCTATCTTCTGCCCTATATTGGGATTAGTTATTTTAATAGCCATCTCTCCCGGCTTCGCAACTTCCGTCCCTAATCCAAATAAATGCTTATTAAGTTTCTTTTCCAACCCTGGTATAGCCTTGCCTCCTAAACCTATATACTTGCCAAAAAGAAGCCAGTTAGATAATCCTACTATACCCATATTGGCAGCAAATATTGCACTACCTACATCAGCATTAGAATTACGAAAAACAGCCATTTCCTCTGCATTAGGATCACGACCATAAATCTTACGATAATAATCCTTGAAATCAGACTCGGATTGCTTCATAAAAGAATTTGCCTCAACCGATGATTCGAATCCGGCACTGGTAGCCAACAGCGTCATGGTCTTAGCCGCCTCCCCTACATTTCTTCCGGTAGCAACTCCTTTTCTTACATAGTCATTAAACACACTTTTAAGGCTTCCTATGCCCCTATTGGCAGCTTGCCTTGCTGCTAACTTAGCTCCGATTCTTCCGCCTAATTTGGCGCCTATATTACCTAATGAACCAACTCCCAGTCCTCCGGTCATGTACGCTGATATCATGGCTCCTACAGTAAAAGACATTCCATTACCAAGGACGTCATTCCATAAGAAATTACCGGTATCCTTAAAAAGCTTCTGACCGAAATTATAATCTTCTACCTCTTTCCTGTAATAATGGGGAAGAAGCATGTCTATTTGCTGGTCAAGATCACCTACAAACTTATCCATGTTAGTGTTTAACGCAGCTTTGTAACTTCCCTCAGATGCCATATTGATAAGTTTGTCAGGCAATGACACGACTCCTTGCGCACCGTACAATGCAGACTTTAAAGCGAATTTACCTACACCATTCCAAAACCTACTCCATCCACTCTGTCTTCTGGCATAATAATCCTCATTGTTTATACCCGGAATATAGTTGGGATATTTTGTACGCCATACCCCATCATTACCCATCTGATGACTTTCACGGATACTTACCTTCGGTCCATAGGGATTAAGAGGCGGCGGGGCAGGTGTAGCCCCCCTGTAGCTGTTACGAGCCAGTGCCTCTGAGTAGCTGTTGCTTATCTCCTTGGCTATATACGGTTCTTCGTATTCGGCAGCAGCTATCCTTGATGCGTAATCCGGAAATTTAGGTTGGGCATACACACCTTCACCAGGCATATAATTAGGAACCAGAGGCGTTGTCGTCTCTGGTAATGTAGCCGGAGTGTAATTCTCTTCTTCGGCTAATTTCCTTTGCCTTGCCACATCTTCGTAAGTGGTTTTAGCAGCAGGATTATATCTATCTATATTATTGTCAGCCATAAATTTTCTGCAAAAAATCGTTCAACTTACTAAACTTATCATTCATGTTGGGCGTGATATTTATTCCTCTCATATACGGATCTCTCATCTGATCAAGACGTTCTTGAACAGCTTCCTTCACGTATTTTACAAAGAAGTACTGAGGACACTTCTGGTGAATGTTATTCCAGTAATCCGCATACTCATCATTACCTGGATCCAAAGGAACAAAATCCGAGAACAACAATGCAGGATTTTTAGAATTTTTAGTCCTTTTGTCATAGAAATTGACCGCTACCTCTCTCGAACCCCTATCGTCCATTCCTTCCAACTGAACTGATATGTTATCAGACATGTCAATAAAATTATCAACAAGGGTTTTAACAACATTCATTTCTTCTGGCTTAAGGTAAGAACCATGAACCTTTACTATATCATAAAGATCATTCTTAACATCAGCCTTAGAAGCCAAACGGGGAAGGCCATTACGTATAAGATACTTATCATAAGAATAACCTTCCTTCTTTCCTGTATCTACAAAATCACAGGTTCCAAAACTTGATTTGTAACCATCCACCGGATAATTACGCTCCTCGACCGAAGGATCTATACCTGCCTTAAGAAGTTCATCATTCGTAATCTCAACCCTTTCTGTAACATAAGAGTTTTCACCAGACCCTACTTGAGCAGTCAAAAATCTTCTGACAGTGCCATTATCTATCTCGGCGTCCATATTGATGGTATTAATAGCAGTAGGATCCAGATTGTTTACCTTTCCTGCCATGTAACCAGACAATCTTCTAAACTGAGCCTTCTGCAAAGACTTTTCCGGTGAATCGGCATTCCAATTGTATCTTTTGTAAGAATCAAGGTAATGATACTGAGATAATTTATCAGAAATCTGATCAGGAGATACAGACATTTTTATCTCATCCTGCATCTGACCCGCTATCATATCAGATACCCTACTATTTTTCTCAGCATATCTTAGCTGGGTAATAGTCAATGGCTCCCCTTCCTGATAATCTTTTAGATCTATATCACCGTCCTTATCTATGGTCATATAATCAGATATATTAAAATCAGGATCGCCATTCAGTTTCTTCATTCCATTAATAAGAGCCAACGTACCAGTAGAAGAACCATTATCCTCGCTTGTAATAGCATCAGATATGTTTTTCCCTAACTTGCCGGCACTCGCCCTAGCTCCTAATGACGGAGATATAGCACTAAGAATATCTATGCCTCTTGAAGGGTCCATCATGTACTCTCTAAACCCTACGGCATCAGATACACCAGTTGTTATAGCTGTAGCGAGCAGGAAAGCTCCAGCCTTATCATCTGTATCGGTAAGATTTATAAAAGAATTTCCTTTCATAAACTTAGCATTACAAACTTTCCTGATAATATCCTTATTTTTTTCAGTAACTATATTATCTATTTGATAATCAGTTATGTCATTTATAGCTTTTGTGGCTCCATTTGCCTTAGAATCAGAAAGAAGTAAAGCATCATAAGCTTCAGATAATCTGTTATTGCCTTGTCCGAAATATCCGTTTTTCTGACCTCCATTATTTTTTAAATAAAAATATATCCGTTCTTCAGGAGTCATATTAGCATACAAACCAGGATCAGACTTTTCTTCTTCGTATGATGCTGCAATGATATTGCTTCTATCTGTAGGAGATAATGAATTATATAATTTCAATAAATTTGCTCTACGCTCCGTGGAAGAGGATGTGAGTTGTTCATAAGGGATATTAGCCAAATTAACAGATCCTATCTTACCCGTTCCAGAATTGATAGCCGTAGGCCCGTCCATAGGAGCCATCGGCACTCCTACACCGCCTGCTCCTCTTGTGCCTCCGGATGAGCTTTCAGTGCCCATCTTGGAACCGTAAGTACGCATGTATTCGGTTTCAATCTTAGCCTGAGCAAGTTGCTCTTTTGCCAACGATATTTCAACCATAGACTTAGCATTGTCAGTCAAAAACTTTTGCTGAGCCCTATCCTCTGCCAACCTTGCAAAATAAAGATCATCTTTCTTCCTTTCAAAACTTGTATTGTCGTATCTCCATGCATCTGTCATCTTATCGAAAAGATTATTGGTAACAACAAAATTAGCGGCCGCTACCGGATCCGACGAAGCTATTATCATATCTGCCTCCCTCTTGGCTTCTGCTTTCTGATTTTTAGCTTCCTGTATCTGACTATCAATACGATCAATAATATCCTTATTATCCCCTACTGATTTCTTTTTCGCTTCCAATGCTCCTATGTGTCTATCGTATCTTTCGACATAAGACCCAATATATTGACTAACCAAATCCGGATTACTGAACACCGGATTGGTGGCTGCCATATATGATGCTTCTATTCTCATCTGATTCCTCATGTTTTCAGATAAGTTAGCAGACACAAAATTCCTTATCTGGGAATCAGTAAGCTCATCTACGTTGACTTCTATGATTCCACCAGTAGGATTACCTTTAACATCATATTCTGTTGTCTGAATCTTCTTGCCTTCATTATTTTTCCTAAAGTCACTGACCAGCTTATTTATCTCCTTAGTATAATCGACATAAGGAGAATAATGAAGACCTCCTAACCTTGATCCTGCTTTACCATCTGACCTCCATTTGTAATAAGGATCCAAAGCATGCCATTCATTAATAGGGGAATAAAGTTCAGGATGATTCTGTTTTAGAGATTCTATTTCCTTCATAACCCTCTTGCCTTCTTTTGTGCCGGCAATAGCGTTAATGACCGTATCATCCAACACCGAGCTAATCTCTCCTTGTATGGCTCTTGTAACACCATCAGAAGAAAGATCCACGCCTTTGAATTTTTGATTGATGTTAGCAATCACACCTGACATCTTATCTTCCATATAAGCGCGGGCTTCAGGCTTATCTATCTCTTGACCCATAAGATAATCTACCTGGGTATAGATCTTTTCACGAGCAGCATCAACCTTCTGCTGTTTGTACATCATAACGTCCTTAACAAGATCTATGTTGTAAGGACTAACATACGGGGCATATTGCCTTAAAATACTATACTGTGAAGCCACTATTTGGTCCTCCTTCTTCTTTTAATTTCATCATCTTCTTCATTTAAACTTCTCAAGTAAGGTGTGGAATAATCACCCATATTCATCACATCCTGATTACCTTGAACGTAAATAATTTGACCACTTGGAAGCATTCTCATATTTGGAGCTATGGAAGCTATGGTATTCAACGATGTACGAACATTGAACTTATTCTGTATCTCGCTGTTTATACTATCATAATAACGAGCAAGATTTTCATCCCTTATAGCCATAGCCTTCAATAATCCAGATTCATAACGTTGCCTTTCCGCTATGTTCTTATCGTCTGTCTGAACATAAGCCATTTCATTGAATCTATCAGCTTCGTTTATTTGCCTTGCGTTATTGAAATTTACTTCGTTAATGTACTTGGCTATATTGCTTCCGGCTATGGCGTTCATATTAGCCAGAATAGCGGAGCGCTGGGAGTCGGGCACGTCACCTACTGCGTCCAACTGAGCCGATGTCGCGCGGTTGAGCTCGTTGATATACTGATCAGCAGATTGAAGAACCGGATCTATTCTCGGAGCCTGATGTCTTTCCAGACCTTCTATCTCCAAGCCTGTATCGAGCGTTCTCAGCATCTCCGGGAAGATAGGACCGAACGCCGCCGGTCTGCCCTGTCCTTTAGGTCCGTTGTCTTCAACCACCTCCTCTGTATCGGTGTCAGTTGCAGTCGTAGGCGTACTTGCTTTCGGTTTTACCTCTATCCTTCCAGGAGATCCAATCTTAGGCGGTGTAAGGCCTGGTGCTATGGGACCGGCCTCAATAGGCTTCATTTCTGGTTTAACAGACTCAAGAACGAAGTCTATTTCCGGCATTAACCCACTATCTCTTAAAGCAACAAACTTATTATAATCGGAGCCCAGAATCTTCTTAGCGGCATCAGATTTATCACCAAATAAGTCAACATAATTCTTTATCCCTTTTTCGTTTAACAATCTTTTTTGCTCTGCCGAAACAACGTCCAACCCATAATAAGAACGAGTAGCTGTTGTCTGACCAAACTTATCATCTACGGCAAATGAATTATAAGCCTGATTCCCTCCGTAGCTTCCGGCGTCCTGTCCCCAGAATCCGTATTCATCTCTGAATTTCTTGGCTGCATCAGCATTCGTAATAGCGCCGACATCAGCTAACGCCCACAATGCATTTAATTGCCTGTTGTATCCTTTCTGGAAACCTTCTGTATCAAAATCACCATCCGTATTGTACTTGTTGGCCCATCGGTTTATGTCGAGCAAATTAGATACCGCCTTATCATTTACCCTGCCGTATCCTAAATTGCTTCTATGTTGGAGATTCTGATTGGCATTGACACTGGAATCAGGATTAAGAATCTGCTCACGACCGCTAACATCAGATACAGTCATATTAAGAGTTCGTCCAAATAACTGATTGATAAGATTATTGTAGCCGATAGCACTCTTTCTAAGCTCCTCCAGTTCCTTCTGAGTAGGTCCACCTTCAGCCATTTTTCTGGTTTGCTTAACATACTCGTCATATATCCAGTTCTTAGCATCTGATTCTGCAATATTAAAAGCCTTAGCTTGTTTCTTTACCTGATTCAGATCAACAACCCCGCCATCCCTGAAGAAAGCATCCATCTTCTCGTTACGCTTAGATTCTTCCTGTTTGCCATAAACGATTTCGGCAAAAGAACGAAATTGTGCTTCAAGCTCGTCTATCTCTTTCTGGTTTTCATTGACGTACTTGGAAAGAATAGAAGCATTAAGATTAGATGTATTTTTATCTTTTACATCTTCATTTTTCTCTAATCTCTTATATACACGCTCCTGATCTTCGTACTTATCAGACAAACCAATCTTCTTCTTATATCGATCAAGGAGTGTAGCATACGTATCTTTTGACGTCGCCTTAATACCGTAATTTTCTCTAATGTAAGAGGCAAAATCATCATCGATAGTACGGTAATCTGAAATAATATGAGCTTCAGGCAAATCAACGGGAGTGCCACCATCTTCATGTCTGTTCCCTTTGGCTTCCATAGGTCCTACGGAGTCAAGAGTCAGTACATACTCGCCTTTCTCTATCTCTACGTTAGCATTATCCTCCATAGATTTAGGAAGAGGATAAATGTATTCTCCAGTCATATCGGACGTATCCATCTTCTGACCATTACCCAGGTTTATTCCACCACCTTCACGTTCCCATCGGATAAACTGCTGCCGGCGCTCTTTTGCAAGCTTTTCCCTCGCCGCCTGCTCGTCCCTACTGGCTGCATACGCAGCAGATGAAGCCCCCATAATATTACGAGCAAGACCCATGCCAAGACTCAATCCCGAAAAAGCGGCCTGAGCCACATTAGCACCAACCTTATTACCGGCTCTTATCCGACCAAGACTTGTACCGAACATTTGAGCCCGACCTCCAAGATCAAGAGAATAATAAGGAACAGTCATAGGATCCAGAGGATTCCCGTCTTGTGATCGCTTTTCATTTGATTGATTTTCTTCTTTATCAGCACTAACAATAGTTCTTTTGGGCATAGACTTAGGATCGAATATATTGTTATTACTTACATTCATAGTCGGAATAGAAGGTTCTTGCATTTTTATAGTAGAATAGTCAGGACCTATAATATTGTCAAATCCTGCCTCCATCATATCTATTTCCGAATTTATCTCACTCATACCAGGAACATTAGACATGTCCATATCAATATATGGATTAGATGTCGTATCAGCCTGTTGTGTAACATCCTGAACACTACCACCAGGAGCGAATACCGGACGATTTTTTATGATTCGTAATCTCATACCATCTTTTTTCACAAAGATAAGAGAAACGAACGAGAAAATCCAACGTTATGGGATACGTTTAAAAATCAATCATGTACGACAGACAAACCACCAGAATCAGGGTCGTACTTAAGGCCGCATGCCCGGCGATAGTTCTTAAGCGCTCTCTTATACAAAAAAAGCACTGTCTTGGAAACTATTTTCTTCATAGACTTGGTTAAAATCTCTTCTGTTGAAACAGACATCAGACAGCTATTCAAGAACGACCTGACATTGGAACCAAACAAGGTCTTCACCATTTTTCTAAACGTTCTAAAAAGATATGATGCAGAAAGAGCCTTTAACCCATTGCGAACCAACCTCTTGTTCAAATACGAAACAGCCTTGTCAGATAGACATATCCTATTCTTTCCTTCGCTGTCTACCTCTGACGAGAACCACGAATATAAGGTGGTAGAATGTTTCTTTAAATGGTTGATAAAGGAAGTTATAATCCTCTCTTTTAAAGCCCTTTTATGGGCTACACATGCGGCAATCTTCTCTTCTCTTTTCAAAGAGCTGTCAAGGCATCTAAACACCGTCCTATCGTCTCCAATGAAATACTGAGGGCATTCTTCTTTAAACTTAGCTCTATAGGCGGCATATCCCTCCTTACGGAGCACATCTATCTGAGACCGGATATAGAACCTTACGCACTTTTCTTCAGCCTCTTGCACGCTTTTAAGATAAGGAACTGACTTTCTTCCATATCGGAGATAGTCATAAACCATAGCCTCAATAAAGTCATTGTACGGAAAAAATCTTCCAAAGCCAAAGTTCCAAACGACGAAACATCGCACTCTATCTTTCCAGTAATCAGATATGATAAAGTTGCTGCAATATCTCAACTTCCTGTCTTTCTGATAGAAATGATGAGTATGTTTGTCATAAAATAGATTAAAATATCTCAAATTGCCTAAACACTGACCGGCTGGACGGCGTACTACATTATACCCTAAGTTGCTGAAGCTATTGTATATAACTTCTATTGGAGAGACCTGCTCTTTCTTGAAGAGCTTGTCGTGTAACTTGTGAGGATCTGTTATTTCTTTTATTTTTGTCTCCATATTGTTTTTGTTGTTTAGTGCAAATATATGATTTTATATAAAAAGAAGAAAATGCACTGCCTTGTATCCGGTTTGAGAGAAATAGGATACAAGGTTTTTTATTTTATGACGGTTTAGATAAGAGACGGGAAAACGGTTCTGAACATAACCGCCTGACCGTCAGGGGTGGGACAACAAATCTTGAATTAAAACTACGCCTATAAATAGTCTCCGTTTTCCTTAATATTAAGACCATTTTCAATGATCTTACCCATTATATCATTTATATTATTTTATATACTTTACCATTTATTCATATAATTGTTTACAGTGAATGAACTTAACGACCGAAGGGAGTTAAGTGAGTGAACGGATTAACAAGTTACTTTTTCCGTCTATTGTATTGTTCGCCTAATTGTGTTAAAGGATTGAGTATCGTGACCGAAGGGAACGATGCGAAAGAACATATAACATTTAAAAAAACGACTGAACCTATCGACTGAAAGGAGATAGGTAATGGAGTGACGTTAATAGTTATATTAGGTAGCCAGTGGAGAATTAGGCAGGCTGGTAGGCGAGACGGGCTCCCATGCCCGTCAGGATAGTAGAGGTACGTAGGTCTGTTCTGTTAAACAAAGGCGATGATAGTTCCATCCTTCACGAAATCGCACAAAAAAGCCGGATTATCTTGATATCGTTCTTCAACCTTCGGTATCCGCATAACGAGTCTCAAATCCGGCTTCGCTTTATTAATATGAGAAATAAAATAATATTGTTTTAATTATCGGTGACGCCTTTAATGCGAAGTTGTATATTGGGAAGCACGGCATTAATCAAAGCCATTTTCTTATCCTCTTCGCTTTCTTTTTCATGCTGTTTATACATCATGCTGTAATCACTGTCATCACCATCCTTTTTCCCATCTAACGTCAGTAAATGATTTATGATGTCCTTACCATACGTTTCAGTCCATGTACGGAATCTCTCTTCCTCGGACTGTCTCTCCTGGGACGAGACTTCCGGGTTAGGGAGGGCGGCTGCCACTTCTACCTCTGGAAGTGTTACCGATGCTGCTATTTCAGCATCATCTCCGAATCCCATTTGACCATACGAAGATACGGAATTTTCTTCAATTTCCAAACCAAGATTTTTAGCAACCTCCATAGCATAGTTATAACGGTCGTCGTTTCTTATAACACTCTTATGAGGACGTCCTGCTCCTTGGTTCCAAGCTACTACAGCATCTTTAAGGTTATCGGCGTTCATAAAATCCTGCCGGCTGTAGTTGTAATACCCTGGTCCTTCTTTTCCTTTTCTTGTGTACAAGAAATTAGAATATCCGGTTTTCCCTTCGTATTCGTCAGCCAAGAACTCAAGTTGGTCTTTGAATGTTGGTGTAGAATGACCTTTCTTTTTGGCGTGCTTGAACAACTTATCCATGCGCTCATTATGCCATTGCTGTATGCCGTATGATGTTCTGTTGTCTCCATATATGTCATCTTTAAGACCGGATTCAGCCATGAGGTTACCTATGATGGCGAGAGCCTGTATTTTAGACATGCCTCTTTTATCAGTAAAGTATTCATATGCCTCACGTTGTTTGCCAACTACGCCACCTTCTTCGTATTTCCTTACAAACCTTTTAGGTAAAGCCTTGTCATTATTTCGAAGCACACTACCTTTCTTAGGATCGTATTTGATACGTTCCCTTATTCTAAGAGGGACATCCCTTTCCGGTATGATGTCTTCTGCTATCTTCTTTCGGCTAAAATCATAATCATCCTTCACATCCAACATACCAGCATCCGGATCCCATCTTACGCTGAAATTCTTCAACGCACCTAATCCTGAAGCTTCGTTTACTTTTTCAAAATTGTCACCATATACTTCTTCTCTAAATGGACTTACACCTTCATTTACTAAAATCCATTTTCCTGGATTTTCAAATATATTTTTATTTAGTTTATTAAGGACCTTCTTGTAATCTCTTATTTTTCGTTTACTTTTTTCATCAGCATCCTTATATGCTTTGTCAAGCATGTTGTTCATATACTCTTTATCTAATAAAGATTGTATCAAAATAGCTTGTTCTTGAGGCAATCCTACATACTGAGCATCATCATCATCGTCATCAAAACGATACTTGCTTGCCGGTAATCTACTTATATCTCCATCCGTGTAAGCCTTCCACATTTTCTCTTCAAAATCCGTGGCTGTATCTTCCCCTGATCTCTCCCTGTTAGGATCCAACATTCGTTTCACAGTAGGAATAAAATCGACCATTAAACTAATAGGATCAGTGTCTAATATTGGATTAACGGATTCATACCACTTATTAGGATCAGCATTATTGGATATGCCAACTGATTTTATATTCGAATCAGATATCCTGACCTTATTTCCGTCATATCCCCTACCTATATAACCTGTATCACCATATTTAGCTTCCACATGGCGAGCGTCTTCATACTTTGAATCATTAGCACCTTCTTCTATAGATTTGTCCTCTACGGGCTTGTTTTCAACCAGGACATAGTTACTGTCGTCATCCACCGTCCAAAGCTGGTCTGTTGGCGTAGTGAACACCCGGCGCTCGAAGGCACGGCGCTTCTTCTGACCGCCCATACCTTTCTCGTTTTCATTGTGGTTTATTTCTTTCACTGCCTTATCGTAGTCGCCTTCTTTAAGGTATTTAAAAAGCATCGGGCTTTTAGAATACTCCGGTCCTCCTGTATTGTAAAACAAACTAAACAAAGCATCTCTCTGATTATTGTTTAGATTTTTGAAATTAGGAGTTCTTCGTATAAATTCCGGAACAAACGTATTAACTACATCTTCAAATTCCTTATCGGCCTCTTCTACTGTTATACCATTCTTGTATTTTTTAAGAAGATGAGGAAGATGAAATCCGTACCCGATTGTTATATTTCCCTTCTTGTCGTCATATAATTCAGGCTCGAACTTTTCCCACGATTTCAAATATTTTAGGATATTTTCTGAGGGCTTCCAATCTGATTTATTCTTCTTTGCCATCTTTATCTTTCTCTAAGAATCCAAACATTTCACCTGCGCAATTACCAACAAATCCAGCTATGTAAGCCGCGTGTTCATCTTCTCCCACTTTAAAGCCAAGAGACATATTACAATGTTGGCATACCGACATAGCTGCATGAAATGATTCATGACATATGTTTCGCATAGTCATCTTATTCTCACTTTGAAAGTTCCATAATAACTTAAAAGCTCTATCATCCCCCTTATCACGAACAAGATTTATGAAAGAGGCTTTTGAATCTAAATCGCCTTCATCTCCCCATTCTCCTTCATGATCCGGTTCTGCATTCTCAAAACGATCACACAATGTTTTGTAATCTAACCCTACGGTGATAATCAACTTTAGTGGATATATCACAAAATCAAATTCTTTTTCTTTCATTTTTCTTCCTCCTTCTTAAATTTGTGGTAAGCATCACAAACCTTATCAACTAACCATCCCATCAGATAGGCGGCATGCTCATCTTCTCCGGCTTCAAAACTGTAGTTAATGTTAAGATACTTACAATAAAGGGAAAGACCATACAGACATTCGTGTCCTATGGTTCTCACATCCATGTCAGACAGCGAATGAAATAAGAAACATATTTCTTTCCTGTGATTGGTTCGGTTTCCTACAAAAATAGTTCTGCCACCATAATCATCAGTCCATCCATCCCAGCTCTGATCTTCTACTTCCAGGTTGGCGAACGTCTTTACTATATACTCTTCATCTGCTCCAAGTTTATACGATACCTGTTTCATAATAATCTGTTTTCCAACAAAGATAAACAAAAAAAGCCGAAGATATACTCACGCACTTCCTCGGCTACGCTATTAAAATTGTTACAATGAAAACTACAATTGAAGCGAAATTATTTTAGAGCCATAATTGGATTACCCCATCTCTTTTTCCACTCTTTACCTAAATACATTCTTAATTCCTCGAATGAGACATATGCATCCTGTTCATCAATATAATAATGATGGATGTCTTTGTCGTAGATTTCCTGCCGTTTGGCATCATGGTCACGCCAGAGCAGTTCTTCCGGTGTCGACTGTGGTTCCGGTGTCAGTGCCATATACCAACACTCGAGCGGTGATGCCTCCGGATAGTCGTTATGATACTGTTCCTGCTCTTCACTAAGCAGGAGATAAGCGCCATCTTCGTAATTTTCGATATTGTCGCCAACAAGATAGGAATCAGGCAATTCTTGTTCCAATTCCAAAAACTGAATGTTTTTTTTGAATATACAGCATATTGTCTTATTTATATTTCATGTAACGAAGTATTATGATACCGGAACCGCCTGCGCCAGAATAGCATCCTCCTGAGACATTGGAACCACTTATATAAAAAGAACCTCCTCCTGAGCCCGTATTGGGTTCTCCATTAGTAGGTCTTCTCGAAATATCTCCGACATAACCGATACCACCGCCACCTGGTGCTGATCCGGAACTATATTCTCCACCACCTCCACCACCTCCGGCGTACAATTTATTATTGAACGGGCATCTGGTAGTACTCCCTTGACCGATTCTAGGCATATCACCTGCCCCATTAGAACCATCACTTCCACCAATATATCCTGCCGTCTTTTCTTCAGGTCTTCCACTACCACCACCTGATCCCCCATCGCCCCCTCTTCCGGAATATCGACCTCCATTTCCGCCAAGAGCTTTTATTGAATTAGATTTAAACCAGGACTCTGACCCTGGAAGACCATTCTTCTGATCATTGTAAGCAGACATCGAAACTACACGATCTCCCCCTTTCCCTATTGAATAGCTAACAACACTTTCTGGAGTAACAGGCACATCAAGATATGTTTTAACATACCCCGATCCTCCACCGCCACCACCTCTTTCAGGGCCTGACGATGCACCAGAGCCACCGCCACCAACAATGAATACATCAACAAATTTACAACCAGCTGGCACCATCCATGTACCGGATGATTTTAACTCTTCCACAACTTCTACCAATTCTCTCTTTCCCATCATCACCCTTCTCCTCATCTCTCACCTCCTTTCATTATACTCTCATGACAATTATCCCATGTTCCTTTTTTTTCAGTGATAAACCTGTGGCTTTGCCGGCTGGCAGTTCGACGCTTGTTTCCTCCGATTGCCAGCCGGATAAAATCGCTTATGAAAAAGTTGGAGTTTTTACCCCCCCCCTATGCTAACTTTCCTTCTCATATTATCTATTTTTAATCTTATCTTCAGAAATCAACCACTGGAATATAATCTTCCGGTTGCTAATTACTTTCTTTATCCTCATCAGCATCCAACTTCCTCTTAACCTGTCCAGCCATGACCGTCTGAAATTAAGAGCATCAGGATTAACTGACTTATTTATATCGTTATCGTCCTTGATCCAGATAGGTGTTTCAGATCGGTCATCGTCAACCCTGTTGAAGAAGTCATTTAACTTATGTCTTCTATATACCTCAGTATCCAGGACCTCAGTATGGTCACCTACGATCTTCGGATATGATATACGTTGTGCTAAATTATTCTTTTCTTCTGGAACAAGATGAATTTCGCCTGAGTTGTTTGTGTCGTTGTAGATAGTTATCGTATCTAAACCTACTTTCCTGTCAAGAGTGTAATTCACATCATCGACGTATTTCCTTGCATCAAGCTCGTATTCTACAGAAGCCAGCGTAGAGCCATTATATTTCTCTTTTATCGGCACTTCTAATATAAATGGATATGTTGCTCCGTAAAATGTCTGAAAGCTCTTATTCGTCAGCAAATGGCTCCATAAGCCACCTTCTTCATCCGATGCCGGGAAGTTTATTCCTGTCTGGAAATATTGTTGCTGTTCTATATAATAGTCAGGACAGAACGAATAATAAGAAATCCATTCCTGCTTCAAGCACGAATATCCGATAGTGAACGACACGTCCTTGAAATATTGTTCGTCCTTTAAAGATATTTCCTTATCGTTTGACAGCACCTCTGTTTCATTGTATAAGAACCTTCCACCATCATATTTATAATATGCCGGGTTCTTAACAGGTATATAATCTTTTTTCGTGATAAGTACTCTCTTATACCTATTATCCCATCCAAGAGACAGACCAAGACCGATAAATTTATTGTCTGTATCTTCTTCTGTCATCTCTGTACCGGTTAAGATATTAGTTATTCCGTATCTAAGAATCTTAAACGGAAGATGACGCTTAAGCCAATGTCTGATACCTACACTAAGTTCCTTAAGATTACGTCCATTAGGATCGGTCATAAACACCTGTGCTCTTTTAGTATCTACCCAGAAGTGACCAAATTCTGAACTAATTATTTCAGTGCTCTGGGTTCCAGAATAACCAAGGTCGGTCGTGTTGTACTCCAGAGGCCGGGACGCGAACAGACCGCCGGTGCCCATCTCGGCCTGCCCTGGGGAGGTGCGCTCCTTGATTACGTCTATGGCGTTATGGAGTGAAACCTGATCCTCGAACCTAACAAGAATCTGATCGGATTCAATACGCTTCATGTGAATAAGCTTCCCGTTGTTGGTTGGGAACTCATGATAGTCCATAGGCTTGTACGTCAGCCACGGATCTGTTTGACTGTTTTCAGATACATCAGCCCTACTCCATATAACACCATTAGGACGTTGGTAAGCACAGTCATAAAAACGTCGTTCGTACGTTGCCGGCAATACATTTGGTGTTAGTGTCATCCTCGACGAATAGATAGGACTTATCTTGTAATCATTATCCCTATGGATAGATACGTTCTTTTCTTGTGTCCACCAAACAAAATCTCCTACTTTTGGATAGAATAGTTCATGAGGCTGAGGGCCCTCTAATCTGAAATTACAATTTATTTCAGACTCTACAAGGAACTGAGGAATGCCATAGAACCATGTATAAAATCTTCCATTAACGTACTTGCCGGATGTGTCACCATTTAATTCGTATAAGCTCTTCCTGTTTGGATAAAAAGCGTATCTTCCTTTATTAGATGATGTCCAGCTATTGAAACGTTCGTTATCTATTGTCTCAAGAGCGTCTTCTCCAGTATCATAATTAACAAAATATCTTGGATACCCTACATTTCTGTAATCCATGTATGGGAATGGTATCATGTCTCCAATACCAAAAGCGCTATTATAAAAAACAGGAAATTTTCTCTTTAATGAAAATCTGGTTATCACCGTATCGCCACCGAATATCAGTTTCTTTTCATTAGTGAAAAAGCCACATCCGCCTATGGAAATCCATTTTATATCTTCTATCTGTCCATATTGATCCGGCCTATATCGCATAAGTCTCATATACGGAGAACAGATGTACGATACTGTTTTGGATTGCTCGAATGTTCTTCCTGCTACAACATCACTTCCAGCAATAACCGAATCATCTATGCGGCTACTGTCGTAATTGTAAACATAGTTCGGATATTCCAATAAATATTTCGATTTACCATCTCCTTTTTCACCTGGATCACCAAATGATAAAAATAACGAAGATTCACGATCTATATTATTAACGAATAAGAAACGTCCCTCATTATCATTTCTACCGGTTCCCCATTTAGAAGACATACTGGCATCCATCATCGGATATACGCCAGACTTAATGTACTTAACAGAAGATAAACCACGGGCAAAATTTCGTTCATACTTATCCTGATCTGTTATGCCTATCATTGAATTATATAATCCCACAGAAGTATAATACCATGCATGATTACGTCTTGGTCCATTGTTTATAAACGTATTAAGCCAATCATAACGGTACTTACCATACAATATCGGGCCTTTAGCAAGAGTCTGACTGATGGTTGACACCATTGAAGAAAACAGCATGGCCACACTTAAATTAGTCAGGAATCCTCCTCCGGTAAGACCGGCCGACCCTCCTATGTATCCAGACTGCGCCCTTATCTGAAGCTCTTCTGCTATCATAGCTGCTATTGTGGCACTTGATTCAACTGCGGCAAGCGACGCAGCCATCGTGTATGCGGCAGGACCTAAGATAGTCCATTTTGGATGATCTTCTACAGGTACGAAACTGCCCACAGACATTCCTCTTTGAAACCCGTCTATACATACTTCATTTGGAAGTTCTGGCTTGTTGAAATAAATATCAGGTGAACAGAATGAATACCACACGTTTCCTCCTTTGTCGAAAGGATGGGATATAAACTCGTCTCTTTTGCCAGACGTATAATTATATTGATCTTGTGACAGGTCATTATATGGGTAATTAGGATAGATATTCACATTACCATCGTCTCCTATGTATCTAAGCATATCATAGGCTAATCCTGAAGCCACAACCGACCTATTTAGTCTCCTATCTCCACGATACAGTTCATATCCTACAATCGTATTTCTTTGTTGTTGCGTAATCAAACCAGAATCCACTGCAAAATCCAAAAACACTTGTATGGTGTTCTCATCTACCATAATACCTACCGGATATATTTCAGAAGCTATGTCATATCCACGTTCATCACTGTTCATGAATGGTATATGCTTATTATCTGGAAACCGGTAATGACGTATAGGTTGCTGGCAAAATACGGTAGAAGTATCTACCCCTCCATAAGAATGACCCTTGAAATAAGATAATCCATTTTTGTCTGACAAAGGAGCACCATAATATTCTGTTAACTTATTCATAATATTAGAATAAGCTTCTGTTTTTTTTGGATCATCATAAGATCTGCCTGTGTCTATTTTCATCCTACTACTATCATAAAGTTCAAAATTAGCAGGATATTTCTCAGATGATTCCCAATATGCAAAATCCCCGTATTTATAAGGACGAGGCTTGCAATTGATGGGCCTATCTCCACATGTCTGACATTTTGATGCAAATAAGACAGTTGATCTAAGTGTTATAGAATCCACAGACAAATCAATCTTATTTACCTCCTTTTCTCTTATACCAAAAATATACGGATATATAGTTTTACCTGTAGCAAAAGAAACGCCTAAAATAGCACGAGACGGCTTCTTGCTTGGTTCCTCCTCCTCGTCTGGAGTATCCTTATTCTTATATTCACAGAATTGTATTTGCCTGAATGTCATTATCCAAGGAACAGCTACAACCGGCGATTCTATTGTTACATAAAAATAATTTTGCTTTATCGTTTCTTTAAAGAATTTATCATCTATAGTTCCCCATGCAGGTCTTGCTATATTAATAATAACCGAATGTCCTGAAGCATGTTCAGGCCTATCGAAATCTACCGGTATTGTGCCAAGTGGATTCCATGTCTCTATATCCTTCCAAAAAGAAACACGAACGTAATTGGTAGACACAGCATCCATTATACCATCTATCTTCCCAAGGGCTTCAAGATAAAGGACCTTATTTTCTTCCTTATATCCTTCTATATCCCATTCCTCCGGTCTATTGATTCTAATAAACCTGGCATTGGTCATTACATTCCTCACGAACTTACGAACTACAAACTCAGAAGCAAATCCTATATTAAGTTTATCTCCAGTAGGATTTTCGAATGTGGCATTATTTACATATCCCTCAAATTCCCAATCGGTTTCAGGTATTCCGGTGTCCGAATTTTTGTATATCATATCCTGGAGCTTGTTGGACGCATCAGGCCAGAACTGTTCAATGCAATATTTCGGTCCGTTCTTTGACCGGTATTGATCATTTATTACCGTACTCGTTGATCTACCAGCCCTCCAATTACCTTTTCCATTTATCTTTTCACTCCACCCATCTATATGTAAAATATATCCTCCAAGGATGTAATTGTTGTTTTGAAAGTTATTATAATCGGACCTTGAAACAGTAGGATCAGAACAATAATTTTCAATATAACAACCACATGTACAAGGCATTGTATCAAGAATGTATATAGCATCAGATACGGTCTTTAATATACTCCCTGGTTGTAAATACGGATAGAACTCAGAACAAAGATGCCGTTCGCCATCGCCGGATATCTTACCTGCGTCGTCACCAAAAAATGCTTCATCCATCCATTCAGACAAAGAATCCATTGTATCGTAATTGAATAGAACAGAATACTTATTCTGGTTCTCACCTCCGGTTGTATATAAATAGTCGGTAGACACGTGCTCCATGTCTTCTAATTCTTTATATATATAGTCCTCTACAATACCAGTTATTAAAGGAACTGGAGCAGACAATATAGATTCTTGACGATGGGGAACTTCGCAGTCTCCTTCCATTTCTGGTAACCTAATATGATCAATTGGCTCCATATAATCCTGTGTTCCGTCTTCTCTGTATTTGGTAGCTATATCACATATCTGTCTTTCATTGTCTCCATTCTCCTTATTGTTACAAGCTACAAGACCTATATTTTCAGACAAATAATTTATAGGGATTCCTACAATATCATCATAATCGATAATAAATCTTGATTTCCCTTTAAAAGTAGCGAAATTGCTTTCCACTATAACAGTTTGACCTACGGTAGCAGGATTATTACATTCTTTTTGTTCTTCATCTATAACAACCGCATCGTCAATTAATATCCCATCTCCTGCCGTATTGCTATACTGCCATACATATTTTCTTTCCACTCCTGAACAATCCGGAGCATATGCATTTATAGACTGGTATGGGATACTGTCTTTGTTCATTTCTTCTCTTGCCTTATCAGAAGGAGGTGGAATAAGAACAAATGCTGGAGTTTTATATCCGGTGGATGTCTTAAACGAGATAGAAAACGGATACACTTCATTTCTCATATATCCCACATACAGCGAACAAGCATTACCATCTTTATACAGATCTTCATGAGCGACAGATGCCTGCCATTTTAGAAAATGCCCCATAAGAGAAACTACAGGCTGTAAATTCCACTCTTTTTCCGCAGTAAGACCATACTGCAAAAGACGGTTTCCGACTGACACTATTCCTCTTGATGTGTTGTACACAGCCCTTTTCAAGGAAATATGCTCAAATGTGGTTCTTTTATTATTAAGGTCAGAATAATAGTATATGGTCTTCTCTGTAATAGGATGAATACCTTCTATAAAATAATCAACTACCGGCTGCGTTTCCCCATTGTATCCTACCGTATTCTGAATAACGGCTACCTTGTAATGACTGACCTGCCTATCTAAGTTAGACACCTTAAGTCTTATACCAAGATTAGTCCTTTCTCCCCATTTTCCATCATTGATTCTAATATATTGTTCATCGAATACATGTACAGGATTAGTCAATGAAGTATAGTTGGTTTTCTCGTTGCCAAATTCATCACACAAGGCCACAGCAAACTGGTACACGCCGGCGCGTAGGCTGCCCCCGTACTCTATCTGTACCGGCTCCACGCATGGCTGGTCCAGTAGCGGAAACACCCTAAGTTTCTCACAAGCCAGAAAACATCCATTCTCCTGCATGAATTTATCCCTATCGTATTCTTTATCGCATATCTTATACCCATGATAATGATACCAAATATCTCCTTCATCATCCGCCGTCAGAGCCTTGTCTACAATAACATACCTGGGAGGATTATAATCGTCGGTCCAGTAAATACACTTACCACATTTCTCTGTCTTTATTTCTATGGTTTTTATAGGATGGTAGATAGAGAAATTAAGGCACGGATCTTGCTCGTTGTCTTCCAGCAGGGTTTTTATGCCAGAACACAACGACTCCGATCCTTCTACCATAGATTCTATATCGGAATCGGATAAGATACTTGTATCGGATTCAGGCTTGAAATAAGTTATTTTAGATACGCCTGTTTCAGGATTTGTTATAAAAAAATAGATATTGCCTGAAGTAAGATCATTCTTGTAACCAATAACTTTAAATCCATCGAAATCAATGCATTTAAGATTACTGTGCTCGTTAGATCTCATTCCAACATTACCATCCTCGGATTCGATGTTGGCATTCAAGGCAAACGTATAATGCTGATCCGTAAGACTCGACGGATGCAGATCGCGGTTCATGCCTGTTTGAGGAACCGCTATGTTTCTGTTATCTTCTGATGCCATCTTTGTAACTGTTTGTCACAAAGATAACAAAAGAGATTTAATCATGGGCTTTCAAAGTGAGCGTAAAATGGCAGATAATCACCCTGTCTTATATCTTTTACCCCTAATCAACACAGTGCCATCACCGCCGGCTCCGGCATAAACCATAGAGTATCTGACGCCGCCTCCTCCGCCGCCATAACCTCCGCCTCCTTTACCGGATCCGTTTGTTGATCCTCCTGTACCAGATCCTTCACTATAATCGGATATTCCGCCTTGGAATACTACTCCGGTATTGGTTTCTCCGCTTCCACCACCGGCATTTCTTTTACCGCCGGATTCTCCAAAATCTCTGGTAGTATGACCTTGACCTTTGATTACTCCATACTCTTCTCCATTAGTGTCTCCACCATCCGAAGCACCATCTTGCGTATATGACGAACTGCCGGCACTACCACCATTTCCTCCCCTCCATTTATTAGCTCCCTTTCCTCCATTTGCTCTATAAGACGAGTTCATGAATCGAGAATAACCACCATCCTTACCAGGAGAATTTTGTTCGGCTTGATAAACTTTCGCCCCTCCTTTTCCTACTGTTATAGAAATAGATTGACCGGGTTTTACAGCAATAGCTTCTCCGTCTTTCCAGCCTTTGCTATCAGATTTGAAGGTCTTTGTATAACCGCCTCCACCTCCGGCAGAGCTGCCACTACCACCTCCACCAACTAAAAAGACGTCTACGGAAAAACAGCCATCAGGAACTATCCATGTGTAATTCCCGGCTGGATAAAACCTTATGATAAAGTCTTCAAGTTCCCTATTTTTTTGCAATAAACGACGTCTCATAACATACTAAGGATTACCCCCCCCCCTATATATAATAACTTACTGTAAATCATATAATTATATTTAATATACATAATCAAACAAATACAAAGAAAGAATCATTAGAATAAAGACTGGTATCCTGCGCATATGTCATACAATCAACATCCTCATCTGCGTTTTGTATAAGGTCACTCTTGCCGTCATAATTGTTAGAAAACATAAAAACATATTTTTTATTGTTTATCTGAAACCTATATATAATGCCATGTTGTTCACTTGGAGCAGGAGTTGGATTAAATTTGATAAATATAGCATTACTTCTCTTTTCTATAACCTCAAAAGAAACTGTACTCTGAGTATGAATGTTAAAACATGATCCTTTCCTAAGCTGATTCAAGACATTATTCACCTTATCTGGGCTAATTGTATCTGATTCATCTTTACTCATTAAATCAAGTACCTCAAAACGATTATCATGATCGGTATCGATTTCAACACAATGATAAATAGCTCCATTACCAGATCTCTGTTCCTCAAAATATCTTCTCCTACTCATGATAATACTCCTTCCCGTAATATTTCAAAAAGCTAAATCCTTTCGACTCCTTCCTCAAAACATCATGCTTATTCCAATACTTTTCCAAGTCGAAGGCTTCTCTTTCAAATACGATGTTATGATATGCCTTATCATGATCGCGATATATGCACAACCTAATCAGGTACTCAATCAAATACCATGCATAGTATAAAAATACCGGAATAAGAGACAGCCACAGCATCCACCATCCTACATTACCGAATAAGAGACATAATCCTATTGTAAGCAGCGATATAAACATACCAAAACAAAACATTGTATGATACTGATTACAATGCGCCTCTTCATGATATTCGGCCTTCAATGATATAGCATCACGTTCGGTAAATACGGCTCCAAACAGCATAATTGTTTTATAGCCGTCAATGAACGTAAACAACTTAGCTATTTTTGATTTATAATATATTTTCATTGTTAAAAACAATTTTATACCAGTTGCACAAAATCAAAAACTCAATAGGAGAATTAACTCCATCCCATTCCCATTTTTCAAGATAAGATCTTAACTTACTTTCATCAACATCTTCACACTCTTTAAGAAAAACAAGATGCGGCATAAATAATTCTCCCCCTTCCAAAGATTTATTAAACTTACTAACCAACCTCTTTCTGAACTTAGGACCGTACCATGATTTTTCATTTGTGGATCCGAGACAATAGTAAGAATTATTTTTGACTTTAATGCCAAACCATTTACATACATATGGATGATATACCCTATCTGCTAAAAATATAAATGGTTTATACCATAGGCAATGCCAGAATGTACTACACTTGCCTCCAAACTTCTTAAATGCCCATCTGAATCCTCCAGAGAAGTACCAATTGTTTGCACCTCTCTTAACCTTAACTTTGTATTTAAGATTCTTGTTACGGTCGCTGACCCTATCCCACGGCTTAACCTTATCGGTATCCATATCAGGAAGGAATGTCCAATGATGAAGCAAGGCGCTGTAATAAGGATTGTATATCTTGTGTCTGTTTCTAATAACGTACTCAAAAATATCGTATCCTACTTGCCCGGCTTCTTCAAATCCTTTTTCTGACAAGAAAGCTAATATAGGAGCCAGATTCCAGATCTGATCTTGTGAAGTGAATGGGGAGAAGCAAGGGTCTTCATCTTTTAACTCTATACCATTAGTATATCCGGAGCTTATCTTGGTAAGACCGAATTTGCTTGCGTCTTCGCTATGGATATCGTCTCTTAAGAAAAATCCTTTTTCGAATTTGAAATAAATACCTTTGTTGTTATTAAAAAATAGATCATAAGTAGTATCGGCAAGACGGGTAAGTACCAATATGGAATTACGCACATCATCTTCTGTCTTGCTGCCAAGAACCATTTCCGTGTATATAAACTGGAGATAATGAGCCAGGTTGATAGTTCCGTCGCCGACCCAGCCTGCCCCGTTCTTCACCGACGACAGTGGGATGCACGAGGCCTGCTCTGTGTAGCTGGAATCATAAACAAAATCCCGGTAAAACACCTCCTTAATCCTATTGTATTTATCCCAAAGACCTTCCATCACCTTAACCTATAACAATAACACAATCACGCTTTTCCTTATTATAAACCATCGTACCCATCTTAGTGTACAAATCTTTTATATTTTGGTAATTGGTTTCACCATGAGCCGAAACGTTAATAGTGATGCTGTCGGAGTAAACTTCCGTACCTCCTTCATTAATGAAATTAAATCCTTGTTTAACCATCTCTCCTCCAAGGTAGGCTGTAAAAGACACAACAACATTTCCTCGCCCTCTATTTCCATACCAATTACCATAGATATCAGCATTGATATTAGGTTCCGACTCGTCCATTCCAGGCGCTGATAGCAAGGTCTTCATCTTAATAAGCGCTCCTTCAAGACCAGACTGCATGTTATCACCACCATAAACAAGGTAATCACCTACCTGTTGTTGGGTAGTAGCCCACTGCTTACTCCATCCAACGTATTTATTATCTACATCTGAGATGCCTGTATTGGTGAAACCGGTTGCAGTATCAAAATCGGAACCGTCTTCCGATTCCCATCCGTACCTAAGAACAAGATAATCGAACTCAGGAATTACAACAACCTGCTCGCCGGCAGCTTGTGTGATTGTAACGTTCTTACTCTCTCCACCAGCCGTTACCTTAGCTACGCCTCTACGATCTTCAGCTACCGGATTAGGGCCGGCTGTGAAGATGATGTTTGCCGGTCCTATGCCTCTCATTTTGTCGGCGGTTACTATTTCGCTTGCTTTAACCTCTAACATATTATTTCATTTTAAATATTTCAAATACGTATATCCAGCTCAACAAAAATACTACCGGGCAGTACATTGTCTCTACCAAACTCGCCTCTCCTTTAAATTGCCTGATTGACCAAACAATCATGGATGCGATAACGCCAGACAAATATATAAATAGAACTACTTCTGTCATACCAATTTAAGCATGTTGTCAATTACAGGATATGCCTTAGAATAAATCTCAAACTCGGCACGACGCCGCCTAAGAGGTTCATACATACCTTTCAATGTCATTCCCATCATCTTAAGTTCGGTCTTAGCATTTTTCAGCTTAACCAAATCTTGCTGTGCATACAACTTGAACAAATCGGCCGCTCCTTGTGCCTCTCCATTATACATCAGTTCCTCAAAGAATCTCATCTTTACAAAATTATCCACATAATCCAATACCAGACCTTGAGGCGTGTCTGGTATAATTATATTAGATTCTCCGTCGAAAGGAAGAGACCGGTACTGCATGTAAATAGGACCATCGAAATTAGCATACAGGAATCCGTTTACGATATTTATCTCATACGGACTATCCTTTATTACCTTATTCCGGCATTTACTTAAACAAGAATCACGAAGCATAGGCTTAGCAAGACCTAACATTACCGGCCGGTCATAATAGCAACGAACTTCATGATCGCGATCATGAACATTGATATAAAATTTTTCAACTATCACTTTCTCGCATTCGTCTTTACAACATTCATCGCAAGAACACCACCTATAACTTCTTTCGGTACGTTCTTTCCAAGCTATTGTATTTTGAAGTTCTGATATCACCTTGTCACCTTCCGGCACCTCATATCCTTTAAAATCGCATTTAAAAGCCAGAATAAGATCAAAGTAATCACCAGGCATACGGGCCTGCCCTCGCTTGACATCCACTACCGCTTCTTTGCGCATAGTAATATCGCCTCCAAACTTCTTCAGGGCAATTTCTACCCATTTGTAGATGGATACCTCATCTATCAGATCACGCTTGTCAAATGATCTTAAAGACGATTTTAACTCTATGATATAATTTTCGACTGTCATCTCTTAAAAAAAATGGAGGACAGGAAACGAACCTGACCTCCACAAAGATATGAATAATATGTATAACGCCATATTTTGTGTTTTCAAAAGTTAGGATCTTCAAACTTGCCGTACTTCAAGAAAAGGCTCCTACACTTTTCCTTTATCCCCTTAAGTGTGACTTCATATCCGGCACCAGTCATGTAGATGGTTTGCTGATTAACTCTTTCCCCAGAATATTTGTCAACAAAATATGATCTGTAAACACCAAACTTATTTTTGACAATATCACTGTATAGCTCCCATCTACCCTGCCCATTTCTGAACATAAACTTGACTTCCTCAAGAAACAAACGAAGATTCTTTTCTGCGATGATGATTCCATTCTGCTCAAGCTTCTTCGCCACATCTCTGATTAGCCACATGTTTTCATGATCCACCTTCTTAAATGACTCAGAAAACTCTATATCCCCTTTCTTTTCTTCTAACGTATTTACAGCTATTTCTTTTTCCATTCTTTCTTGCTCCGCCCTTTTATGTTCAGCCAAAGCAATAGCTTCCGCTTGCTGAGCTCTACGATACTGCTTAGCCCATTCTTCGGCTGCTTCTGCCGGATCAGTAAAATTTGGAATAGAAACCAAGTTTGATGTTAAAAATTCTTTTATCTTCGAGTTACACCATAATCTAAAATCAGTATCCAACCATCTCGCAAAATCTATGGCGAGATCTTCAAACATCCATGTACCTCCTCCATTTTCAGGACTTCCAAGCATAGTTGTAACTATCTGATTCTCAGAAAGGTGGGAAAATCCCACCATTGACTTAATTAATTGATTTACAGACGGCAACCTTAGATACTCGGCAGGTTTCTTATTGAATGCTTTTGCCATCTGTGTGGCATTTAATAATATACCATAAGAAGTTTTTATAAAAGAAACATTATGGCCATTATAGCTAAAAATTTTAGATAATTTTACAGATAAATCCATTTCGTTGGATTCTGACGTCAAAATAATGTTACTATCCTTCGCATTGTTTTGAAAATTGTTTACCTTTGCCTCCATAGAGCTTTATTTGTATAAAGATATTTTGTTAGCATTATATCCGTCCGCTTGCGAAAGTAGACGGATATGCAAAAATAGTGATTATCCTATATCTACAAAGGGTGATCGCTATTTTTTTTCTACGACCTTCTATGTCCCAATTCTTTATCTTCGAAAACTCTCTTAATCTGGAAATCTTTAAACACTCTTCTTTTAGCAAGTATTTCATTGTACATAAATCGATATCTTCGTCCTTTATTCATTTTAACCCTTAACTTCTTTTTCAAGCTATCTTGTATTACAAAATGGTAATATCTTTTAGAGTCTGCGAAATCCATAGCCAGGTGGTTGTAGAGGTAGCCATTGGTGCCGAGCCTGCTCACGATGTCCAGGTCCCGCCTGACGGTAAAGCGCTGGCCCGGTATAAGCACATGGCATAAGTAGCCCACGTTATCTACGTAAACACCAGCATCAGCTTCCACATAATGCTCTGATACGGTTTTCCATATAATAGACAACAGCCTTAAAACCTCTCCTCTATCTCTTATCATGCCTTTCTTAAAACCATTCTTTCTCTTCATAAGACGATGGTAGTAGGCTGCAAAATACGGTGATTGTATTGATGTTCTTTTCATGTTACTAAGTTATATAAAAACGGGTCTTGGTTTCACAACTAAGACCCAAATAAAGATAAATAATATTTTATTATTGAACAATTTGACTTTTCTGATTGGAATCAAGATTCGGATTTTCATCAATAGGAATCTGTAGCCTGAATGCTACTTCCTTTATCGTCTCTGCCACTACATACTCAATCAGCTTAATAGGGCAAATAAATTCGTATTCCCATTCAGATTCGCACCCTTTAGGTGTAGGATCGCAAGCCATTAACTCCAGCGCCTTCTTTCTTCTTGTTGTAAAGAACTCTACGTTAATAAGCTCTATATGGAAATCCGGTATATAAATATAGTCGTTTTCTACATAATAAAAAGGACGACGTTCTTTAACGTATTTAGCATACGGTCTTTTTTGTTCATTGCGATACGACTTTATTTCAGCGAACTTAAAAAATATAGTGTTATCTACGTTAGTCACCTTAGTAATAGCCGGTCTAAGGGCAGAATAAAGAAGTCCTGGAAGCTTATGCTTTGAACGCATAAGTGTATTACACAACGCAAATTCGGCATCGCAGCAAACTATTTTATCAACTTCAATCATCTCCAGGCAAGTAACGTAAGTTAGGAGCCGGTGGTCGCCAAGTAACGTCCCATCATCCCACCTCTGGGCCGTATAAGATTCGGCTTTAGTTCTACCGATATTCAATATCCATCTCCGACTAACATGCGAATCTTTGTCAAGGGCATGAATACCGTTTACAACTCTTGATACAAATTCACCATTGGTAATCATGCTCCCCTCCTTTCTTTTGCTCTTGATTCTCTTGATTTAGCATTCAAGATCCTCATATAAATCTCTCTTTCACTCATGCTGGATATGGTTTTTATGGCCTCATCCAACATAACTTTCGTATATAAAGGTTTAGGGAATCCCTTTATCTTAACCGGATCAGGAACCAACTTAGCCTTACGATATTCATAAAATCTTTTAGAAGTTACATTAAGATAAGAAACAGCCTCTTCTCCGGTATAGTACTTAGCCGGATTAGCAAGCTGCGTCCATGTCTCAAGATCGTTGGCTGTAAGATGATCGCATTCCCCGCTTAAAAACATCTCCTTTATCTTATCGCATACCGCCGCACCGCTTTTACGCAGCGTCTCTGTCAGAATTTCTTTCATTTTCAAAACATCCTGTTTTAAACCTTAAAACAATAGAGGCAATGATTATCAGAAGAGTAACAGCCATAACAGACCACACTACGATATTGTGCTCAATAGGCATCTCAATATTAACCGTAACCCATTCTACACAGATATTAAAAATCATGCTATAGATCAATAACCTATGCCATATACAAAACCTGAACATTCTTGAAAAAGCCAAGAGAAATAGGTCCCATGATAGAGAATGACCTAATATCGGATACAGCCAATTAGTGATACTAAAAGGATAAAACTCATCAAAAATGCTGGCTAACATAATAACCTGCATCAACACAGGATAATACTTCACAAACGTCACACAGACATTCCTCTGTCCTTTGCTAATAAACTTGTTGCTCATAATATGTTGTTGTTATGTTATTAAAATGGGGAAGGCGATCAGCACCTTCCCCTGGTTTTCAATCACTTTTTAGTGCTCGTCTTCTTTCTTTTCATCTTACCGCCAACACTACCGCCTTGACGCATTTTGGGTTTGTCCTTTTTATCAACTTCCCCACCTTGACGAGCTTTCTTTTTACAAGCCAT